TAACATGAATTCCACCAGATAAATCAGTCATCCCAGTTGGACCTATAACATGAATTCCACCAGATAAATCAGTCATTCCAGTTGGACCTATAACATGAATTCCACCAGATAAATCAGTCGTCTCAACTGGAACATCAACCATAGTGTAATCATTGAATTCTCGTAAGTCATTGTAAAATGTTTCAACGTAATTAACAGCTAAAGTATCATCATCATCAACAAAAGCAACCCATTCAGTTTCTGCTATTTTTATACCTTCATTTCTTACAAGTCCAGCACTATTAAATCCTTGTCCTAATTTTTCAATTTGTATAATTTTAACTCTTGAATCATTTGTTTGAAAATTAGGAGCACAACCATCAAAAATGATGATTGCATTCCAATTTTTATTGGTTTGCTTCTCCAATGATTCTATTGTTTCTTTTAAAGTACTTCGCCCAATAGAAGGAATAATAAATGTTATTTTACTCATATTATTATAAACAATTAAAAAAAATATAATAATTAAATTTATTTCATTTTTCTTTCCGTTCGGTGTAGTTATTTTACAATTATATCAGTTTGGTCATTTTCTAAATCAAATAAATTATATATTTTTATTAATGTTTCGTAATCATCTATATAATTAGAATTTTCCATTAACCAACTATAAAAATCAGTGTTTTTATTATTCTTACATTTGTATTTTCTAAAATATTGTAATGTTTTATATAAATCATGTTTTATATATTTATTATTAACATTATAATCAGTACCAGATAATATACAAATTTCTTTCAACTCTTTTAAATTAATATTGAGTTTTTTTAATATATTTCTTGTGTCGTACAAAACAATAGTATGATCGATTAAATTCAAAGACCTCAATACTTTTTTACAACCATAAATAAACATATCCATATCATCACTTAAACATCCCCAAGCGGCGTTTGTTATATTCAATAAAGCACATAACCTATCAGCTTCACCTGTTGCTTCATAATAAGTCATACCATGATTATTAATCAATGATTTCACCTTTTCAATTTGATTTTTCGTTATATTTATACATTTTTTTTTTAATAATTCCATATTATCCATAATTAGTTGTTTCTCATTCAAATCAATAGTTAAATCAAGATTTTCTATTTTATTTTTTAATAGAATATATTCTTTTTCCGCACTAACTTTTTCTTCGCGACGTTGAATGAGGAGATCTTTTTTTTCAGGAGGTGGTTTTCCATCAAAAACGAATATTGGAATTATCTTGTAGTATGTAAATAAAGACAACAATGTATAAATATTCTCTAATAATTTATCTTCACCTGAAAATTTATATAAATAAATACTAATATCTATAACTATTTTTTTCCCTGATAATTGTGAGAACGATATAGTTCTTATACAATCTGTATTATTACATTTTTCTTTAAAATATTTATTTAAATAACGTATTCCCATAAAACAAATTTAATTTAAAATTATATTATTTTTATAATTATAAATTTTATAATTTTAAATTTCAATTTTATTATAAAATTGAAAGAATAAATTACATTATGTCATAACATATCTACAAATTAACACATACAAATGTATACTAGGAGCAAAACAAATCTTCGACTTTCGGATCCACTTTTCCCAAAAGTGGAGAATGATGTATCTTTTGATCCACTTTTACCAAAAGTGGAGAATGATGTATCTTTTGATCCACTTTTCCCAAAAGTGGACGCAAAAGTAAAACTAAATGTTTACATTGATTTCGATGAAGCTAGCGATGCGTGGAAATCAAATAAAAAATCAATCGGCAATGGTTGTTATAAATATATATGCTGTCAAATAACAAAAAAAGGTAAAAAATGTAAGAATGGAAGTTTACCTAATATAAATTATTGTATATTTCATTGTAAAAGCAAATAAAAATTAGTTATTGTCAACAATAATAGCATTATCAAAATTCAATTTATATGTAGTGTAATTGGTTACATTGGAAGTATTGTTAGTAACACTAATATTTGTTAATGAAATATTTGAATTATTATTTTTAATTTGAACAGACCCTATATATTCTGATAAAATAGTAAATGAAGTTATTTGTAAAGGTATGATTCCAGGAACTACTGTTAAGTTGATTAATCCATGTTTATGAATATAAGTTGTGCTATTATTATCATTGTTTATTACGTCTACGCAATCATATTTACCTGTATAATTAGAATTTTCACTATTTTGTGAAATTAAATTAGAGTTATAATATTCATAACCAATGATAGAAGACCCATCTGAATTTAAAATATTACGACCTATAATAGCCGCCATAGTTGTACTATTAAATTGTGTAACTGGAGGGTTATTCGAAGTAATTTTATCAAATTCATAATTATTTATAGAATAACTACTATTTAATTCTGAAAATTGATTTTTATAGCCGACACATAAGTTCAGTGATTGACTTATAATATTAGCATCATTTTGAGCTACACTATTAGCAATTTGTTGAGCAGTTTCGTTTGCAATATTTTGTGCTTGAGCTTGAGTAGAACCTGTTGCTGTAGCACTCGCAGATGATGTCACAAGTGAAGCAGGATTGGTTGATGTATAAGCACTCCCTGTTGCGTAACTTTTTGCTGAATACATTTTATATTATTATTATATTTTTTTATTACAATGTTTTATTGTTTATATTTAGTGTAATTATCAAATATATTTTACCCCAACTCACAGATGGTCATTCTTAAATTAGATAATAAAAATGTTTTGACATTCGAGTTTATTTTTTTATTATTCTTAATTTTATTGATAAAATACTGAGTATTGTCAATATTTTCAATCATACTTTTTTTCTTATAATTATTACTTATAAATTCACAAAAATTATTTTGATTATTGATAGTTTTTTTAAAAGCGATCAACGAATAATTATTATTATCACACCATGATAGAAATGATGGATAATTATTCAACAAAATTGTCTTAATAATATAATATGCTAAAACATTTGTCCTTTCTTTGTATAAATTTTCTCTCATATTTTTACTTTGAAAATCATTAGAATATAAATTTTTATACTCTAAACCCATAAAATCTAAGGTTTTTACTAATTGGAAAAAACTATAACTTCTCTCAAAATTAATCAATACTTCGAAATTTTCAAGAAATTCTTTAGAATCTTTTTGTTTATTTTGTAATAATTGAAAACTACAGAAACAACAATTTATTATTTCAGCCCAAACTTCACTATATGCTTCATATAAATTTACTAATGATTTCACTTTAAAAATTGAAAGCATCATTTTATGACAATTATGATTATTCATATCAGAAAAATCTAATCCAAAATTATGAAATGTTTCATGTATAAATACTTTAAACCACTCTTCTTTTCTAAAAATAACAATCTCCGAATCTTTTGGACAAGTGGTTGTAAAAGCTGTATTTACATGTGTTTCATCCAAAACAAAAATATTAGAAGTAGGAAATATTTTTTCCAAACTAGTAAAATAAAAATATATCACAATAGTTTCAACACATTCTTTAGATGAATATAAATTTAATATATACAACCACATAATAATATTATCGACGTATTTATTAAATGTATTAATTTTTAGTTCAACCGAATTATCTTCCACAATAAATAGTAATTTAAAATTTCTCTCGAATAAATTAAAAGTATAAGTAATTTCAGAATAACTCATTTCATCTATATATTTTCTTATTTCTTGTGGGAAATTGTTTGAATTAAATAAATTTGGTTTTGTTATTTCATAGGAAGAATTAATCTTTTTAATACTGATATTATAAATATTTTTTTTTGTTTTCATGTTATGTAAATATTGGTTAGCGTCTAAAATATCATTGTATAATTGTAATAATAATTTATTTGTTATATTGTTATTTTTAATATGCTTTATATAATTATTTTGTGAAAAAAAAGCGATTAATTGTTTACTTTTATTAGTGAGTTTCATATTATTTATGTTATTATAATATTATTATAATAAAATAAATATTTTTATATCGATAACAAATAAACAATCATAATGTTATAATTTTAAGTAAAATTTTTGACTTTATTTCTTATCATCATTAATTCATCATATACAATTGGCTGGGAACCTTTACGATTGTACATTAATTTAGCATCTTTTGTAGCTAATAATAATCTTTTTAATTCTTCGTTTTGCGTGAATTTAGCATATTGAGCATCGTATAACTCTTTTTTATTTCGTTTGTTGTAAAAATCTGGATCTATTGTAACGTTTACAGGTCGTAATAATTCACCTTTATGTTTACCACTTTTACTAGCAGCATGTTTAGCCATTTCAGGATTCTTGGATAATTCAGTTCCAGAATCCAATGAAAAACTTAAATAAAATTCTGGATTTGTATTTTTAAATTTTGATCCTTGATAATAATGTTCTACGCTATTCCATTTATGATTATCCAATGTGAAAGGTTCTGTCCATGAATTGTCTAATTTTTTTCTCCATTCAGGAATGTTCGCTAATTCAGCAAATTCTTTTAACCGGTCATTTGGTATTTTTTCACCTGCTCCTTTACCTGGTAATGGTTTATTGAAGGAATTTAAATAAAATGAAAATATAGTATTATCATCATATAACCCTCTAAGCTTAGCTTCCGATAATTCATCATAATTAGAATCGTTATTAGTGTGGGGTAAACCTGTTTTTTCTATATGTAATCTTGATTTGAAAGTTTGAAAATCAGGTATTATAGCAAAAGGTCCAGCATTTTTTTCCAAACATTTATCAACTACTTTTTTTTTAATATCATATGGAATTTCATTAAACTTAAAAATGAGTTTTTTCTTATAACCTATTAATTTATAATGTGACCCATTGTAATCAACAATAATATAAAATTCAGGATTAAAAACCCCTTTGTTTACTAAATAATCATCATTTAATTGACCACATAATAAGACATTTTTGTGATCGCCTGATTTAAAAGCTTCACTAGATAATATTATGAATTTTATATTTAATATTCTCTCCAATGTAGAAATAGACCACGTTTCTGCCCAAAATTGACAAGTACGGATTTTTTTTTTAAATTTCTCTAGAGTGTCGATTCCTTTCATAAATTTAAATTCATTTAAAATTTGAGTGGTAATTTTTTTTTCACCTATCCTTTTATCATGTTCTGCTTTAACCTTTTTAGCTTGTTCAGATATATATTTTTTCTGGTCTCGATCCAATATATTTGCGAATTGACCTTTTAATTTTGTATATTCAATTTCTAATTCTTTAATTTTATTAGTTTCTTCTATTAGTGTTTGATTATACATATCATAATGTTCCTTGTAATTCATAAAAATTTTATCATCAGCTTGTTCTGATAATTTATTGCGCAATTTATTAGTAGATGTTTGTTGTGCTATACTAGAAAACGCATCTCTTATTGTGGCAAATAAACAATCACCTCCACCTTCATTGTCAGTTATCGAATAATAATTATTTTCCATATATTTTTGTACCCAATTATCTGAATTACTATCTTTGTATTTTTCTTTAATGTCCTTGGCTTTTTTTGATGTTTCTTCTTCTAATAAAGGTGGAATAGGAACTCCTTTTGTCACTATAAAAATATCTTCTCTTTCTTTTGGGATTTCATATTTTTCTATATACAATTGTTTATTCTCATTTACATCATTATCGTAATCTTCATCATCGTCATTATCATCATCATGCTGATAAACTTCACCATCTTCTAGATCACTTGAAACTTTTTTCAAAGGTACTTCTGGTTTCATTCTTAAGTTTTCTAAAAAATCTTTTGTAACGAAATTATATATCAATGGACTATCTAATTTTTCTACATCTAAATTATCATGGTCATCTAAATAATTTAAATTATTACTTGCTTCAATTTCATATACCCCTATTTGTATAACTTTATTATTCGTCTTTACTAAATAAATAGGGAAGAAAAGAATATTTTTATCTTCAAAAGTGTTTTTACTATTTCCAATAGCTATAATAATTTCAATATCTTTGATTTCTATTTGATAAAGTGAATCGACCTCCTTTTTTATATCTCCATTATCAACACTTTTTAATTCTGGATAACTTACATCACTATTTATTCTTGATAGAACCATATTATAATAATATAAATAATATAAATAAATTTATTTATATTATTTTTCACTGTTTTACCATAATAAAAACTTTTTCATAAATTTATCATTTTTTAACTCATTCATGTAAAACCATAATTGTTCTCTTTTATAAACTATTATTGTATTATTTACATTTTCTTCAAAATCAATTAAAAAAGAGATAATATCTTCCTTTTTTAGTTTATTTGCTTTAATATCTTTTGAAATCCCATAATAATCACAAATTCTTAATAATTGCTTTATTGTATAATTTATTTCATAATCAATCGTTTTTGCTACATTTTTTGATTTAGAATTTAAACAACCATTTAGTAGATATTCTTCGTGATTTCGATACATTAAATAATCATTGACATATGAACATTCTTCTAATTCTTTCATCAAAATTTCTAATTCAGTATTCACATTTTCTTCGTTGTTTGAATTTTCATCAATAACTATATTTATGTTATTGTTATTATTAGTCATAACAATTATAAATAAATTCTATCTAAATAATAAAAAAAGAATTATTATAATTTATTTATTTTTTGACGAATAATTACATTTCAATTAAATCCATAAACTTAAAAATAGATTTTGTTGTTAAACTCAAATGATTTTTTGTTTTACTATGTGCTAATTTTTTAATTATCTCAGTAATTGTCATATTATCTATTAATTCATAATTAATTTCATCATTATTATTTTGTAATTTATTGTCACTTTTAAATAAATTTTTATTATAAAGAAGCGCAACGTTTTCAGTTAGTTCATCCACTTCATTTTTTTTACCCGATTCATTAATAAATAAATAAATTTGATTCATTAAATTCCTAATAATATTTACAATTTTAATTTCTGTTATTACATTGTTATTCATTAAGTTTATGAAAAATGTTGATAATGCTTTACGTTTTTCATTATCTTTGTTAATTTTACAAAATTTATCGTAATCTACATTCGGTTCTACGTATTCAATAACATCAAATAAACTCAAGAATTGATTGAAGTTATTTTCAAAAACATTCATCATAATATCATATTTTTTTATTAATTCTGTATATAAATCAGCATAAATTTTTGAATAAAAACGATTTGTTGATGCTATTTCAAAAATGATTGTAACTATTTTTAAGATTTCGTCATTATCAGTTGTTTCATTAAATATATTATCAATATTTTCAATTATTTTATCTTTAATATCATTATAATTCTTATCTGATAATTTGTTCATATTAGAACGTAGTAAATCAATTTTACTTTCAATACCCTTTTTCTCTTCGATTTTCGTGGTATGAAATGTTCTTATTGTTTCCCAATCGTCATCATTCACTATTTCGGCGCCTCTATTTCCACGACGTCTTCTATTAGAACCTGTATTTTTTTTATCCATATCGTTTATCGTATTATCTATTTTCATAGGATTTTCTCTTTTTTGAAATACAGGTGTTTTTACATAATTAGGTGATCCTACTTCAAGAGCTATTTCTGAAATTATTTTTAAAGTATCTTCCGGGAAATTAAACTTAAAACCATTGAAAGTAATATTATTAAAATCTTCTAAAGTATATTTCATTAAATTTGTCGTCATAATATTATTATAATTAATTATATCTCTTTGTTTTATACATTTATATCATTTTTTTTAATAATTCTATAATTAAAAAGATGTAAAATTTACTTAAATAGATCATTACTAATTCTAATTATAAATGTTTACTGATAAAATGAATAACAATGAGGATATGGACAACGAAGAAATATATGATTCTTCGAATGAAATACATAGTTGGGATGATTTGGATATTGATCCCAATATATTAAGAGGTATTTATAGTTATGGGTTTGAGAGACCAAGTCCAATTCAAAAAAAAGCTATAAAACCAATTATGTCAGGAAGAGATATAATAGCTCAAGCCCAATCAGGAACAGGTAAAACTGCCGCATTTTCGATTGGTGCTTTATCAATTGTAAAATTACAAGATAATTTTACACAAGTTTTAATTTTATCTCCAACAAGAGAGCTGACAATTCAAACATCCAATGTTGTAAAAAACTTAGGTAGTATGATGAATGGTTTAAAAGTTCAAACTGTATATGGAGGTTCACCTTATGAAGAGACCAACAATTTTAGTGATAAAAACACACCGCATGTTATTTGTGGTTGCGCTGGTAGAGTGTATGATTTAATGAGGAGAGATAGAATTACTTCTAGTAAAATTAAATTAATAATTTTAGATGAAGCAGATGAAATGTTGTCAAATGGTTTCAAAGATCAAGTATATAACATTTTTTAATATTTTAATAATGATATTCAAGTAGCTTTATTCAGTGCTACACTATCAAGTAGTATTTATCCAATAATAAATAAAATAATGCGTAATCCTATAAAAATTTGTGTAAAAGCAGAACAATTAACATTAGAAGGAATTACACAGTTTTATGTCGCAGTTGATGACGATAGGCAAAAATACGCTACTTTGAAACATATTTATCAATACGCTTCTGTTTCACAATGTATTATTTATTGTAATAGCATAAAACGAGTAACAGATCTTTATGAAGCTATGAAGGATGATGCTTTTCCTGTGTGCTGTATCCATAGTAATATGGATAAAAACGAAAGAGAAAATTCGTTTAAAGAATTTAAAAATGGAAAATCACGTGTTTTAATTTCATCTAATGTAACAGCTAGAGGCATAGATATTCAACAAGTAAGCATTGTAATTAATTTTGATTTACCAAAAGACATACATACTTATCTTCATAGAATAGGTCGTAGTGGTAGATGGGGTAGAAAAGGTGTTGGTATCAATTTTATTACTAGAAGAGATGTTGTTAAACTGAAAGAGGTTGAAAGTTATTACGCTTGTGAAATAAAAGAAATGCCAGTTAATTTGGACTTTTTAGAGTCATATTAGAGACGGTTTGTTTATTTTTGTATATGATAAAATATAATGAATTATAGGCTTAGTATAAGGTAAAATGTATTTTTTTCTTATATATTCAGTATAATTATTTATAAATTCAATAAATGAAATAATAATTATATATATCCCGCTAGAATAACATACTTTTCTGTCTAATTCCGTAAAGCGAATATGTTTTTGTCTATAATTATTGAAACGATAAATTAGAAACAATGCTAAAATTATTTTAATAATAAAAGTAAATTCAATCATTATAATTGGTTCTGATTGGAAAAAACCAATAATAAATAATATAATTGTTAATTTAGTAATCATGTTGAAATAATACAAAAAATTCAATTCAAAATTATATACATCTTTATTGTCCACCAAAATATCACTCATAATTTATATACATACTTGCTAAAAAAATTACAAAAATTACAAAAATCATTCGTTAAATAAATTTATTATATTTCTATTAAAAATATAATAAAATATTCTGTTATGAGTAAAATAAATGAAATTAATGAACATTTTAAAATGCCAATATTTTATAATAGCCAAAAGGTTTTACTTAAAGAAAATATAATTTCTGATTTAGAACTGATTTCTACAGTAGATTCATCAAACATTTCTATTTATAATTATTGCTTTACTCCTTCCACGGAGGTCGATATTTCAAATAATAAACACGAAATTTTACAAGATATATTCAAACAAATATCAAAATATTATACTACAGACGTGGAATTTTTGAAAGACAATCAAACTATTTTAAAAACATATTGCCATTCAAAAGAAACTAATAATACTGATTATAACTATGACAAAATTATTAAAATATGGAATGAAATAAAAACTGATAATGGGTTTAAAGAACGTTATTATTATATAGATTGGCCTATGTGGGAATTTTTAAATAAATCCCAGCACTTTTTACAATTTATGAGTATTTATAATTTAGCGTCTCCAGTAATTTCTTTATTTGTTCCGATCATAATTCTTATCATACCCTTTTTTGTTATTCGTTTAAAAGGACTTCACTTAACTATGAATGAGTATATCGAAATACTTAAATTAGTTGTCTCCAATCATTCTCTTGGTAGATTATTTACTCAATTTCATTCCGTATCATTTCAAGAAAAAATTTATCTTATTTTATCTGCTGCTTTTTATTTGTTTTCTATTTATCAAAATATTCTTATTTGTATGCGTTTTCATCAAAATATGGTTAAAATACATAATTATTTTATTGAAATAAAAAAATATTTACAGCATAGTATTGGTACAATGGAAAATTATCTTAGTTTTTCAAATATATTGAGAAGTCATGATGAATTTAATTCATGTTTATTACAAAACATTGATGTATTAAAAGAGATTCAAATGAAAATGGAGAGAATAAGTGATTTAAAATATAATTTTAATAAATTGTCGGAAATTGGTGGGGTATTAAAGCTATTTTATGAAATTTATGATAATCCTCATTATAATCATTCAATTATCTATTCTTTTGGATTTAAAGGATATATTGAATGTATTGTTGGATTGCAACAACATATTAAAGAAAACAAAATAAATTATGCTGAATTTACAAAAGAAATAAAACGTAATGTATTCAAAAAAAATTATTATGCTTGTTTAAAAGATACAAAACATGTTAAAAACAATGTTAAATTAAATAAAAATTTGATTATTTCAGGCCCTAACGCGTCTGGTAAAACAACAGTCATTAAATCATTATTGATTAATATTATAGTAACGCAACAATTTGGTTGCGGATTTTATGAATCTGCTGTAATAAAGCCTTATGATCATATTCACTGTTATATTAATATTCCTGATACATCGGGAAGAGATAGTTTATTTCAAGCAGAAGCACGTAGATGTAAGGAAATAATCGATATTATTCAAAAAGATTCAAATAGTACTCATTTTTGTGCTTTTGATGAGTTATATTCAGGAACAAATCCGGATGAAGCAAGTGTCAGTGCGGTAGCTTTTATGGAATATATTATTAAAAATCAAAATGTTAACACTATTTTAACTACTCATTTTATAAAAGTATGTAAAAAATTAAAGAAAAATAAATTAATTGAAAATTACTGTATGGATACAGTAAAGAAAAAAGATAGATTGGAATATTTATACCAATTAAGAAAAGGAATTTCAAGTGTAAAAGGAGGTATTAATGTACTTTATGATATGAATTATCCTAGTGAAATTATAGAAAATACTGTGAAATCTTTTTAGAAGATAATTCGTTAATTATATAATTTATTAATGTTATTATTCTATAATAATGTCAACTATATTAAGCATTTTTAATCCAACTTTTTTTATGTTTTTAGCATTTGTTGTTATTATTGTCGCATTATTAATATTTTATTATGAAAACAAAATGAGAGAACAAAATCATAAAATATCATCGATGTTAAGTTTGGTTTCTTCTTTAGCTGAAGAAATTAATATTGTTAAAATCCATTTGAATCATATTAACGTGATAAATGGAGGTGGTTTCAATGGGCCTCAAATAAATGAAGATCCAATTTTCATGAGAGATAATCAAAATAATATACCTTTTTCAGAAAATAATATTTTAGGAGAAAATTTAATTGAAGTTTCTGATGATGACGAAGATGACGTAGATGATGATAATGTTGAAGATGATGATGATGACAGCGGTCATGATGATGATGATGATGACACTGGTGATGATCATGACAATGAAGATATTTTTGATAATGATATTAAAATTTTAAAATTAAATAATATCAATTTTGAAGATATGACTAATTTAAATGATAATGAAATGGAAGATTTTTATGATGATAATGATAATGATGATGATAATGATGATAATGATGATGATGATGATGATGATGACGAAATTATTGAAATTGATGATAATGCTTATGATAATGATGATGAATATATTGACAAACATCTTGATGTTGACATCGATAATAATGAAGTTAATAATGAACTATATTCAACATCACAAGATGAGAATATAGATGTAACCAAAAATATAAATTTATCTCATAATTTAGAAGGAACTAAAAGTGTAGAAGTAATAGATTATAAAAAATTATCAATGAATCAATTGAGATCTATTGTTTTAGACAAAGGTCTTGTAAGTGATTCCTCTAAAATGAAAAAGAATGAATTATTAAAATTGTTACAGGTTGAGTAATTCGAACTTTATTTATAATTTATTTATAATTTATATATATAAATAAATAAATGTCTTGGGGAGTTTGCTATTCAGGATCAAATAATATTCATTTTAATTTTCCTCCAATAATGGCTGATGGTCGCAATTATGCTTCTTGGCAACCAGATGCTGTTATTAATCAACGTATACAAAACGAAGAAAATATACATTCGAATTGGTCATATCGTCAATATTTACAAAAACATGGTTTACAAATTATGAATTATAATTCTATGGAAGCATGTTATGATTTAGGATTAGACCCACATACTAAAACAAATACAACTCCGTCGAGTAACGTTCCATATACTTTTAAAAATATTTATGACAGAAACACACCTGGATATGGCTATAGCAACAGTGATTTAAAAAATCCTTATTTATCTAGAGAACAACTAAATTCTAGACTTGTAGCACCAGTAATAAATCCTGGTAATTATAATAGTCAAAACTAACTATTGAAATAATCAATCAAATAATCAAATACATAAAGAAAAATTATTCTTTATGTATAATGTATATGCGTATTCTTTCTATAGACGTCGGTATAAAAAATCTAGCATTTTGTCTTTTTGAAAAAAATTCAGAAGCTTCTCATTTTAGCATAGAAAAATGGGATGTCGTCAATTTATCTCAAGAAGATGAAATCGCAAAATGCTACTTCGTGGAAAAAAATAATAATATTTGTAATAAACCAGCTAAGTACACAGCAAATGACAAATGTTTTTGTTTGAAGCATTCCAAGAAACAAGATTTTCAATTGCCAACGCGAGAACTGAAAGCAAGTTTTATTAATAAACAGAAAATTCAAAAATTAATTGATATATTAGATAAATATGGTATTCATTATGAAAAACCTTGTAAAAAAAATGACCTAATATTTAAAATAAATGAATATGTTTCGAAAAAATGTTTTAAAGAAATTGAAATCACAAATGCGTCTCAGATTGATTTGATTACTATTGGTAAAAATATTAAAAATAAATTTAATAAGATTTTCCCTATGGAAGAAAAAATAGATTATGTATTAATTGAAAATCAGATTAGTCCTATAGCAAATCGTATGAAAACGATCCAGGGAATGATTGCACAATATTTTATTATGAACAATACACAACACATTGAATTTATTTCATCTATTAATAAATTGAAATGTCTAAATAATAAACAAGACGAAAATACAAAATCAAATGAATCAAATGATTCAAATGATTCAACTGATTATAAGTCAAGGAAAAAACAAGGAATACAAAAATGTTTAGAAATTTTAACATCAGATTTCCGTTTTAATAATCAAATTGAATATTTTAATATTCATAAGAAAAAAGACGATTTGTCTGATTCTTTTTTACAAGGGTTATGGTTTATTGGTAAACAAAATTTGTAAACGGATGATTATTTAGCTAATTTATATTTGTTATGTAAGTAAAGAATACTATTGATCAATTTTTCAGTATATTTTTCATATTTTTTGAAATGTAAATCATATTCTTTGAATTTTTTACACTCTTTATCTCGTAATTCTTCTCCCTCTATCAATATTTCTTTGATCGAAAATCGAATGAGTTTTGTTATTTCCCATGCACAGACATCAATAGTTAAGTTTTTATAACCATCATAACGTTCTACTAATGTTTTATACAAAGACAGGTTTACTTTGTAGTTGTTAAACAATGTATTGTTGAAAATTTTATTATAATATTTAGCAGGTGACCCAGATTTTATAAATTTAACTAAAACATCTCGGGGTAACCTTAGTAATAATTTGTAAATAGGATAAACTTCATAATTATTTGACGACAGTCTCTCAATATGTCCTACATATTTTTTGCATAAATACCTAATTTTTGTGAGATTATTGTCTATTTTTACTTTTTCGTCAAGAAAATCGAAACAATAACGTATGATATCATCTGGAAGCCTTTTTAATAATTTTAGCGCACGTTTCTCTTGTTTTAGTTCTTTTTTTTCAGTTTCATCTCGTTTTTTTATTTCTTGAATAAGATCTTTTTGATATTTTGAAAACCAATGTTGTTTTTTTATTGTTCCAGTTGATGACATTGCTATTTTACACGTAGTTTGTTAATACAAATACTTACTTCATTTTTATAGATTTTAATTTCAATTTTTTGTAAAATGATAAATAAAATATATTGTTATTCGTATTACTTAAAAATAAATGTTCTTATTTAATCAATAATGAACGATATGATTGAAATTTCCGAGTTGGATTTTAATTTAAATGATGATGATAATTTTAGACCATCATCAAAATCAAATTATTCGAATAATGGTGGTAATTTTGGAGGTGGTTTAGAATTATTAATGAATGACAAAATAAAAGATTCTAAGCCGTCAAGTGATATTGATTTAGATGATTTGAATAATCTAGAAAATGAATTGAATGAATTAGCAAACAATGATTCAGTTGATAAGTTTAGCGCTAAATCAGATTTATTTAATAACAATCATGATATTGACTTTGATAATCAAAAACATAATGTTAGATTTAATGATGAACCTAGTATAGGTATTGGAGCATCTAGTATTAATACACCGTCATCATTTGAGAATTTAGATTCTAATGACAATAAGACGTGGGACGGATATGGAAAATTTAACAATATTCCAATGAATCCAGATAAATATGCTTCATCAGGTCCTCAGCTTACAAGAGAAGAATTATTAAGAGAAAAATTCAAATATTTAAGAAAGTTGGAAGCTTTAGAAAAAAAAGGAGTAGAATTATCTAAAAAATATAACATGGACTCGTCATTGAGTGAAATGATGGGAGAATATGAAACTATCGTTGAAGAAAAAAATAAACAGAACTCAGTTAAATTTCAAGGAAACATGTTGATGGCAGCTATTAATGGTATTGAATTTTTAAATAATCGTTTTGACCCTTTTGACATAAAATTAGATGGTTGGAGTGAACAAGTCAATGAAAATATTGGAGATTATGATGATATTTTTTCTGAATTATATGAAAAGTATAAATCAAGAGCATCTATGGCACCTGAACTAAAATTATTATTTCAATTAGGTGGTAGTGCTATGATGGTTCACTTAACAAATACCATGTTTAAAAGTGCAATGCCAGGTATGGATGACATTTTAAGACAGAATCCAGATTTAATGCGTCAATTTCAAAATGCTGCGGTAAATTCTATGGCGCAAACCAATCCAGGGTTTTCTGGTTTTATGTCAGGAGTAATGAATCCTGATGGAAATGGACCACCTCCGCCAATGGCTACTCAAGGTGCGAATGCTATGCCTCCTCCGATGAACAGACCAGGAAATAATAATTATGCGACGCAACAAAATATGAATATGGGGCGCAGTAATTTTGTAGACGATGGAATTAATATGAGAGAAAATATACAAGGATCGGATTTTGTACTTCGTGAGAAAACCAAAAGACAAGCTAGACCGGAAATGAATGGACCAAGTGATTTATCTGATATTTTATCTGGCTTAAAAACAAAAACAATCAATATTCAAGAAACTAATCAGCAACAAAATAACAATGCTAATGGAAATAGTACAATTAGCATTGAAGATTTGAAAGAGCTACAAGGACAAACAGACGGTAATATGCCAAAACGCAGTAAGCGACGTCAAAAATCCTCTAGTAATACTATTAGTTTGGACATCTAATAATGTGTAAATAGATAAATATGTATAGAATATATTTTCGAAATAAATAATAAAAATAGTTTATTATTTATTATAAAATATTATAAAAAATGAGTTTTATCTTTTCTAATTTACCAGATGATATAAAAAATCATATATTATCGTTTGATAAACATTTCAAAATAAGAAGAGGTCAACTAGTTTCAGTAATATCAAAAGATGATTTTAGATATAACATATTATATTATAGTATCAATCATCTTATAAATTCACACCAAAAAAATGAACATCAAATTAATTTTAGGTACAATTTACATAATTTATATAATATAGATAGAGGTGAAGAAGTACAAAATGATATGATCATTGTGTTAATGAATTTGTCGTCTTTAGTTATTAAATATGATATTTTTATTGGTCGTTTTATACCAAAGACCAATAATATGAATAATATGAATAATATGAACAAACTTCATTCAATAGAAGATTGTCAATGGAATTTCTTTAACTATTATTATGATCGTTTTTAGTATAATTTAATTTTTTGTTTTTTGATTTGTATTTTTGTAGACTGCGTCATATACATCATTATAATTTATATTATTATCGCTAAAATTTTTATAACCTTTATTGAAAAAAACGGGGTATACATAATTTGTGGTGGTATTAGGATTTGTATTATTACCATAGTATTTTTCGAAACTATATGTATCAAATACCGTAGTAAAATTTTCAAGTATATTATTTGCGTTTTCACTAGAAATATAGTATATTACAGCATAACACAATAAAAATAAGACAAAACATATTATCAATTTTTTGTAATAATTCATAATATATATAAATATTTTTATTCTTATAGTAAATAATCTGTAACAACAATATTATCAAGAGAAGTTTCTGGATTGGTTTCATTATTATTATCATATACATAAACTGGGTATGCGTATGGGTATGTGTATGGATAATAATCCCCATCATACCCACCATAACCACCATAATACCTTCCTAAACCATAGCCTAACCCAGCTGCTCCCAAACCTCTTCCCCATCCTCCCCATCCTCGACCTCCTAAACCTCTTCCAATATGTCCGCCACTTATACGACCACCGCCACCAAAATGACCGCCACCGCCACCAAAATGACCGCCACCGCCACCAAAATGACCACCTCCAATATGACCGCCTCCAATGTGACCACCTCCACCACCAAAATGACCGCCTCCTCCTCGGCCACCCCCACCTCGACCACCACCACCTCCACCTCGTGCTCCTTCAATAACATGTTTATTCGAAAAAGATGGAGCAATAATATAAGCAATTATAAAAATTACTACTAAAACTGCTCCACCACAAAAAAATAAATTATCGAAATGTTTCATAATATTATATACAGATAAATTAATTATTTTTCAGCACTAAATTACATAGAAATAATCTTTCTTTTTATACTATAGTATTCAAATGTTATATAGACTTATTCCTTTACGCACATTAAGAAGAATTAGATAATACTATTTTTAGTTTCATTTGAAATAGTTGAATTGAATTTGTAATAATAATAAATTTTGAGAATCAACGTCAACAAATTCAATGATGTATTGACAGAATAATTCACAAGTATGAATGTATCCGAATTATTAATACCGCTATAAAGTGATCCAAGTATTCCACCAAATAACCATATTGTAGATGAATATTTCGTAGAATCGATATTTTTAATTTGAAATATTGTTACGTAAATTTCAGGTAAATATCCAATAAAAACCAGCGTCGACGAAATAATAGATAAATAAATAAAATTCATCTTTATTTATTTATTTTAATTTTTTTATCTTTATCTTTTTATTGTACTACATTTTATTTCTCACTACAATATAAATGGGGGACTTGTCTTTTGAAAATATTAAAAATGGAAACTGGTATGTTATTCCAGGGGATTATTTAAATAAACCAGCAAGAATATACAAAACTATTTATCATGGCGATTGTTACATCAAAGTTATAGCACCCAGTGATCAACAAGACATAGTAAAAGTTCCGTGTAACGAAAATATTTTTGAGGAGCCTAAAGAAACGGATGAATATATGGATGATCAAGAAGATGACTTTGATGACGAAGATTATTTAGAAATAAAAGAACTAAATCAATATGTCAACTTTGTTTCATATGATCCAAATGAGCCTTTGGATTTAGATGATGATGAAAGGTTGGAACTATATAATATATTTATTAAAATTGAAAAAAGTCTTCAAAAAGGAGGAATGCGAAAAAAGAAGAGAAAGACAAACAGAAAAAGAAAAATAAATAAAAGAAAAAAAACTAAAACTAAAAAAAGAAAACCCAATAAAAAGAAAAACAAGTATTACTAAGTTTGGTGTTGAAAAATAAAATTTTTATTATAGCCAAACCATAAAAAAGGGTGTAAACCCTTTTTTATTTAATTAAATTATTTAATTTACATTATTCAAAATACGTAAAAGTATTTTTATAATTTTTATTAACCAAAAATATTTTCATCTTCTATTTTTACATATTCGGTAGCGATTTTATCGCTTTGAGCATGAGTTACAATAATATATATATTTTTATCATTTGATTTATATAGGTAAAAACAAGTATAACCACCACTATTTGACCCGAAAATTTCATAATTCGGTTCTGGGTCATCTTTCATTGTGTTATATAGTTTTTTTCCTTCATATAAATGTATACCTGATATTTTAAAATCATCTATGTTCTCACTTGGGATGTTTGTGCGATAAATTCGTCTAATTGTTTGAATGTTTTATTTAATGGGTATGTTTTTAGATTACTCAGCACGCTACTATTATGTTCAGAGTAGATTTGCGCGAGTTTTGTATGTAGTTCACTACAATCTACTTTTTTCAAATAATTAAATTTATCATCACAAACAATAATATTACTTCGTCGGCAATAATAGTCATCAAAAATATCCAGATAATAATCAGCATCAGCATCGTAATCATCAAAATCGCATTCTTTGTTACGTTTTTCCTGTTCTCTCTGTCTTCTTCTTCTTTCTCTCTGTCTTCTTCGTCTTCCTTCTCTTGCTTTCTCAGAGAGTTGTTTTACTGGTTGTGTTGTCTTGTTAGTATTCATTTTGTTGTTGTATAATTATCAATTATAATTATACAAAAAAGTATTTCAATTTTTTTATGCGTCATTCCTATAATAAAAATAGAAAAACTAACTCAAATTTTGTCCCATTTTAAATCTTTAAGGGTGTAAATGATGATGAAAAGTTGGAACCATATAATATATTTATTAAAATTGAAAAAAGTCTTCAAAAAGGAGCAATGCGAAAAAAGGGAAGAAAAACTACCAGAAAAAGGAAAACCAACACCAAGAAAACCAAGAAGACCAAGATTTTCAAAAAGAAAATCAAACATTATTAAATTTATATCACTTATAGTTTGAAGTAGACTACGCCATTATATTGATACAATTTCAAATGTCTACTTTATCAAAGTTATCAATTCTTTATATTTTTCATTAATCAACGATTCCAAAGCGTCCGCTTTTAACAATTTGTCCCTTTTTAATATTTCAGAAGTTTCGGAAATCAAATCTTTGGCTGTCATTATTATCATTTGAGCGCAATTATACGCATTGTTAATTAATTCAATCACATCATTATCTATTAACTCTTTGTATTTTTCACTATTGCTAGGATAAATAACATTGCTTCCCATACCATAATACAATACCATTTTTTCAGCCAACTTCAATGCTTCCTCGAAATCATTCAAAGCACCCGTTGTAACGGATACATTGTAAAACACTTCTTCCGCTATTCTACCAGATAATAAAATCATTAAATGTTCAAATAATGATTCTCTCACGTAAATGTTGCTTGTTGAAGATTCAAACACTGTATAACCAGGACTCTTTGGTGAAGACAAATTAATTACCACTTTAGACATCTTAGAATGATGTTTTGAGAAGAAACCTACGACAGCGTGACCCATTTCGTGAATAGCAATGTGGTCTATAATATCCGATGTAAATTGATGTTCATTGGGTTGCCAGCCAACCATCATTTTGTTCATAATAATATCGAAATCATTAAAATTGAATTCAGTTCTGTTATATCTTAACGCATTCAACATAGCTTCGTTCAATAAATTCTCAATTTGTGCTCCAGATAATCCATCTGTAATTTCTATTAAATTAGGTAGATCGATACTATTATCACATGGTTTACCTTGTATATGAATATTTATAATCGCATCACGTGTTTTCTTATCAGGTAATCCTATAAATATTTTTTTATCGATTCTACCTGGACGAGTAAGCGCATTATCCAATAAATCAAAACGATTTGTCGCAGCAACCATAAATATTCCAGTTGTATTTTTAAAACCGTCCAATTCAACTAAAAGAGCGTTCAGTGTGTTGTCTCTCTCATTGGAAGAACTTTCTCCGTCACTTGAACGTTTTCTACCTACAGCATCAATTTCATCTATAAAAATAATACAAGGGACATTTTCACGAGCCAATCTAAATAATTCTTTTATTCTAGTTGGACCTACACCAACATATTTTTCTTGAAAATCTGAACCAGAAACAGGAATAAAACTACATTTTGCTTCACCCGCTAAAGCTTTCGCTATTAAAGTTTTGCCGGTTCCAGGAGGTCCTTCTAATATTAATCCCTTGGGCACGCGAACATTATATTTTTGATATTTTGGATAATTCTTTAAAATATCTACACATTGTTTTAATTCATCTTTTACATTTTCATAACCACCAACATGAGAGAAATTAGTATTGGGTTTTTTTAATACTTCAAAATTTTTTGTTTTTGTATAACTGCTACTAGAACTGCTAGAACCTCTAGAATATGAATTATCATTGTCATCTTTATTAAATTCATTCATATCTGAAGTCTCTTCATCAATAGGATTAAAATGAATTCCTAAACCGCTTAAAAAATTTTGTGGTTTTTGAATGATTATCCTTACACGAGGTAAATCGGTTTTATTATTATGTAATTCTTGTATATCATTACCTAAAATACTCTCATTTTGTTCAGTAATATTTTTCGAATTTAATTTTTTTAACAACGATTCATAGTAATTTGAATCTGTATTATAACTTTCTAAATCTTCGATATAATTATGAAAAGTTTTGTTATTACCACTATTGGTTTGTAATCTTTTCAATAATTCTTCTGTATATTTTTGCGAGAAATGATACGATCTTCTATGGGAATTTAATTGTAAATTCATTCTTGTATTTACATTCTTAAGATTTGAAGATAATGAAAATGAATTTACGCATTTCATACACAAAAACCAATTCAACGCTAGAGAGAAAAGATTCACCATTTTATATTTATAAATATTTATTTTTAAATTATTATTTAGATATAAAGTAAAACAACAATAATAATTATGAAAAAAGAAGGTACATCTTGTCCAAAAATAGGAATCAAAATTCATGAAACTGATAATGATTATAAGAGCGATCCATTTGAATCATGTGTTTATTCTGGTAATCCAATAAACCAAAATAATCAAAATAATGTTAATCAACTTTTAAACACAGGTAATTTTGATTTAAATATTGATAATTACTCGATGAAAGATATTTTTCATTTATTCAATATTAATAATGAAACATTGAATGAAGAATTAATGAGAAATGCTAAAAAATTTGTACTTAAAACTCACCCGGATAAATCGGGGTTAGAATCCTCCTATTTTCTATTTTATTCTTCTGCTTATAAAAAATTATATTCTATTTATGAATTTCAAAATAAATCATTGAATAAAAAAGAACAACAAGAAGAATTTTCAAATGAAACAAATAATCAAATTCTAGAAAATTTATTCAATAAAAATGAATCATTGAAAGAAGCGAGTAATTTTAATAGTTGGTTTAATAAACAATTTGATAAATTTAAAAACGATGAAGATGATATTGACACAAATAATAAAGGTTATGGGGATTGGTTAAAATCAAATGAAGATATTGTTGATATGAAAAATATTTCAAAATCAAATATGATGACAGAATTCGAAAAACATAAAAAACAAATACAAACCATAACTAAATATGAAGGTGTAAATGACATGTTTTCATCCACTTTTGGCGCAACCATATTAGGTGAACAAAACAATTTTACTTCAGGTGGATTATTTAATGAAGATTTAGGATTTACTGATTTACGACAAGCATATCAAGAATCGGTTATACCAATTACGGAAGATGATTACAATAATATACCAAAATATAAAAACATAAATGAATATAAAACAGCGAGAGATAATGTCAATGTTGCACCGCAATCAAAAGAAGAAGCTATGAAAAAATTATTTCAACAACAGAAAAAAAAAGAAGATGAAAGTATAGCTTTAGCTTTTCAATTGGCTAAGCAAAATGAGAAGGCTCAACAAAAACAAAAATCATTTTGGGGTGAATTAAAACAGATCACTGGGTTCTAAAATTATTTATTTTTATTATATAACTATATTAAACATAAATGAATAATAATAAAAAATTCGAAAATGGACTCTTTATATTTCGCAGAGATTTACGCATAATAGATAATAACGGTTTAAATTTATTAAATGATAATTGTAAAAATATATTTACCATTTTTATTTTTACACCTGAACAAGTAACTTCTTCTAATAAATATAAATCTGATAATGCTATTCAATTTATGATAGAATCATTAGTTGATTTATCGAGAGAAATAAGAAAATATGGAGGTAAATTACATACATTTTATGGAAATAATGAAGTGGTGATTCGACAATTTATTAAAAAATTCAATATTAATATTGTATGTTTTAATTTAGATTATTCACCATATGCTATAAAAAGAGACCATAAAATAATAGAACTGTGTAATAAATTAGATGTTCCTATTTTATACGATAATGATTATTATTTACATGAACCCGGATCTATTTTAACTGGATCAAATACACCATACCAAAAATTTACCCCTTATTATGAAGTAGCAATGAAGAAACTAGTATCATCGCCTAAAATATTCAAAAAAGTACATTTTAATGATACTTCACATGTTATTGAAGGTATTATCACGTTAGAACAAGCTATAAAAAAATTTACAACCATAAATGAGAATATTTTAGTTCATGGTGGACGAGAAAATGCTATAAATCATGTTAAAAACGCAATTAAAACACAAAAACATTATTCTACTACACATAATGAATTATCAAAAAATACAACTTTATTAAGTGCTTATATTAAATTTGGATGTATTTCTATTCGTGAAGTATATAAATATTTCAAATCGAATCATGATATTATAAGACAACTATTTTGGAGAGATTTTTACGCTAATATTTTATATTCATTTCCATATGTTTTAGGTCACGCTATGAAACCAAAATATGATAAAATAAAATGGCATTTTAATTCAAAATGGTTGAAAGCTTGGAAAGAAGGCAAAACTGGATTTCCTATCGTAGACGCGGGTATGCGTGAATTAAAATCTACTGGATATATGCATAACCGGTCTCGATTAATTACTGCTAGTTTTTTAGTAAAAACTTTGTTGATTTCTTGGGAACATGGCGAAAAATATTTTGCTACGCAATTAACGGATTATGATCCAGCTTCTAATAACGGTAATTGGCAATGGATTGCTTCAACTGGTGCTGACAGCCAACCTTATTTTCGCATTTTTAATCCATGGGAGCAAGCAAAACATTATGATCCAAGCGCAGAATATATAAAAAAATGGATCCCTGAATTAAGGGATATATCAGTGAAAGATATATTGAATTGGGAAATAGTATATGATAATGATGAATATGACAAACTTAAATATCCAAAACCAATCGTTGATTATAAAAAACAAAAAGAAATAGCATTAAAAATGTATGGTGCTGTTTTTTCGTAATTTTGTACAGATTAAAATGTTTCACTGTATATAAGAAGTAATTCACAAAATTAAATAAAAATGAACTATATTATAGCAGAACAAAGCATAAAATGGATTAATAAAAATATATTTGATTTTAAAACTACACATAATACTTATTTATTAGGGTTAATAATACTCATATTTTTGATTCTATTATTAATAATAGTAATTGTTGTAGTTTCTAGTTATTATTTGATCAAATTTTTAGAAATAAATATCATTAATGATTTATATTTTTGTAATTATACTTATAATAAAAAAACAAATGCTTTATTAGAAAAATATGGAAATTGTAAAATCAATAAAATTTATTTGGTGAAAAACCCAATTACTGATTTTACTACTTTTATGTTGAATGTAATTACTTTATATAAATTTCAAAAAACAATTGAAAAATACAATGAAAAAAATAATACAAATATTTATCCATATCATGTTTCATTATTAGCTGAAATTAATTTGCCAAATAAAATTAAAAAAATACTACTAATTGAAAAATCAAATTGTATAAATGTAACAGAAAATATCTATTTACATGAAAAAAAAATTTTAAAAATAATTAAATTACCGAAACAAAACTATACTATCAATGACATTTTACAAGAGACAAAAGAACGAATTGGTGATAAACAATTCTTTAATTGGACTATTTATAAAAATAATTGCTATGTCTTTATAAAAGAAATTTTAAAAACAATTGGAATGTTGAATAAATCGAATATAAAATTTATAAATCAAGATCAACTTATTAAACCACTTAATTTTAGTGATTTTACATTACACACTATACATTTTTTTTGTTCTTTGAATAATATTTTGGATAATTATATTTTATCATAATTCATTCCTGTATCTTGTAAACTACGTATATAGTTATTGTATGATTTATTATAAAACACCAATTGCCATTTCGGTTTTATATTTTTGACGCATGCCATATCGTCAATAAAAGATAAATAATAATCGTGTTTTAATTCAATCTTTTTAATTTTATTTATAATATCAAATATATTATCGTCTTTTATTGCGATTGAACAATATACCGGATTATTATTTATGATTGACCTACATATATTACTTTTATTAGTAAATAATAATATTTTATCATATTCAAAACCATACGAAACAACCAATTCATCTTTTGACATTTTTATATTATATAATTATAAAACTTTATAATATAATTTATATTTCAATTTATTACATCCACCAGAAAAAAAAATGAAACTATAAATAGTGTATTTATATTGGTTATTTTTTATAATTAATTTAATCAATAAATAAAAATTGATATGATGTTATATATTAATGAGAATATATAAATAGATTTTTATTAATAATGTCGCAGCAACAACCAATATTTATATTTATTGACGGTAGTTATTTTTGTTTTTACAGATTTTATTCTATAATGAATTGGTGGAAATTAGCACATTCTAATGAATCATTAGATCATCCAATATTGAACGAAGAATTTGTCGATAAATTTACAAAAACATTTATTGACACATTGAAAAAACTTCCTAAAAAATTAAAATTAGATGAAAATATTATTCCCACTATTATAGTTGGTAAAGATTGTAAACGAGAAGAAATATGGCGAAATGATTTTTATGAAAAATATAAAGCAAATCGTATATATGATTCAACAAATGGATTTTTGGGTGGACCATTTTTCAAAATGGTTTATGAGGATTGTCTTTTTCAGAAAGGAGGTGCTACAAAAATATTACATCATCCAAAGTTAGAAGCGGATGATTGTATTGCTATTTCTGTAAAAGAATTATTAAATATATATCCGGAATGTAGCATTTATATTATTACTAGTGATAATGATTATTTACAATTAATAAAAGAAAATGTACATATTTATAATTTATCTTTCAAGAATTTAAAAGATAGTAAAATATTTACTGGTGTTCCTGAGAAAGATTTAGAAATCAAAATATTAATGGGTGATACTAGTGATAATATACCGAGTGTATTTCCAAAATGTGGAATAAAAACCGCCTTGAAATGTGTCGAAGATCAAGAATATTTCAAAAATAAAATGGGAAATAATATTCAATATCATGAACAATATTTATTAAATAAAACGCTAATATCTTTTAATAAAATACCAGAAGAATTGGTAAATGAGTTTTTGGCTAAAAACAATATTATTTACACCTTTGCACATTTTAAATGCGCATGGTTTACCAGTGCAAATGTGTAAGTAGTTTTACACTTTAACCCATCTACAAACACCATTTTTATTTTTTTTACTTGTATATATATTACCATCATTTCCTTTTTTATTTTTACCACACCAATCATTTGCTGGATATGGTGGAGATGGCCTATTTTTATATTTCAACGTTTTATTTTTTTTGCCTACAATAGGTTTTTTAGAACTCCATTTCCCAGGTCTTCCTTTTGATTCATCTAAATAAAGTATTCCTGTAGGTTTCCAATTTTTTAAATACTCTTTATACTCTTCACCTTTGCTATTTTCATCGTTGTCATATCTAATACTATAAATATAATATCCATTTTTATCTTTGTATACAGAAGAACCGTCTTTCCATGTTCCATATTCCCTAGTTTCATTTTGGTTATTTTTTGTTTGTTTTTTTTTTATTTTTCCACCACCCATCATATTACATGTATCTCTCATTTTACTACAATTATTCGTGTTGTTAGAATTTCCAATTGTTTTTTTCAAAATAACATCATAATCTATAAAAACACCTATTACTTTAATTAACTCTGCTACAATTTCAAGTTGTTCGCGAGTTAAATTATTTAATTTAATAGATTCAAAAAAATCCCCTATTGTTATTTTATCATTTATAGAAAATTGATTAACTAATTTTGTTTTTAAATTATCAATTTTTTCTTCATCTTTTTCTTCTCGTTTACGTTTTTTATTATTTACTATTTTTTCTTTAATCAAATCTAATTCTTCTATTAAAATTTTTTCACGTAAAATTTCATTATTTATCCTTTCACTTTCATAATTATCTGAAAAATATCCATGACTATTATACCAAGATTGACCAGTTGATAAAATTTTAAAAAAAGCTAAATCTATTTTAATATTTTTTAAAAGTAATTTTGAAGAATCAAATAATTCAATATATTCAATTTCTGGTATTTGTGCTGCTAATTCGTCCATTTTTTCTAATAATTTAGTTCCGGAATAATCGCCACATTTAGATAAATTATTTAATGACATATATTTTTCAAAAAGTATTACTATCAAACAATTTTCTTTTTGTGAATATATTTTAAATATGGTATTGTTATTGAAAAAATTCCCAATTTCAATAACATATTTCTCATTTTCTGGAAAAACTTTTTTAATTTTTTTAATTTTTTCAAAAATATCTTCCATATATATCTTCCATATATAATAATAATTCAAGCATGAATTAAGAAAATATTACGATGTTATTTATATAGACGAATGGGGAACAATCAAACATGTAATTTATGTTTTAGTCCAAAGAATATGAACGACTATGATACTCCCTTATGGGAAGATAAGTATGTCGTGGCGTGAAATCCGCAATTACCGTTTGTTTATTTTTTAGCGTCTATAATGGGCGTTTTAAATGTGCAAAGGTGTAATAAGTTGTTGTTATAGATCGTTTGATTTATTATTTCACATATCAACAATTGGTAATTGATCCGTTACTAAATAAGCTTCGCCTGTTTTTCGCCATTCAACAACAATAACCATTATTTCTACGCCAGCTTCCATGCCTTTTTTAACACATTCTTTATATTCTGGATCTATTATTGAAATTGTAAATCTATCTACGTCTGTTCGTTGTACTACGTAACACATAATACAACGAGTTTTAGATTCTTTTTTAATTATTGTCAATTCACGCATGTGTTTTAGGGCTCTAGGGCTTACGGGATCACTTGATTTTTTTCTATAACCATCTGGAAAATAAGCTATTTTTGAGTTTGGATGCCGACCAGCATAGTTCTTTTTTTTACGTTCACTGGATGAAATGTCTTCAAAGTCAGCAAGGGGGACATTTTTGACTTCTAAAATAAAAGGAATCCCATTATTATCAATTCCTGAAAAATCAAATCGCGAATCAACTTTGTTTTCGACATATATTTTAGTCTCTCTTTTGTATGATGAAGTATTTTTGAGTTGAAGTTTACTAAAATAGTTTTTGAGTAAAGCTTGTTCTACTATATCTTCTGCTAATTTAGGATGTATTCCAATGATGGTTGCGTCATTATAAATAGATAAATATGCGCGATATTCACATTTTGGTTTTTCATTGGAGACTGTTTTATTTTTAGGAGTTTTTGATGGTATTTTTGACATTAATATTTTTGCACCAGTATCTGCTAAACCACAACAACCTAAAGAAGCAGTATGTAATAAAATAGTGTTTTCATTGTTTCCAATAATTTCATTATCTGTATTCGTTATTAATGTGTCAGCAACATATGGGCTTTTTATAAATTTTGAAGGACGTTTCACAATTTGCCCAGTGATTAAATCATCTAATTTAATCAATAATTGTGTTGAACCTTGTGAAATCATATTATAGTTTGAATTATTTGTAATATTTTCATTGTTAGTCTAACAAATGTTTAAAAATCAATTTTTTTTTAATTTATAGTAATAATATAAGTATTTAATAATAATGAATATTCCTAATGAATTAAAAATAACAATTAATACGAGTATTCCTGGATTTCAAGTAATTAAATATAAACCATATATGACATTACCAAATGATAAAACCGCTAGTTTTGTTCATTTTAATCCATTAGTAAAATTAAATCAATCTATTATAAATTCTATTCCAAAAGATCTTCAAGTAAAAGAATTTTTTAATAAAGGATTGTTTCAATCTTTGATTAATAGTCATGGTTTAGTTAAAACGAGAGATTTAGTTGAAGCAACGAATGAAGGATTTGTAGATAATAATATTAAAATAACGTTAGATATGTTATTTCCAACAAATGGATTAATATATATAAACAAAGAGCCTTATGTGATAGCAGATGTTCAATGGACAAAAGGTGATTGGAAAATTGATAAAAAAATCCAAGAACTACCAAATATTCGGTTTAATAGAATAAATGATCCCTTTTTATTGTCTTCTCTCATTAAACAAAAACAAGTAAGTGGGGAAGAAGAACTAAAAAATTTACCAGAGGATGTTTTATTTGGTACAAATTATTCGCCAACTACTGATGCAAATTTACCTCCAGTACCTCCAGTTTCATCAAGTTCTCCAGTTACACCAAGTTTTCCAGTTACACCAAGTTTTCCAGTTACACCAGTTGCTAAGAAACAATTACTTCCTCCACCTCCAACATCTTCATCAACATCAACCCCATCATCATCATCTCTACCAAACTCACCTAGATTATTACTACCCCCACCTTCAACAAGTCCAAAAAAAAGATTTTCAATAATGCCAGAACAGGAAGAAATCGAGCAAAATGAAGTTTCTAATTATGAAACAAAATTAGTATTATCCAAAAATTCAAATAAAATAGTAAGAGATTATTTTCAAAATAAGATGTATTATTTTATGGTGAATTATATGTTTCAAAATATGAATGAAATATCACAAAAAAATATTAATAAAATATTAACAGAAACGACAAATATTTCTATAAAACCATCAAATAATTTAAGTAAAAAAGCATATGATGTTAGTATATTAAATACTAAAATTTATTCGAACGATGGAAAAGGAGATTGTTTTTTTACAGCAATTGCGGATGGAATTAATTATAATAATCATTTTTCTAATAATAAAATCATTTATAACAATTATGGAAAGGGAAATATGTTTTTCACTCAAAGAATTTTGAGAGAAATCGTATCAAGTTATATTTTAAATTTACGACCTGACGTATTTAATGATTTACTTAAGACAAGTGAATCAAATGCCGATGAATTAAATAACAAATTCGATAACATTAAAAATGATTTAAAAAAAAATTGGAATGTCAATGGTAATAATTTTACTAATGAACAATATACATATTTATTAAGTGTGATAGATAATTTGTATAATAGCAATGATTCTTTTTTGATAATGAAACCTACACAAATAACAAAAGCTAATATAAACAATCCTTTCATTGTATTTTCAAGTAAACAAGAAATCAAATTATATATAGAAAGTCCTAATTATTGGGCCAATAGTCTTGCTATTGATGCTATATCATATACTTTACAATTGAATATAATTACAATTCAGTATAATTCAAATAGTAAAAGAATAATGATTCCATATATTAATACAAATAATGATCAATGGAGTAATTATCTTTTTTTGTATTTTCAAAATAATCATTATGAATTAATGGGGTTTGATTATATTTTCAAAACAATACAACGATTACCAAAATTATCGGTAAAAACAACAGTGAAAAAAATAATAGTATTTCATCGAAATACAAACGTATATCCACCATTATGGTTACTTTTTTTAGTATTTGGTAGTTTTTATATTAATATAATGAATCAAAATGATAAAGATAATTTCAATTTTCTACCATATATATTTAGTGGTTTAAATCAAACTTTCAATAAAATAATGTTACTTCCTGATAATGAAACAAAAACCATTTTTTTAACTAATTTTAAAAAATATTTCAACCCTACTATTTTTAAAAATAACAATTCTATTGCTGGAGGTGCTATTACTACTAAATTGCCAGGAACTAATACTAATCAATATAATCCATACAATCCATACAATCCATATAATCCATACAATCCATACAATCCATACAATCAATACAATCCACAAAAAAATATGTCTTCTTCTGTTTTAGTCACAAAAAATGTAGGTGATGATTCAAATACGAATATAAGTTATTATATTACTATTGATTTGGAACTAAAAAAAGGGAAACAATTATCAATAAAGGATATGGTTGATATTAAATGTAGACAAAAATGGAATACAATACGAAGAAATTATGCTAATTTAAGAGGTATTAAATACGTAATACCTCCTGTATATGAAACAACCCCTTCAAATCCTTCAAATCCTTCAAATAATATAAATATGAATAATAATACTAAAAACAAAACAACTTATACAAGAAAAAATAAGAAATATTACAATATAGCAGAGTAACATAATCTCATTTGGGTGTATAATAATTATTCATTTTTATATATTTACACGCATGAACGTATAAAATACATAAAAGTACTATTTGCGCTATATCATAAAAATGTAAAAGTGTAAAAATAAAAATATGAAAATAGTATAAATACAATAATTAGTATAAAATGATGAACATGATTATTATATTTTTTATAGGTATTATTTATTTGCCCTATATAAATTCTTTTTTAAAATTCAATTTCGGTAATAAAATAAATATAAAAGACAATGAAATTAAACATCAGATAACTTATAAACTACCCCCTAATAAACAACATATTATTAATAAAATAAATGGCTTTTATGGTCTCATAGGACCTGATGTTAATATTACTACTGTAAATAATCTTTTTGATTTATTTATAGGTGATGGTACTATACAAGGGGTTTTCTTTGATAGTGGAAACATAACTGTTATAAAACATTTTGTGAGAACAGATAAATTAATTTATGAAGAAGAAAACGGACGAATACCAAATAATAATTTGGTAAAATTAGTATTTGCCGCATTAAATAAATTTAATCTATTACCGAATATAATGGGTTTAGCCAATACAGCATTGTTAAATGTAGATAATAAAATATATGCGCTTTATGAAAGAGATCAACCCTATTTATTGAATATAAATTTTACAAATAAAGAAATTACAACTATTCAAAAACAATTAATTCCGAATATACCACATATTTCTGGACATTCAAAACATATTAATAACACGATTGAAACAATTGATTATGATGTCGTTCAAAAAAAATTAATATTTTATAAATTAAATTCTGTTTTTAATACTTTATATCAACGTTCTATTCAAACAAGATATATGCCAGTTGTACATGATTTTTGGACTACACATAATAAAATTATTTTCATGGATTCACCATTAGTAGTGGATGTAAAAAACATTTTAAAAAAAACAATGCCTGTATTTTTAAATAAAGAACAACCTACCTTTATTCACATAGTAGATAAAAACACACGTGAAATTGAAACATATCGCAGCAATGATAGTTTTTATATCTTTCATTATGCGGATATTATAGAAAATATGGAAGAAATACAAATTTATGGTTCTCTCTATGAAGAATTGGATTTTTCTAATTTGAATATCAAAGGTATTTATCGAAAAATTACTATAAATAAAAATACAAAAAAAGTTTCTATTTTAAAAATACCAGAAATTGAAAAATTTGATTTGGAATTTCCTATTAAATTCGATGATAAAATTGTTTTTCGTAATATACATAATAAAACTATTAATGGTTTTGTTATTTTTAATAAAATGAAAATAATAAAAGAAATTATTTTTAAAAACCTTTGTATTTGCGGAGAACCGTCTCTATTATATATTGATAAAACCCCATATATTGTATCATTTGCTTATTCTAAAAAACAAAATTGTATTCTTTTTGTAAATTTAATTAATTATGATAAGATCATTATTGATGTACCTTTTACATTTAATATTGGGTTTCATTCTTTATTCATTCCAAATTCAAATGTGTGATTTTTGCCAAATGTAAATAAATTCGGTATAATTTTTTGTAAAACTGCGTTTATATTTTGGCATTGGGATTTTTTTGTTTGCTTTTCCTAACACTTTAATAGCTACATTTTCATATAATTCATTTGGAATATTTAAACAATAATGACCTCCTTTTTTTAAATATTGAAATGTTCTCTCAAATATAGGAATATAAAAATCATTATTCCATTCCTCTTTCGTTTTTAACCATGCTTTATCATTAACATCAACATTCACATTACCATATATTTCTATATTATAATATGGTGGACTTGTCAAAACGAAATCATAATCTAGTTTAGAATAATCAACATCTAGCGCATCTTGAAAATATAAATCGATTTTGGTTGTTGAATGTTTATGTAAAAAACTAGACATATTGTTGTATGGCGTTTTTAGATTTTTATTATTATCAATGCCAATATATTTTGGAATATTTAAAGCACATGCGCCAACTAATCTCCCTCCCCAACCCATTGTAAAATCTAAAATAGATGTTGGTTTATATTCACAATAAATTCGCATAGCAATTAGAGGCTTAAAAATGGAAACTGCTGTAAAATATAAATTGGACAATCTAAAAAATATCTTCGCTTCATCATAATTTTTTCTATTTTTTTTGTAAAAATTAATTATTTTTTTCACATAATGTTTCTTTTTAAAATACGATCTATTTTGATATAAATCATAAAAAGTAACATTTTGTTTTCCCTTTGTATTCAAACGTTCAACTAATGTATATTTATTGACCACTTTATTACCATAATTACTTAATTCTTTATGATAATTACAACCGATTTCACATAATTTATTATAATCATCCATCACATCTTTATCAGTTAAATCATATATTTTATCCGATATTTGTTTCTTTTGTTTTCTAGTATAATTGTTTTTTTTGTATATTCTATTGTTTGTATCACTATTTTTTTTTCTTTTTGTCTTTCTATTATTAATTGTCATTATATATATACATCTATATTTTTATACATGTATATACTCTGATAAAATTCGATTTATTTGTTTTCAAAATTATATTTTTCAAAATCGAATTTAGCAAATGCTTGTTTTTGCTCTTTGCGCTGTTTTTCTCGTTTTGATTTTTCTATAATAGCAACAGCTGCTGCTATTTCAGTATCAGATATATCGTTATTATTATTTGTATCTATCAATTTGTGTAGAACACGATATTCGTGTGGAACTACACATAAATTACTTTCCTCGTTAAATAAATGATCTGATAAAATAGTGAATATAGCTGTTAAACCAAGCGCTACATAAATATCTCGAGTACCCATCCATGACATAGCAAAAACAAGTATTTGTTTACTAATAGTATATTTCATATATTCCTCAGTAGATTTGCTAAATTGAATCGATATAAATTTTGAACCTACGTTAAGTAATATCATTATTATACCCGCAAAAAATTTACTATTATTTAAATACATAATATGATGATTTATAAAAGCAAGGGCATTTATCAAAGGAGTGAAAATACTCGGATTTTGATTCAAAATTTCACCACCATTTATTTTTTTTTTATTATTTTTAACCATATAGTAACGTGATAAATTAAATTAATCCAAATTTTCTAATAATTGTTGCAAAATTATTTTTAATTTTGTTATACTGATCACTTAATAATAAACGTAAATTTCTAATATAGGGTCGATATGTTTCACGAATTTTATTGGTAAATCCTTCTTTTTTATTTAGCATAAACACCGTATTTGAATAATCATGGAACAATAATATTGTAATTATTATCATAATTATCATTATGATAAATAAGAAAAAATATTTTGATGAAATTGATGGTTTCATTTTGATATAATTAAATATAATTAAATAATTTAATTTAATAACAATTATTTTATTGTATTTTTCTAAAAAATAGAAAACCCTTCAGTATTTTTGTCTTCATAAGGCATTACATTTTCAGAATCATTATTGCGTTTTTCTACTGTTATAGAGTTAGATTGTTTACTTCTTTTAATAGTATCTTCAGTTGATTGTAAATCAAACCCTTCTTGAGCTATGTTTTTGTTCTTTGATTCGGATTTTTTATTTTTATCCAGATCATTATTTGTTATAACATGTATTTTAGGAGTTTCTACTACTTTTTTACTATTTTTGTTGTCAAAGTTTTCAACAAACATGTATTGATCTGAATATGTATTGTATAATGTAAAAATCATTAAAACGAATAACACTCCTAAAAATTTATTTATACAAGTCATAAATATTAATATGGATAATAATATTATTCTTCCTAAATAAGTAGTCATCATAAATTGAAATGTTTTAGCTCTAGATAAAATTATTGTCAATAGTATTAATAATACAATACCTACACTTTTTTTCATCATACCTTTCAACATCATTTTATATTATTCTTATATAATTTATTTTTGTAAAGTAAAGTAAATAAAATTATTATTTCTGTGTCTTTGGTAAAATATTATTATCTTAATTTTTATTAAGAATGTCTTTAGCAATATATGCTGCTCCATTTGAAAATGATTCAAATAATGATTATAATGATAATAATTTGATAAATAAAAAAAGACTAACACATAATAAAACGCAAAAAAAAAATTACGGTGAAAGTTTTATAAATCAATCTCAAAGTTTTGATAAAAATAAGGTGAATTCCATTTTAGAAAAAATTCATAATAAAACAGAGGATGACGAAGATGAACATATAAAACCAAATTTCGATCCGCCACCAAAGCCTGAATCGTCTGGTGGTGAACGAGCTGAACGAATGCGACCAAAGGAACCAATGTCAAATATGTATAAAATTTTCGGAAAAGCGCCACAACCTAATTATGAAGAGGAAAATAATTTAGATCTAAATAATTATTCAACAAATTATGGAGATGATAAAAGTGTAGAAGATTATTATAAAAATATGTTGCCATCTTATACACCTGAAAAAAATCCGAATAATAGACCGTATTATAATCAACGTGCTGGCGCTCAGTCAAATTATACAATAAATGACATGTCGAGTGGAACTAGTCAAGATATTCTTTTGCAAAAATTAAATTATATGATAAATTTACTAGAAGAAAAACAAGATGAAAAAACGAATAATGTTACAGAAGAAGTAGTATTATATTCTTTTTTAGGAATATTTATTATTTTTGTAGTAGATTCTTTTGCGCGTGTTGGTAAATATGTTCGCTAATCAACCTTTGGGAAAGGTTGAACCAAAACTACCTTTGGGAAAGGTTGAACCAAAACTACCTTTGGGAAAGGTTGAACCAAAACTACCTTTGAGAAAAGTAGATAATTTTGCTCTACTTTTTCTAAAAGTAGATAGGTTGAAATATAAAAAAATGAAACGTTTTTATCATAATAAAATAAATTATCATAAAAATAAAAATCACGTCGACAACACTATCTATAAAATACGAAGAATTTATTGGTAAAGAACCTTCATTGAAGGATTTGGAAAAATTTATTACAATCAACAAAGAGCAATTTGATGAGTACAATAACGAATGTATAAAGGATAATCGCAAAGAAGATGTAATCGATTATTCTGTAATATATACCTATTTGAAATTTGCAAAAGACTACGGAGGTCATTATTATATTGGCGGTTACATTAAAAAATATCCACATGATCCAATTACACAAGAATCGATTGATAAAGCAGTGAAAACACATTTAGAATCACAACCAACACATATGATGGAAGTTGCGTCGAAAATCAGAAGTTCAAAAGAATTGAATAATTTAGAAAAAATACTAGAAGTTTATTATGAAAAATGTTTAGAAGAATATTATGCTCCTCCATGTAAAAATTCGAAATTACGAGGAGGTGAAGGATATGAAAAAGTAGCAAAAGAAACACTCATTGGGAAATAATATTGTTGAATTTTACACTTTATTATTTGTTTAGTAAAAGTATATTTTTTTTTTATAAATATAAATATATAAGATTTATATGTCAAACTTTCCAAGAGAACAACAAAGATATTTGACGCGTTCTTTCCAAGAAGATCAGCAAATCCGTACACCAGCACCAGGTACAAATCCTCTTTTTCGTAAAAACGCTATGGCAACATATATTACACGAGAAAATCAAGGTGATAATTCAATGACAACTGTTTATAAAAAGACTCCGTCAAATATGGACTATAATAATATGACTAACTGGAAATTACAAGGCGGTATTTACAGGAAATCAAGAAAATCAAGCAAATCAATGAAATCAAAAAAACCCAGAAAATCCAGGAAGTCAAGAAAATCCAGGAAGTCAAGAAAATCCAGGAAGTCAAGAAAATCAACTAGAAAATAAAAGTGACTTTTTTATAAAATAACTTTTATGAAAACGACTTAAACCATTGCCATTAATTAATAATAATTATAAATTAATGGCTACTAAATATTTAGTAATACATAATAAGCATGAAGGTTGCTATGATTTTCAATATTACGAGGACAATAGTTCAAAAACAAGGCTTACTTCTATTACAATCAATCCGCCTAAAGTTTTTTTATTTACAGACAAAGAACAAGCTCATGAATTTTTTAGTGAATATATGAATGACGTAGATGTATTAGACATTCGCTGTAAAAAAGAAAATGATGAAGTTGAGCATATTGATTATTGTACATGCGGTTGTATAGAAATGGATGATGACGGTAATCCAATATTATTTTATAATAAAAAGAATCAGATTTTTTTTATGGAGATTGGAGCACAGGTTTTTACACCACCTTCTGAATTGAAAAATGATATTAGTAATTTTAATTTAACCAATAAATTAATTCGAAAAAGTAAAACTTTAGGTAAGGAACAAAAACAAAGATATATTGAATTGGGTAAAATGTGCGAGCAATTGAAAGACGACGACTAAAGTGAAATTTGTTGGTACGCGTTTGAAATTATCGGAATTTCATAATTTTTTTCTTGTCTTTATGTATAAATGCCTTTTCCCTCAGGCCATTTTGCTTCACGCGGTATTGCTGCACCTAGTGGTCAATACTTCAACAATGATGAAAAAACACAGGATATTTCAATTCCTAATGAAAACTTTCATTCAAACCATCCATATGTTAAAGGCCCAGGCTATTACTCTAATCAAGAAAGTAACAATGATGCTACTAAAAGTATAGCATCTCAATTATCAAGACAACTAGCATCAATAGGTTCAAGTGCTACAGTAAAAGTTGCTGGAAATACAGTCACTGTTGATGCTGGGACAGATGGACTTACTGAATCCGACATTGCCAACCTTAATTTTCTTGCTTCACCATCAGCAAATGTAGCTGTAGGAATCGGTAAAATATCTACAAACGATTCAAGTAATGGTGGACGTAAAACACATATAAATCCAGCAGCAGAACCAGGAGCTTCAGATGTGTTTAATCAAGCATTTATCGCTCTAAATAAGCCTGCTAAATCAGCAGATATCGCAGCTGGTAGAACCAGTACTTCTTATGTACTTCCTCAAACTTTAGCTTGTGTCGATCCTGTTATAAAAGCAGTAGGTAATGGTGTAGATACGACTAATAAACAAAAATTAGTAGGACAATTTCAAATTACACCTGATTATTGGTGGCCATACGATGATTAAATTGGTTATTCTGGTTAATTCAGAAAATTTAGCAATATTGAAAATTACATATTTTAAAATAAATTAAAATATATAATACAAACTATCCCTTCAAATGAGAATTGAACTATGGGTATTATTAATAACAGGATTTCTAATCTATAATACTTATCACGATGGTAAATATACAAAAATATTGCTTTCATATAAAAAATATTATGCAATGATTTTTTATGCTATTTTAGGCATAGGTATTATTTTATTATTCAAAAGAAATCCTAGTCAAGGAAAAAACATGTTACAATATGCGAATAATTTTGTAAAATATATGCCAATTGATAAATCATCTATCGAATTATTTTCACCTATTTTAGATATGACAACAAAAAATGATGGGGGTTTTATGAATTCTTATAACAACATGAATAATACCGAAAGCAATACTTACTCCAATTCACATCAATTTACACCTATACCACATCCTCAATCAACAAAAATATTACAATCTGGAAAAGGTGCTACGAAACGTTCTGTAAGTGAAACAAAGAAAAAATATGTTGCGGCTAATCAAGATTGGAAATGTGGACATTGTCAATGCCAATTAGATCATACATTTGAAATTGATCATAAAATTAGATTAGAATATGGTGGAGACAATGATGTTCAAAACTTAATTGCGTTATGTCGTAATTGTCATGGTAAAAAAACAGCAAGCGAAAATATGTAAAAATTATAAGGTAAGGCGGTTAAGGTAAAACCATTGTGTATGGAAAATTATATTATAATTAAATATTAATTAATATATAATTATAGTATGGACAAATTAAAATCATCAACATCATCAAATTTAGAAAAAATAAATTTACCTACTTCGTTTTATGGGTTTTTATCTATAATCGTATTTTTGATTATAATAATATTTGTGTTAATTTATAATAAAAATCCTAAAAATCCATTGTCATCTAATAAACCAAAATCCCATCAAAGCACAACACGTGACGTTTTTATTATTTTTACATTTGTTTCAATTATACTCATTTTATGTTTTGTTTTTCTACCAAATTTTAAAGATTTATTGGGCCTTTTTAATCAAATACATAACGTATCTTTTGTTGTTTTATACACCATTTTTCTCATACTTTTATTTATACTTTTACCGAGTAATATTTTAAATAACAGATCATATTCCCTTTTTATTATTATTCCCAATTTATTAATAACATTTTTTTTATTTTACAATTCATTATCATCCAACTATTTAAAAGACTTTAATATTGGTTACGAGAGAATAAAAATGATTATACTATTTTTCTGTTTTATTACAATTTGTATTACATATTATTCAAAAGACCCAGGTGGATATATTAAAAAATATTTCGGTATTTCAGGCATTTTATCTATAATATTGGGTGTTTTTGGTTTGCTGTATTTGATTATATTATTTACATTGCCTGGAATCAACCAACAATCAAATAATACTCCAAACATTACACCCTTTTCTCTCTATGGTTCAATTTCTTTTATCATTTTTTTAATCATTATTACGATAGTAATTGCTACGTATCCTGGAGGTTTTTTTAACAAAGACAATAAAAATGAAATACAAAATTATATAGCATTCATATTTGTATTAATTGTTTGTATTTTATGGTCAGTTCTACTAATTTCTAACATGTTTTCGAATTCATTGAACGGAGCAGTATCAAAAGAGAACGTGGAGACGAATTTATCGTTATTTAAAAAAGCGTTATTAGTACTTTTTGGTATTGCTATTTCAGGTATTATAATAGCATTTATTGTTTATAATATCCAACAATTTTCAGGTAAATCTAGTATACCTAGCATCATATTAAATATTATTCTTGTTCTATCTGTATTAACATTAATATATAAAGTGGTCTTTGTTAGACTTCCATCCGATAGAATAAATAAGGGTAAAAATTCTTTCTTTGATTTGATAATCAATGTAATATTGTATATACCATGTTTATTTTATGGAATAATTGATGGTATTATGAAAACATTTATGAATGAATACAACCAAAATTCTAGAGGAACCTATTTTGTTTTGATATTTATTATTGTGGCACTTGTTTTATATTTATACGTAATACCTTCTGTACAAACAAAAATAAATTTACAAAATGGAAAATTATTATTAGAAAACCCAATAAATACAAATAAATTATATACACTCGCTAATTATGAAAAATTAAATGATAATAATCCTAATTTCGATTATCAATATGCTATTTCTTTTTGGGTATTTATTGATTCTAATCCACCAAATACAAATTCAAATTACACAAAATATACATCTTTGATGAATTATGGCGGCAAACCAAATATTCTTTATAAAGCGGACACAAATACTTTAATGATTACAATGAAATTGGCGGATCAAGCTCATAAACAGTCACGTAATAAACTTTTTGAATATGATGATGAAGGTAATCGTATTATTTATACAAATAATAATTTTTTATTACAAAAATGGAATAATATAATTATAAACTATAATGGTGGTACTTTAGATGTATTTTTAAATGGCGAGTTAGTAAAATCATCTATTGAAGTGATCCCTTATATGAAATTTGATATATTGACAGCTGGTACAGATGGAGGTATTAATGGCGGAATAACCAATGTAATTTATTTTAAGAATCCTTTAACCACATCAAATATCTATTATGTGTATAATAATAAAGTAGCTTCATAAAAAGGATGATTCATTTATTTTTCATAATATAACTATAAAATTTCTAAATCTATAGTATACAATGGGTGTTTTAGGTATTATAGTAACAGTGATTATAATTGTCTTAATTATAATGTTCATATATTATGTTTTTAGAGATCCTTATACATTACAAAATTTACAAAATGGTCAAAATATGAGTACCATAAATGCTTCATCTTTAGCAACCAGCGGTTCAAACATACCTTCCAGTAATTTTGCTTATTCCATTTGGTTTTACGTAAATGATTTTAATTACCGATATGGTAGTCCAAAAGTAATATTTGGAAGAATGGGTGGTCCGTCTGCTAGTAATGTAGGAGGTTCCTCCAGCGGTTCAGGGTCAATTGATGACATTAGTGGAATGGATCCATGTCCAGCTGTAGTTTTAGGCGCAATTGAAAATAATATAGACATATATTTAGGTTGTTTTCCAGGTGTAAATCAAACCCCTACTGATGGTGGTAATACAATTGTTCATAAATGCTCCGTATCAAATGTTCCTATTCAAAAATGGGTTAATTTAGTAATTAGTGTATATGGCAGATCATTAGATGTGTATATAGACGGTAAATTAGTACGCACATGTTTATTACCAGGTGTAGCAAATATTAATAATAATTCAAATGTATATGTTACGCCATCAGGTGGGTTTAGTGGTTGGACATCTAAATTTCAATATTATCCAACAGCTTTAAATCCCCAAGAAGTTTATAATATCTACGTAAGAGGTTATGGTGGTAATATGTTCACCAATTTTTTGAATGCTTATCAAATTCAAATATCATTAATTGAAAATGGAACAACACAAAGTAGTGTTACAATTTAGAGCAACGTCTATTTTTTCTTATTTAGTTAATATATATAATTAAATGAGTGATAATTTAGGTTCAGGATATAATTCATTTTCAACAACTAAAGGGAATTCAATTTCTTACACCGACTTTTTAAATTCAAATACTCTAGTGTCTAAATTTGTATTTTTATTGATTATTATATTTGCTTTTATTATATTGTTAAGAGTCGGTATTTCGGTTTTGGCTTATTTTTTTGCACCAAGTAATTCTCCTAAACTAATAAATGGTATGGTAGACGCAAAACAAAGTATTATTTTCCCACAAGATCCAGCAGATAAAGGTGCTGTTACTATTTATAGATCGATTAATGCGAATGATGGATTAGAATTCACTTGGTCGGTTTGGATTTTTATTAATAATTTACAATATTTAGAAAATCAATACAAACATATTTTCTATAAAGGAAATAGTAATTTAGCTGAAAATGGTTTGAATTTTCCAAATAACGCTCCTGGTTTATATTTAGCACCTAATTCAAATACTTTGGTTGTAGTGATGAATACATTCAATGTAATCAATGAGGAAATAAAAATTCCAGATATTCCGTTGAATAAATGGGTGAATGTTATTGTTCGATGTCAAAATAAGACGTTGGATGTTTTTATTAATGGCACTATTACTCGAAGTCTTGAATTAACAGGTGTACCTAAACAAAATTATGGAGATGTTTATGTAGCAATGAATGGCGGTTTTGACGGATATATTTCTAATTTATGGTATTATAATTATGCTTTAGGAACTGCTGGAGTTCAACGAATCATTGAAAAAGGACCAAACACGAAAATGGTTGGATCCGATGGAATCAACATGAAAAAATCGAATTATTTGTCTTTACGATGGTTTTTCAATGGAACCAATGATACTTTCAATCCGTGAATAAAACCCGAATGCGAATATATAATTATACATAAAATTAATTATATATAATTATAATAGTTACGTAATGACTAATTTATATAATTGTAATTATTTGCCGGTTCCTCCAAGAGCTTGGTTTCGTGTTGAAAATAGATGTAGTTCTGATACAGAGGGCGCAACGTTGAATGACGGAGGATACGATCCTTTGATATATCAAAGGGCTGCGCAAATAAAGAAAGGTAATGTGTTACAATACAAGAAGAATAGTTCAAATTTGACGAAGAATCAACGGTATTCTCAAATAGCAAAAGGATTGTGGGTAAATAGAACAAAATCGTGGGCAACACAAACTGAAACATACACGAATCCGAATGTTTCGAATTTGAAAAGAGTTGGTTATGTCGAGTATCCAATTAATGATATTACACCGGGAACTCCGGTTAATCCAGCAGGGCCTTTTCAACCAGTTGTTCAAATTGTTGATCCAAAGTGTCCTAATTTAACGTACAAAGACGGCGGAAATTTAGTTTGCGGTACTTATCAAAATCCATGTACGGGAGAAGTGAAAGAATCGCCTGTTCAGCCCAATTATCATCCTACGTCTGATTCGGATGTTCCTGGCCCAATTCAACAGTTGTATTGGGATCCTCGTATACAAACATGGTATCCTAAAACGCGAAGAACGATGAACAATAGCACAGATAAATGGCCGATCAATTATAAATTTTTGAAGAGCGCTATTCAAGTGTCCGCGCCTGTGCTCTCCATTCTTTCTTCTACCGTAAATAGTGTTCAACTAGTTTGGACGATTCCGAATAATAGTATTCCTGCAAATAAGTTTACTATATTCGTTAATAATAGTTTATACAAAACCATTGTAAATTCTATCAATTACACTGCTATTTTAACAGATTTGCCTGAAGGACCTTATGAAATATATATTGTAGCATTTCTTTCAACCAATTCATCACCTCCTTCGAATACAGTAATTTATAACAATGAAATTGTTACAAAATCAACTATATATGAAGATAGTAGTGATACCAATGCCAACGACAATACCAACGACAATACAAATACCAATACAACTCAAGGCTCTATAATTTTCAATAATAAAAGTGATTATTATGTAATTGAAAATACAAACAATAATAGCAATGCTATATTTTTACCTGATTATTTAATAAGTGAAAATAACAAAACAATAACAATCGTAAATAAGACAACTGATATATTAACGATTTTATCTACTGCGCCTATATATAACATAATGTACGCTCCTAATGGAACACACACATTAGAAATTATGAACAATGGTACTGCTACTTTAAGATACATTTATGATGTCGATAATAAACTAACAATTCACGCTACTATTACATAGTTACAAATTTTTACTAATTACAATCAAAATTTTGAATAAAATTTAAATTTTTGATTCAGTTTATTATAACCAACTATTCTAGTTAGACTTATTTATATATTTATATTATTCAGGCATATAAACTTCTTTATATTTTTCAAAATAAGTGCCTCCGGTATTCTTTCCATCAACTAAAACAGGCTCTCCATATTGTGTTGAACTTATTTGTGTCATATCACTATTTAACCGAAAACTATTATTATACAAGAAATTAGCAGCTACAGAAGCATTATTAAATGAAAATTTTGAAGTCCCCTTTTGTTGTTTAATATAAAATGAATTTAAAATAAATTGTACATCATTTTTTGTATAAAGTGAACCAGTAGAAATAGCAAAGCATAAGACTTTATCAGTTGGCTGAACTATATTTGTGTCATATGAATTACCAGTGATTAAACTTCCATATGTACCGTTATTTTTATTAGCACCATTCGCCGTACTTGTAGATGTAGATTGTAAATTAGTAACATTATAATTATTTACAGGGGCTTGAGAACCAGTATATAAACAATATGAGGTATTTGCAGTTAAAGAACGAGAATTTTCACTAAGTTCAAAATAATAATTAATACGAGCATGTGCGAAATAATTAATAACATTTTCACTACTATTACCATTTGTACCTTTTGGTTGGGTATAAACACTAATAAATGGAAGTGCTTTACTACTACAAGCAAAAGTGTTCATGTACATATTTTGAATGTCACCAATCGTCATGTTAGACCCATTAGGTGGAATGTACCAATTTGCTTTATTTGTAACACTAGCATTTGTACTTGGCACATTCACCATATTTTGAAAAAACCATCCATCAAATAAATATGTTGATGATATGGAATATGGGACTGGCAAAGGAGCACATGCGTCAGCCCATACTGAGCTTTTACAATCCATTGTAATAGGATTGATAATAGTAGCAATAACGTCTGTTATGGATACTTTAATTTCACTTGTTGTATCTATAATACCATCTAAAGTTTGAATAGCACCATCACCTGTTATTTTTTTTACTAATTCAAATACATTTTTAAAACTATCTACTACACTACTATCGTCATTGGTAATTAAATTAATTTGTTTTTGTATATACCATAAACCGTCATCAACATAATTTTGTGTTGTAAAATGTTTACTTGTTGTTGTAGTTGTCAAATTACCCGTTGTAGCATTACTATTACGTAATTCTGTTGGAATAGTATAATTAACAAAATTCGATTCTAAATGACCATCTAACGCTATTTTAACATTATTATTAGAAAACGAAGCGGACCCATCCGAGTTTATGAGTGCTTTACCTGAAGAAAAAGAAGCAGAATCAAAACTAGCAGAACCATCTGAATTAATAAGTGCTTTACCTGACGCAAACGACGCAGTAGTAGCGGTGACTTTTACCATTGTAGCTTGACCACTTGAATTAACAATAAAAATACCGTTATTGATATTTAAATTATTCGCAACCAATGCGCCAGTTGTTGTCAAAGCGCCACTTGTTGTCAACGCACCCGTTGTTGAATTGACATTAAATATAGAACTAGAACCAACAATTAAATTTTTAGACATTGATACAGATGTTTCCGTAACCTTTAAACTTTCTCCATTCGTGCCAATTTGTAATGTACCTTTAGCAGTAATACTACCATCATTACTTAAAATAATTTTATCTGTAGCAATCATAATTGTGCCAGATGAACTGATTTGACCCGTAACAGATACATCTTTTGAACTAATTGTTCCTGATGTAACAATATTTCCTGAACCAGCTGTTATGCTAAATTTGCTATTAATACTAAAATCTCCTGAATCTGAAATAGTCAAAGTTGGTGTTCCAGTTAAAATACCATTAGCATAAATATTAAAACTATTTGTAGATAATGAACTAGATTTTAAGGTAGATGCGGTAGTAATTGAACCAATAGTATTTATAACACCTTGACTATCAATAGTTAAAGCACAAGTATCCCCTGATTTATTAATATTAATTCCTTTTGCATTAACGTTTGATTGACTAGTGAATTCTAAAGTACCTATATTAAAAGTTCCACCTCTATTATTTATCGAAACCTGTCCAAAAAAAGTAGTTGGATATGATACTGGAGTAAAACTTGATACAGTCAAAGAAGGAACTGATGTGAGTGGCGGCATGATATTATAATAATAAATAATAAATTATTAAATAACAAAAAAATAATTCATTATTACTAAATTATTGTGGTTTACATTCTCAAAGAAGGATTAACGCATATTTCATTTGTTGGAAAAATATCTCCTGACATACATTGATCACTTTCATTTACGTATACACATGACCTATATCCTTTATCTTCTCCAATATAGCAATATCCTGCTTTGGATACTCCTTGCTGAATATTACTATTTGATTCATCTGCTTGATAAGATCCAGTATCTTTTTGTTGTATTTTTGATTTATTCAAAGTTTGATTTAACGTTTTATTTTTCATAATATCAGTATCAACGTCATTATGTTGTGGAAATGTATTTTGAATAGGAGTTCCATTTTCTCGCGTTTTTGCTAAACTACCTTGAATATCATTAGAACCTCGTATAACAGCATTTGCTGCTTTATCAACTACGGTTTTAGCACCCACCGCTGTATTACTAATTATTTCACTACTTGCTAATCCGAAGTATATCAATATTTTTTTAAAAACAACACTAATATCATGTGTTCCTTTTGCTAAATATACAAATATATTGAACCCCAGTAGTGCTAAAATTATAATAATTAGAAACCATGTGAATAATGAAAATGATTTAAAATAATCAAACAAATTATATGATGTTGTATTATCACTGAGACTAGAGTCAAACCCGGTATCATTAGATTGACTAAGAGTTTTCATTATAGATGTCGATAAATCATTTGATTGAATACTATCCATTACTAATTATATTAAATATTATAATAAAAATAGATAATTTAATTTTATTATAATTTCGCATCATTTCATTTAAGTGAAAGTAAATAAAGAAATTGGTTTAAATCACCTAATATTTCATCACGAATATTTAATAAATCAGTATTTGACATTAACTTTATTGCTTTGTTATTAGTCAAATCAACTAAATAACTTTTGAAATCTTTAATTTTACTGATTAATTTATCCATATTATTATTTAAATCACATAATCGAATATTTTTCTTATTTGTAAGATCGATACGTATACCAGATTTTCCTAAAAGAACTTCGGTGAATTTATCCATGTGTTCATTTATTTTTGAGTACAATTCATCGGTTGCTTTGTGTGTAGAATAGCTATATGTTTTCCAATGGTATAACTTAATCATTAATAGGATTTCAAAAAATTGAACCGTAATTTCTCTTTGAAAATTTTTTAGTAATATTGTGTTGTTATTTCCATAAGGTTTGTTTTTGAGGGTCTTTGTCATTTTGGACCCCTTTGAAGTATTTGATGATCTAGTAGTCTTATTCATTTTTTTAACGAATTTTGCCATCTATCTATAAATAATATAAATATTATATTAATTTTATTTTTGGATTGTTTTCGGAATAAACGAAAGAGTGAAATTACAATCTAGGTACAAATTTCTCTCCAAAAGTATCCATCATTTCCAATTGTTCAATTGTCTTCTCTAAATTCGAAGCTTTAACATTATTAAATAAATATTCTGTTCCAGATGTTTCCTCGTTTTTTTTAATTTCCTTATAAAGTAAATTAATTTTTTTAACAATATTTGCGACAATTGTTTTTTGATCGTCTCTCATTATTTCTTCTTGTAAATTAATATTCTCGCATAAAAGTGATACAACAAAATACAATATGTATTTTCTTTTTCTATTACAACCTGTTGTATATTTTAATGTAAATAATGTCAGCAAAGCCTTGATTATTTTTTGAATAATTGTAGGTTTATTTTCCGATATTTTCAAAAATAAATCCCACACAATCCAAATGACATCCATTTGATATTTACCATCAACTGGTATAAAACTACGTCTTTCACATTTCATAGGTTCTTTTTTATTTTTACACATTGCGTCAAATTCAATTATCCATTCTATCCAATAACAGCTTTCAATAATATTCCGTGAATCATTTGACAAATTATATGCTAATTCATTTACAGCAACAAATAATTCTTTAGGATCTTCTTTCATGAAAATTTCTTTACCATAATATGTAGCAGGAGCTTTAAGCCGTTCATTCATTTGTAACATATCAAAATCTGTTTTTTTCATCTTTATATTATCAAAACTATGTTTACGTTTAGCATCACAAAGTATACACATAATTTCGCAAAAAAGTCTCCTTATTTTTTCATTATTTCTTAATCTCAATTCATTATCCATATATCCATTTATGATAACTTGTTTAAAATTATTGATTCTTAATTCCAAATAAATAGCAATTTTAGGATTGCCTAAATGAATGTATTTACTATAAAAATGTAATATCGTTTCCCAAACGTCGCTAAAATGTCCAGCACAAATTAATTCAGCACTCCAATAACAAGCCGGTTCTATTTTTGACTGTATTAAACTATTTAGTAATTCTTTTTTAACATCTGTTTTTTTAAAATTTGAAAATGTAATCCCTTTAAAGTCTTTCATTTGTCTAATATCATTTATTTCAGAATCTTCCAACATATAATAAAAATTATACAAAAAAAATAACAACAATACATATAGATGAATTTTAAGTCAATTACAAGTTTATATAATAAATTGTCTAATTTTGGAAAATTACTGTTTTTTGTATCTCTTTTATTAATTATAATTGTATTGTTTAAAACAATCCATAAGGAAATTAATAACCGTAACAATGGCTTAATAGAGGGGTTCATTCAAGAACAAGATTTTCTCTTCAAAAAAGGGCCTGAAATATATGATGATTTTTATGCTTCTATTTACGATTATTTAGTATTCAACCAAGTTAAGAATGATTATGAAGTTGGTATGATTTTAAATCAATCTTCACCCAATACAAAGACTATTATACTTGACGTTGGATGCGGTACTGGACATCATGTAGGAAAATTCGCTGCGAATCCTGGTGTCGAAATTTTAGGAATTGATAATTCTCCCTCAATGATTAAAAAAGCAATAGAAAATTATCCTGGATTGAATTTTCAGTTGGCGGATGTTTTAAATAGAGACACATTTAGTAATAATATGTTTACACATATATTATGTTTGTATTTTACCATTTATTATTTAGACAATAAGCAACAATTTTTTAATAATTGTATTGACTGGTTAAAACCTGGAGGTTACTTATTTGTTCATCTAGTAGAAAAAAATAAATTTGATCCAATATTACCTCCTGGGAATCCTTTGTATATTGTTTCACCACAAAAATATGCTAAAGAAAGGATTACTAAAACGAAGATTAATTTTGACCAATTCATATATAATTCTAATTTCAAAATCAATGAAACATCATCTTCCGATGTCGCAATTTTTGATGAAAAATTTAAATTTAATGATGGTAGAGTAAGAAAACAGGAACATATTCTTTATATGAGTGATTTAGGAGACATAATCAATTTAGCACAAGAAGCTGGTTTTATCATTCAAGGAAAAATAGACCTTGTTAAAGTAGGATACGAATATCAATATATATATATATTTATGAAACCTACTTAATGAATATGTTTTATTTATTAATAAGAAATAAATGGAACATCGTCGTGATCAAGATGAATATGTTATTGATGTTTTTATAGAGATCCCAAAAAACTCTCACATAAAATATGAATATGATAAAACAATCAACGCATTTAGGTGTGATCGTATTTTATATACTCCTTTACAATACTTTTTCAATTATGGATTTGTTCAAAATACATTAAGTGATGATGGTGATCCTATAGATGTTGTAGTCATAATGGAAGACGAATTAATACCAACATCTTATATAAAGTGTAAAATTTTGGGCTGTTTAGATACATCGGATGATGAAGGGAAAGATCCAAAAATAATTGCTTGTCCAATTAGTAAAATAGACCCTACTTATAAACACATGAATGATATTTCTCAAGTACCGCACCATATGTTAGATAAAATCAAATATTTTTTTAGTCATTACAAAGACTTGGAGAATAAAACTGTTATTGTAGGTGATTTTATTGATAAACCATGCGCAATTTCTATTTATTTAGACTCTATTCAAAAATACAAAAATTCAAAAATAATGTGAAAACAATCTAAGATGTTGTAAAAAATTAGTTATTAAATATTTTTAAAAATAATGATAAATAAATATGTATGAATATATTTCATATATATTTATTGTATTTTTGATTCTTTTGTTGTTATGCTATTCCTATATTAAATTAAAATATGGATTTTGGTTAATTCAACCTGTTTTTCATATATACGACATAGGGTATATGATTTTTACACCTGGAATTATACAACATGACTTACCCAATAAAAATAAGTATACAAACTTCAAAGATATTGAAACGTGCTGTTATGAAGACACCGCCACCCATAAACTTCATCGGTTTATTCATTTTATAAATTCAAATTATTTACAAAATAAGGATAATATTTTTGTTCCATCATTGGAAAATGTATCTCCTTATTTCAAAGGACATAATGATAAATCATTTATTTCTTTTTATACTCAACCCGAAATTGTTACTGATTTACAAAAAAACACTACTTTAGAAGAGAGCCGAATTATTGGAGTAATTACTTCTCGACCGATTCATATTTTCATCAACAATGGAGAGAAAGATTCCTATTTTGACGCTTATTATGTGGATTATTTATGTGTAGATAAATCATATAGAAAACAAGGTATAGCACCACAAATAATACAGACACATCATTACAATCAAAGACATTTGAATAAAAAGATTGTTGTTAGTTTATTCAAGAGAGAAGATGAGTTGACTGGGATAGTTCCGTTGTGTGTATATTCTACGTATGGTTTTTCTATGGACAAATGGAATAAACCAGTTGAATTACATGCTATGTACACATTGTTAGAAATAAATGAACAAAATTTTCATTTTTTATATGATTTTATTAAAAGTGCGAGTAGAACTCATTTTGATATTATTATAAATAGTGAACCATCTAATATTATTGAATTAATAAAAACAAAAAATATATTTTTATATGTTTTAATGAATCAAGGTCTCGTACAATGTGCGTATTTTTATAGAAAAACATGCGTGTTTTATGAGAAAAATGTCGAAATATTGTCTTGTTTTGCTTCGATTAATAATTTTGATAAAAATGACAAAGAAGGAGAACGGTTATTTATTCAAGGATTCAAAATAAGTTTTTGGAAAATAGCGACTAACAAAAGCAAAGGGGAAAAGGATGTGTTTGGGTTTGCTGTTATTGAAGGAATATCACACAATCATAGTATTATTAATAATTTATGTTTAAAAACAAAACCACAAGTTATTAGTCCGACTGCTTATTTTTTTTATAATTTCGCTTACCACAGTTTCGATTGTAAAAAAGTATTAGTTATTAATTGATGATTATTTACCCACAGTCATCACCACAATCACCAACAAAACCAACAGCAGCACCAGAATTAGTACCAGCAACTACAGGAGCACCAAAAGTTAGAGTAGCACTAGTTGCTTTTTTTGGTTTACCAGCTGTAGGTTCTCCAAGAGCAAATGTAACGCCATCAACGAGTTGCATTGCTGGCAATGAGACTGAATAAGCATGTGCGCCTGTAGTTACAGCCAAGGCTTGAGCTGTTTTACCTGCTTCTCTTAATCCTTTGTTTAATACAGATGTAGCAGCTGCAGCAGAATCATGTAATGCCTCCCATTCACCATCTTCAGGTTTTTTCATAGAAATACCCATTTTAGTAATTTGAGGAACAGCAGTTATTGTTGGTAAAGTCAATGTAGCGCCAACCCAATCACTTTCTTTGATTCCTTGTGCAGATGAAATTGTAACAGTTGATCCTGTTGCTTTTACAGTAGCTTTAGCACCGAATTGTGAACTTAACTGAGAAGCTGCGATAGCAGCTGATTCGGTAGGACCAGTTGCTTTCATAAGAGCACCTGCTTTCATAGGAGCAGTTGCTTCGGTAGGGTCGTGACTATGCGGAAATGGCATATTATAATATAACGCAAGAAAAAATTTTAAAAACGCGAAAAAATACTAAATATAGTTATAACTCCATATCTTATAATTATATTTACATAAATGTGTTAAATGAGAAAATGTGTAAAAAAACTAATTGTATTTAAGAAGACATCATAGTTGCTGGCATTTTTTTTTTGTTAGTTTTAACCATATCATATAAACCAAACATTACTAGTAGCATTACAACAAAAGGTAATAAAACTAAAAACCATGAAAGAGGTTTTAATCCTACACTACATAACCATGATAAGAAGCAAGTAAATATAACAGCAAATAATAATTTACCTAGGATGGCCATCATGTGAATACCATTAAGCATGCCAATTATTATACTAATAATAGCTAAAACAAAGTAAAGCTTGGCTGGAGTGCACATCTTCTCAAATTTTGACGAGAACATAATAATATATATAAATATTTTTATTTATTTTTATTGTAAAAATTTTTATTTTTCATAGTAAATTTTTTCAATGTTTTTTTATTCGTTTTTTTTCTAAAAGTGCTTAATTTATTGAAATTGGTATTTTTCTCTCTTTTCTCTTTTTTTTGTATTATTATTTCAGAATCAATAATAGTATTAATATCTTTTAAATTGTTTACTAAATTTTCAATATTTATTGGTTTAATTCTAGGTTCATATAAATATTTTAAAAAAATTATTTTTAAATTTTCCAATAGTAATTTTTGATTATTTGTTAAATTGTCATAATTTTCGAAAAATAATTCATACATAGGTAAATACGCAGTAATAAAGCCCCATACATCAACAATATGTATAAATACATTATCTAAATAAACTCTCATATTTAATGATCCATCTTTTCTAAAGAAAGTAAAATGAAATAATATTTCAACCAAATATTCAATGATATATTGATCTGTATAATTTTGTTGTATGTATAATTTTTTATTTTCTATACTTGTATTTTTTATTTCAATATCAATGTCGTTGATGAATAACATATACATAATTTTATTTATATATTTGTAATGTCCTAATCCTCTTTCACTAATCCAAGATTTCAAATAATGTTTAACGAAACCATAAATATATTCTTTTTTAATTGGCATTTTGGATGATTCATTTATAACATCGTTATTTCTATCATTTTGTAAATTGTGTAAAAAATCAGAATATGTTTCATAAAATAAATCTGTAAAAAGGATAATGGAAAAAGGAATATTGAATTGTAATGGCCGATTGCGCCATTTTTTTGGAAATACATTATTTTCAAAGGGTCTATATTGAACCGTTAAACTCCAATCTATCATCCTTACTATTGTATTTTCATGTTTATTTTCTGTGTATACCAAAATATTTGAATCTTTTATATCATTGTGATAGATGTTCAAGTTATTCATAGGTATGATGCCATTTATTAATAAATCTACTAGTTTATTATTAATCATTTTTAATTTTGTATAGCTTTTATTATTCATTATAAAATGATCTACTGTTACACCGCCATATGGCATATTAATAGCTAATAATTCGTCAAGCCTCTCATTAATATGAAGATTTTTATGTTCTAACTTATCTTTTTTCAACGCTGTACATTTATCAAAATTTTGTAAATCATTTTTAGTTAATTTTATTGGTTTACATATTGTAATGTCATCGATTAAAAAATATTTTTTATAATCAGGTATTTTCATTATTATATTTTTAATACTTGACAATTTTTCAAATTCGTCATTCGCATTTTTTGTTGTCATTAATTTACTAATCGTATTTTTTTTTCTTCTTTTTGTTCCATTACATAATAGAGATGGGGAAAAAATACAACCAAACCCACCAGAATCAATCATTTTTCCACCTAATTTATTATTTATATTTTTCATTAAGTTGTCTTATATATTATTTATAAAATAAAATTAATAATTACGGATATAAATAATATATTAAACTACAAATAAAAGTAACCATTATAATATAGACGATTTTTTGTTTCAATTTATAATATTCTAGTAATTTAACATTATTTGATTTATATTCTTGATAATATTTTACGTAAAAATCATTTAAAGATATGATAGGTTTTTCTAATTTCTCATTTATTTTATTATGTATAAACCAAACCCATTTTATGAATGATTCTTTATTATCTAAATAAGGTTGTACTGGATATTCATCTAATAATTTACTAAAACTAACTGATATTTCTTGAACAGGGATAAATTGTGGCATATTTTGAACTAACTCGTAATATTTTTTTTTTGTAATAGTATTTGGATATTTTGGGTACGATAATGAAATAGTATGTAAAAAAAACCAATACTTTGGTCCCCATATTTTCGGATCAAGATTTGCCATTACACTAAAATGATATAAAAAGAATTATCTTTAAACATATAAATTAAATAAAGTATGAATAAGAATTTAAATAATTGTAATAATTGCGGTAAACCAGGTCATCAATATAGTCAGTGTAAATTGCCTATTATTAGTTATGGTATAATTTTATTCAAATATACTGATAATGGAATAAAATATTTAATGATAAGAAGAAAAGATAGTTTCGGTTTTATTGATTTTATGAGGGGTAAATATGTTTTTCATAATACAACTCAAGTACAAAATATTATAGATGAAATGTCGAATTCAGAAAAAAACAGATTGATCAATAATACATTTGAGAATTTATGGAGACAAATGTGGGGCGATGTTTATAATATTCAATACAAAAATGAAGAATATACGTGTAGTAAAAAATTCGATTTAATAAAAAATGGTATTTGTATTGGTAATGAAAGACTTACAATAAAAGATTTAGTTGAAAGAAGTACTACAAATTGGGATGAAACCGAGTGGGAATTTCCAAAAGGGCGGAGAAATTATAAAGAGAAAGATTTAGAATGTGCTTTAAGAGAATTTGAAGAAGAAACAGGTATTTCTAAAAATAACATTACGATTATTGAAAATGTAATTCCTTTTGAAGAAATATTCATTGGTACAAATCATAAATATTATAAACATAAATATTTTTTAGCTAATCATAATAATAATAATGATGAAGATGATGATATAAATTTATACAATTTTCAAACTTCAGAAGTAAGTAAAATGGAATGGAAAACATTTGATGAATGTCTTAATTCCATAAGACCATATAATTTAGAGAAAAAAAAACTAATTACTAATATTAATAAAGTATTAGAAGAATATAGTTTATATTCATAATATATAACAATATATAGTATAGTATGATTGTTAAAAAAAAAATAATAATAGATGATTCTGAAGAAATGAGTTCTGAAACAAATAAAAAATACTGTAATATAAATTTAGAAAATGAATATAAAGTTGATTGTGGTGATAGTAAAAATAATTATTCATCTGAATGTAATAAATTTTTATTAAAAAAAGAATTAATGGAGAGAAAATGTTTACTAGAAGAACCAGATGATGAAAATAGTTTTTTATATCCTAATTTAAATGATACTAATTTTAATATTAAAATTTCTGAAAAAAAAGAATTTAATGACACCAAATATGATGGGACTATTCATAAAAATATAAAAGAATATGCGGATATGATTTCAAAAGCGGATTTTGAATTAGCGCCTCATCAGTTATTTGTTAAAAATTTTATGTCATCACAAACTCCCTATAATAGTTTATTATTATATCATATGTTAGGTACAGGAAAAACATGTAGTGCTATTGGAGTTTGTGAAGAAAATAGAGACTACATGAAACAAATGGGTATAACGAAAAGAATAATTATTGTTGCTTCTGAAAATGTCCAAGATAATTTTAAATTACAATTATTTGATGAAAGAAAATTGAAGTTAGTCGATGGAGTATGGACAATTAAAGGTTGTGTTGGAAATAAATTATTGAAAGAAGTAAATCCTATGAATATGAAGGGGATATCAAAAGAGAAAATAATCAACCAAATTAAATCTTTGATAAACACCTATTATATTTTTTTAGGATATGGACAATTTGCGAATTATATTATAAAAACTATTCATTATGATGAAGAAGTGAAAAGAGACCAAATCAAAAGAGAATTAGAAGAAACTAAAAAAGGAAACAAAACAAAAATTCAAATGTTGAGTGAAATTAAAATAACTCTTAATAAAAGAATTATTCAAAAATTGAAAAACGAATTTGAAAATCGTTTGATCGTAATAGATGAGGTTCATAATATTAGAAAAACAGAAGATAATGAAAATAAAAAGGTTGCTATTCATTTAGAGTTATTAGTAAAAGCAGTACAAAATATGCGATTATTGTTATTATCAGCGACACCTATGTATAATAGTTATAAAGAAATAATATGGTTACTTAATTTAATGAACATCAATGATAAGAGAGGTAAAATAGATGTGAAAGATATTTTTGATAAAAATGGTAATTTTAAAAAAAATGGTGAGGAATTATTGATTCAAAAAGCAACTGGTTATATTTCATTTGTTCGCGGTGAAAATCCATATACTTTTCCATATCGTGTCTATCCAAACGAGTTTGCTAAAAAAAACACGTTTCCTTTTATTGAATATCCGAGTTTCCAGATGAATCTAAAAAGAATAAAGAATAAAGACAAGGAACGTATATTAAGTCTTTATTTGAATAAAATAGGAAATTGTAACAACTGCGGTACTTGTCAATATTGTAATTATAAGTATATTATTTTTAATTTAAGAAATAGAAAAATGACTACCACAACAAAAAAAGGGGTTATAAGAGAAATGCCCAATTTTGAAAACATGGAATCATTTGGGTATACATTATTACAATTACCATTAGAATCATTAATTATTTCATATCCTATTGATGGATTAAAAAAAATATTAGATGAAATGCCTCCAACAGAATATATGAATATTATTGAAGATGAAATGGTAAATAATGCTGAAAATAATGAAGAAGTAGCTGAGACAGCTGAGACAGCTGAGACAGTTGACAATGAGGAAAAATCTATAATTAATCAAAATGCTGGAGATTCTGATTCAGAACCAGAATCTGATAAAAGTTATTTCAAAATCGATCCTCAAAATTTGACTGGTAAAAAAGGGTTAGAAAGAATGATGGATTTCATTGATACAAAATCTCCCCCTTATAAAGGGGATTTTGAATACAAACGGAATACAATTAATAATCATGGAAAGATTTTTTCTTATAATGAAATTGGTAATTATAGTTCAAAGATTAAGTGTATTTTAGATCAGTTAGTTATTAAAAAAGGATTAAATACTATTGATAATATTAAAATAGCAGATGGTGTTATTTTGATTTATTCTCAATATATTGATGGAGGGTTAATACCCATGGCATTAGCATTAGAAGAAATGGGTTTTGTAAGATATGGACAAAATACAAAAACTTTATTTAAAAATAAACCTTCTGAAATTGTTGATGTACGAACTATGAAACCACCAATAGATAAAAAAAATTTCATGCCCGCTAGATATTCAATGATTACGGGAGACCCTCGATTATCACCCAATAATGATTTTGAAGTTAAAGCATTAACAAGTGACGACAATATAAATGGAAATAAAGTTAAAGTTGTTTTGATTTCTAGAGCAGGTTCTGAAGGTATTGATTTTAAATTTATAAGGCAAGTTCATATATTAGAGCCCTGGTACAATATGAATCGAATTGAACAAATACTTGGTCGAGCTGTTCGTAATTTTAGTCATAAAGATTTACCTTTTGAAAAAAGAAATGTGGAAATTTTCATGTATGGAACTATTCTTGAAAATAATAAAGAAGAAGCCGCTGATTTATATGTTTATCGAGTTGCTGAATATAAAGCAATACAAATTGGTAAGGTTACTAGATTGTTGAAAGAGACTTCTGTAGATTGTATAATAAATCACGATCAAACAAATTTCACTCAAGAAAACATGTCTGCTAATTTAAATGAAGAAATCACACAAGAATTATCGAATGGTTTGGTAATCCATGATTTTAAAATAGGCGATGTGCCTTTTTCTCCTGCGTGTGATTATATGCCGATATGTAGTTTTTCGTGTAGACCCAATAAAAATATAGATGAAAATGCTTTAAATGAAGATACATATGATGAAAAATTTATTACAATGAATTCAGAAAAAATAATGCAAAAAATAAGAATGTTAATGAAGGAGGGGTTTTTTTATAAAAAAGATAATTTGATTAATTTAATTCAAATCCCAAAAAAATATCCTTTTGTCCAAATATATTCTGCTTTAACAACATTAATTGAAGACAATAATGAATTTATAGTAGATAAATACGGTAGAAATGGTAGACTTATAAACATAGGTGATTATTATTTATTTCAACCTGTTGAAATTTTAGATAAAAACGTATCTATTTATGAGAGATCTATACCAATTGATTACAAACATAGTAGTATTCAATTTGATTTGAAAGAGGATATTATTAAAAAGAGTGACAAGAATCAAAGTAAAAAACTTATTATCGAAGAAGATAAAAATCAAGATAAATATATTCAAATGAATGAAAATAAAGCTAATAATAAAGCAGCGACTAGTGCTAAGATATTAATTGATGATTTTAATAAAAATATTAATTTAACCAAAGAATTTTCAAAGGGTAATAGAGTACCAAGAGGGGATGACAACTGGTATAAACATTGTGGTGTAGTAATAATAAAAATGTCTTTGGAATATCCAGAAAGTAAAGAGTATCTAATTGATTTTTTAATTGCACATATGATAGAGCTTTTATTATTTCAAGAAAAATTGGATATGATGAATTATATTTATTCATTAGAAAAATTAACTACCAATTCAGTCGAGTTTATGATTAAACAGTATTTTGATAGAAAGAGTATTAAAATGAAAAATAAAAATGATGCTATAATTTTATATGATTTGGATAAGATGAAAATAATGATATTAAATAATAATAATGTTTGGATAGAAGCTGAACCAGAAGATAAGAGAGAGTTCGAAGAAACCAAAGAAGTAAAAGAACTATTGAATTTTAAAATAAGTGATTATAATAATATTATAGGATTTATTGGCTACGAAAAAAATAATAACTATTTAATTTTTAAGACGAAAGATATGCTTAAAAAGAGAGATACGGGCGCTAGATGTGATGAGTCTGGAAAAAATAAAACAATTCAAATGATTAATACAATAGTTGGTGAAGAAAAATACACGAAAGAGAATACACGAATTTTGAAAGAACCAAATGGTGCTATTATACAAGAAGCTATTGGCCAAGTAGAATTATGTATAATACAAGAATTTATTTTAAGATATTTCGATAAAATTAAAAAAGATAATAAAAAATGGTTTTTAACACCAGAAATGGCATTATATTACAAATTATATACTATTTTTAATAAATAAAATTGAACATTATTTAAAATAAAGTTAAAAGAATAAATATATATACAATATATGGAAATTATGAATAAATTGCCTCAAAACAATAAAAAAAAAATCGTAAAATTAAACTCTATTTATTCTAGATCAATCATTACAAGAAATATTAAATTACCTATTATGAATATTGGTAGTAATTTAAAACAAGTTTTGGAAGAATATATTTCCAATCATTTTGAAGGGAAATGCGTCGTTGAAGGATTTATAAAACCACAATCTACAAAAATAATATCATATTCAAGTGGAATTATCGTCATGGGTTTGAATGTATCATTTGATGTTGTTTTTGAGTGTGAAGTATGCTTCCCTGTTGAAGGAACAATTATTTCTTGTTTAGCAAAAACAAATACAAAAGCTGGTATTACAGCTGAAAGTGCTTATGAAAAACCTAGTCCGATTATAGTATTTATAGCAAGAGATCATCATTATTCTAACTCCTATTTTGCGGACATTAAAGAAGGTGATAAGATTAATGTTAGAGTCATTGGTCAACGTTTTGAATTAAATGATAAGTCTATTTCAATAATTGGCGAATTGATGAAACAACATAAATCAAAATTAATCATTGAAAAATAAAATAATCATTGAAAAATAAAATAATCATTGAAAAATAAAATAATCATTGAAATAAAATAATAATGATTTAAGACATACATGACATTTTTTTTCACAATGTTTTTTTTGACATTTGAAAGATATTATTTATTTCAAACTTAAATATATTAAATATAACACAAATATTTACTATAAACAGTAATGGAAGTTACAATGACTACAAGTGAAATTAACAATTACTCTATTAGTGAGTTAAATTACATTAGAGAATCAATTGAAAATATGAATAAATTTAATCAAATTGAAGTTCTAAGAATATTAAACAAAAATAAAGATGTAACATTGAATGAGAATAAGTATGGTGTTCATATTAATTTATCCGAATTAAAAAAAGATATATTGGACGAATTAAACACTTATATTAAATATGTGAACACACAAGAAAATGCGTTGAATGAAATTGAAAAACAAAAAGAGTCCTTTAAAAATATATATTTTACAAAAGATAATAAAGATAATAAATGATAAATATGTAATAGTTAAAGTAAAATTTATGTCTTTTGTTAAAGAAGATGATTTATATCAAAATTTTGTTAAACATGTACAAGATTATATGTTTAATAATACAACTATTTGTAAATGTATTGAATCAAAATTATGCGAAGAAGTAAAGAATAAAAAAAATAAACAACATTTATTAAATGATAAAGTGAGTTTTATTTCTAATAATACAATTGCCAGCACCAATATAAATATATCTAAAAATGAAACTATTATTAAACCATGTGATAAAGATTCACTATTTTGGTGTTTATATATTATCAAAAATGGTTTGGTAAATTATACAAAATTAACAAATCGTAGTTATGTCATTGAAAAACAATTTAAGATTGAGTATATAGAAAGGATGAGGAAAGAAAAACAACTATTGAAACAATACAAATTTGATACAATTACAAATATTGAAAATAAATTAGCAAACGAAGAATTAATTGATATTAATACATTTCTCTCATTATGTGTAATTGGTAATTTAAATATTTTTTTTATTAAAAATAAGACATATTACGAATTGGTTATGAACGATTCAAATAGAATATATAAGGTTGAATTATTTAATGACACAAAAAAATATGGTTTTGAAGAAACAACAAAAGATAATTTAGATGATTTTAGAAATAATTATTATAAATTAGATAATTTGGAGAAACCTATAAAATCATTGTCATATTATAAAACACAAGATTTGATAGATATTTGTATTAAATTAGGTATTGAAACAAAATATACTAAAAATAATAGTGATAATAACAACGATACTAAAGAAAAAACGAAGAATAAAAAAGAATTGTATGAAGCTATAATAAAATATTTTTAAAAAAATTGAACAATAATATAAAAATAAGTCTAAATATATATTATTATGTCTGATATAACAAAAATGAATAGTAACAAAATCAATTTAGAAGAAGATTTTGGAAGTGAAGAACTAAATAAAATATATAAAAATTTGGACGAAAAAACTCAAAAGGAAATTAATTCTTTATCAAAATTGGATTTTAAAATAGCTATATTACAAAATTTATCAGATCCAGAATTTACATCATTTTATGAAAAAATGAAGGATAGTGAAAAGAAACAATTAGAATCTTTTAAGATAAGGGATAGGTTTTTATTTATTAAAAGACTCATGAAAAAATCGAAGGTTGATGAGCCTTCACAACCAAAACCAGTTCAAGTAGAAATTGTATCGGACGTTAAAGAACCACCTTCTGAACTATTAAATGATGATGATGATGATGATAAAATTGAAAGTACTGAATACAACGAAGACAATACAAATATAAAACCAATAATAAAATTAACAGAATCAACTATAGCACAAAAAGAGTTTAATAATTTAATAAAATTATTTTATAATTCATCACCATATACTATTTCAAATAAAAATCATGAATTAGAAGTTCGTTTTGGTACAAGAGGTATAAAACCTCTAAACAAACATGATTATGATAATGTTATTAAAAAACTTAAATCGCTCGGGTTTACTAGTTTGAATGAAGTTGGTATGTCAAGTTTAAAAATACAAAGTGAATATCTTGATAAAAATACTGGTAGGTTTAAATTGTCAAATGTAAGAGTCAGTATTAATGATCTGAATGAAATACAAAAATATTGTAAAACGAATAGTATAAAGGATATTTATAATAAAAAATCACACACAATTAGTTTTATAAACAAGATTCCTGTATTTATTAACAATGAAAAAATAATGCCAGTTAATTTTGATGATTTTAATTTTCGAGTGTCCTATCAAATAGAAGAAGAAGTTAGTGTTTCATCAAAAAATTTTATTATTCAAAATTGGACAAAGAATAAGAAAACGTTTCGATATATGAATCGTGTTACTTTTAATCATGTTGATTATCCTATTAATGTTGATATAAGTATAACTAAATTTAATAGTGATAATTATAAACGTACATATACAATTGAAGAGTCTAATGTATTCCAAAGTCCAGAAAAAATAGAAATAGAATTAGAAGTTGACAATACCAAAATAGGTCCATATACTAAGTTCGATTCACCTGAAAAAGTATTAGAAGCAATAAGAAAAGTAATCAAATTTGTATTAGGTGGTCTTCAAAATACGAATTTTCCTATTTCATATTCAGAACAGCGAAATACTATAATGGATTATATGAAATTGTTACACAAAGACGATCCAAATTTTAATCTTGAAAAAAGAATATATCCCAGTGATTTTATAGGTCCTTCGTCATTTACATTACAAATGTCTAATATTGCGGAAATAGATGACAATACTAATATTCCAAATATAAGAAATGATTTTGTTGTCACAGATAAAGCAGACGGTGAAAGACATTTAATGTTTATTAATAGTAATGGAAAGATTTATTTGATTAATACAAATATGAATGTTATATTTACTGGTGTTAAAACAAATAATAAAGATTTATTCAATACTTTATTAGATGGTGAATTGATATATCATGATAAATTTGGTAAATTTATAAATTTATATGCTGGTTTTGATATTTATTATTTAAATAATGTGGATACAAGGATTTTACCTTTTATGATAAAAGAAGATGAAACAACTATGAAATCAATGGATCAGAATAAAATATATAATTCTAGATATATGTTATTAAAAAGTACAATTAATATGTTAAAACCTGTTTCTATTTTAGATAATAATATAAATACAAAAGAATCAACAAATATAAATGTCGAAACACTCAAAAAATTAATATTGCCTATTAGAATTACATTTAAAAAATTTTATCCTGAAAGCAAACAACAAGGAAATATTTTTGAAGCATGTAAAAATATTCTTACGAAAATAAGAGAATCTAGATTTGAGTATTTAACAGATGGTCTGATATTTACTCATGCTTATTTTGGTGTAGGTTCTAATAAAGAAGGTCAAACCGGACCATTAACTAAAATAACATGGGATTATTCATTTAAATGGAAGCCTCCCAAAGATAATACAATTGATTTCTTTGTTGTAACAGTGAAACAGCCTGGTGGCGAAGATATGGTAAAGACACAATATGAAGAGGGTTTTAACTCTCACTTAACTAATCAATTATCAGAATATAAGATGATTCAATTATGTTGTACATATAGTGAAAAAAAACATGGTACTATTTATTTAAATCCATGTCAGGACATAATTGATGATAAATTACCTGAATATAAAGAAGTAAATTATGAAGACCGACAATTTAATGACGCAAAACCATTACAATTTTATCCATCAGAACCATTTGATCCTGAAGCAGGTATATGTAACATTATGCTAAAAGTCGATGATAATAATGTCAGACAAATGTTTACAGAGGAAAACGAAATATTTGACGATAATATGATAGTAGAATTTAGTTATGATTTAACAAAAGAAAAAGGTTGGAGATGGTGTCCCAAAAGGGTTAGGTATGATAAAACTAGTGAATTTCTTCAAGGATTGAAAAATTTTGGTAATGCTTATCACGTTGCGAATAGTAATTGGAAATCAATTAATAATCCAATTACAGAAGATATGATAAGTAGTGGTCAAAATATTCCTGACATTACCGTTGATGAGGATATTTATTATAATAAACCAGCTGGTAAAACATTAACAGAATCAATGAAAAATTTCCATAATTTGTATGTAAAAAAATTATTGATAAAATCCGTTTCTAAATATGGCGATACGTTGATAGACTATGCTTGTGGTAAAGCAGGTGATTTACCTAAATGGATAAGTTGTCGACTTTCATTTGTATTTGGTATTGATAAATCAAAAAATAATTTAGAAGATAGAATTGACGGTGCTTGCGTAAGATATTTAAATTCAAAAAAAACAAATAAGCATATTCCGTATGCTCTATTTGTCAATGGGGACACTTCTTATAATATTAAAAATGGTAGTGCTATGTTAAATGATAAAGCAGTTCAAATTACAAAAGCTATTTTTGGTATTGGACCAAAAGATGAAGATAAATTAGGGAAAGGTGTATATAGACAATATAGCAAAGGTGAAGATGGTTTCAATATTTCATCGTGTCAATTTGCAGTTCATTATTTTCTAGAAAATCCTGAAACGCTCCAAGGATTTATGAGAAATATAGCAGAGTGTACAAAATTGGATGGTTATTTTATTGGCACGTGTTATGATGGTAAACAAGTATTTAATTTATTAAAAAAAACACAACAAGGTGAATCAATACAAATTGTTGAAAAAGGGAAGAAAGTATGGGAAGTTGTGAAAGGTTATACTTCTGAATCTTTTGAAGATAATTCTAGTTCAATTGGATATAGGATTGACGTGTATCAGGATTCTATAAATCAATTAATTTCAGAATATCTGGTAAATTTTGATTATTTTGATCAAGTTTTGAATAATTATGGGTTTAAAATTGTCGATTCAGAAGAAGCAAAATCTCTAGGTTTACCAGAAGGTAGTGGTTTATTTAGTGAATTATATATGAATATGATTGAAGAAATAAAAAAGAATAAAAATAAGGAAAAAGATTATGGAAATGCGTTAAATATGAGTGAATATGAAAAAAAAATCTCGTTTTTAAACAGATATTTTGTTTATAAAAAAATACGTAATGTAAATACAGAGAAAATTCAAATGGAATTTAGTGATTATTCGCCTTCTGAAATATTGAATGATGAAAAAGAAACTAAACAAGCAGTTGAAATCGCGAAAGTGGAAAATAAAATCATAAAATCGAAAGTTCGCAAATTGAATAAAAAATTGATTATAGAATCTTCATAAGAAAACTAAACTATAATAATCACTTAAATATTATATTTCATTGAATATAAATATAATATTTTTATAAAAAAATGAGTTATTACATACTACCAAAAAATCATAATAATGTTACAATATCGCCGAATATAAGTGGCGTAAAAATGCATCCATACATATCCCATACTTTAATCAATTATTATATGATAATTAAAAATGAAATTTATCAATTGTGTCGTAAAAATGTGTGTGAAAAAACTATGAATGATAATATTAATAGTAACGACATAGATGAAATGATTGTTCATTATTATAATGATATGATTAAAAGTATCAATCCATATGAATATGTATTTTCGAAAGTCCCTGGTTCTATTTTTTCTGTTAGTAAATTAAAACCAAAAAGTGTTTTATTTTATGATCTATTTGAAATAATTCAAAGTATTAATATTTTAGATTCATTTGAAATTGATAATATTAATTCATTAATAATTGGTAAAAATTATGAAGATTCTTTAGAATGTCTAGAAATGTTAAGAGAATATTATAATAATGATAATTTTTTTTGTTATACAGAATATCATTCCAATTTACACGATTGGATTAAAAATAACAAATTTAATTTTATTATTTATGAAATAGATGAGATAATTGATATTAATAATACCAATAATTATGTTATTAATTTATTGGAAATATTGTTAATAATAATTAATTATGTAAAACAAAATGGAGTAGTCATTATTAAAATTGAAAATTTATTTTATAAATCAATTATTGATATAATATATATACTATGTTCTTTATTTGAAAAATCATACATTATTAAACCTAATACTAGTAATATTACAACATTTGATAAATATATTGTTTTAAAAAATTTCAATATAAATAATGAGAAATTTGATGTATTTTATAATTATACGATAAAAATAAAAGAAATTATAAATAAATATAAGAATACACAGGAGCCAATTTTTATAAATAGTATTATAGAATATGAAATACCTTATTATTTTTTAAATAAAATAGATGACATCAATTTAATTATTGGTCAGCAACAATTGGAATCATTTGATTATTTAATAAATATATTAAAACTAGAAAACAAAGAAGAAAAATTAGAATTATTAAAAAAAAATAATTTACAAAAATCGGTTCAATGGTGTGAAAAACATCATTTTCCTTGTAATAAATTTTCAGACAAAATAAATATTTTCCTACCACTAAAAGAAAGTGTTAAATCACAATGACGATAAAACTAAAAGATGAAATTATAATATCAAATTATTTTTTATTGAAATTGATATTATAATAAAGTATTACTATTTGGTGTTTGTTTATAATGATTTGATGATCTTATTGGTTTATAATATCCGTAATTCTGACCATTTACAGAATATAAGTAACGATATGGTGAAGCTTGTGAAACAGGTGTATAATATTCTGGTTTTCTAACATATCTACAAGCTTTCTTGTTTTGAAATGGAAAAATAGGAGGTTGATTACAAGGTGGTGCTTTATTTTTATGTAAATAAGGTACGTTTGTTTCTAATAATTCTTCCGAATTATTTTTAGAAATTAATTTACCAACTGAATTAGTATAATATGAAGCCGCATTTTTTTCAATAGTAGTAACATTTAATTTTAACATACGAGTACTTGAATCAACGGCTCCTTGTGTAGCAAATTGTGGATTATTTGGTTTATATACAACCAACTTACACCCAACTGGATTGCTCGGACCAGATAAAGGTACTCCAATATATGGATTTTGTACAAATTCTATATATAGAGGTATGGCTTGTTGTTTAATATTATCAGGTAAAGTTTTTAGGTATTCAAAAAATTTCATTAAAGTTATATTATTGATATTTTGACTCAAAAAATCAAGCTTATAATCTTTTGAAATTATATTTCTATTAATCAAAATATCAAAAAACAATGTTATAATATTTATTTCAGAAGCAATTGCTAAATCAGCGTTTGGTTGACAATTCGCAAAATACGTGTTTGTAATAGATAAAGGGGATCCAGGCTTAGCTCCTTTTATAAGCGCTGCTGTAAGTTCTGGGTTTTGTGAATTATTTATTTCCGCAATATTTATTGGATTATATGTTTCAAAATTAAATGCTCGTTGTTGATATGTTTTACATCTATTTTGTAAATACTGTGTATGTGTTGTATAATAATTTTTTTTTAAATTGGTATTAGCATATATTAGACGTTTTTTAGCAAATTTCTCTTGATTACAACACCATATTGCATTTTCTGTATTTGGTTCTGGATTATCTGTTAAATATGTTTTATTTGGATAATATGTATCAACAATCGCAACACCTTGACATGTAGTACAATCTTTTTGTGATTGTACCATTTCATTTATTTCACTAATTGGGTTTTGTTTGACTAAATAAGTTCCAGGTTTATCTTGTAATTCATTTAATAATCCACTACCGCCAAACCCGCCACCAAGTGAAGTTCCTTTACTAGATTTTACATTTCTATTCAAATTATATTCTATTAATCCGACTTCAGTTTCCGCTATATATTTCTTATCGCCGACAATATACTTGTTTTCTTGTGTTTTATCCATATTTATTATAGCAACATTAGGAATAACTCTACCTTTTCTATAATGCTTAATAGGTCTCGCAGCACCAAATGGTGAAGGAAACACATTTCCTGGATCTAAATTTGTTAAAGGTCTTATATGTCCAGCTGCTATTCCCACTGGATTACTATTTAAACCATCACCTTTCCATGTTTTATATCCTCCTTGGTTAAGTAAATTAACAGCAAGACCCATTCCAACGGGATAAAATGATGTTCCTAATGAATTAAAACCAGTATTTAATGATGAATTCTTATTTATAAATTGTGCCATATTTATTTGTATAAATATATAGAAGAAAATAAAAACCTTGTATATATTATTATATTAAATAGTATATTTATAAATGTTAGTAAAGTTATTGATTGTTTTTTTTATATTATTAATTATTTACCAAATATTTTTAGGTATTACACATAACTATTTACTAGAAGGTATGACAACAGACATGAATAATCAACAAAGTCATGAACAATATCAACCGTATGATACTAATAATCCAAATAATGTAATGATTTTAGCACAACAAAACGCTGGAAATATACAAGTTTTAAAACAACAAGTAGATTCTATTTTAGGATTAAGTAAACAAGTTCAAGATTTAAGTGGTAATCTAGCAAACTTATCAGAACAAGTTTATAATATGATTCAAGCGCAACAACAGTTAGCACAAAGTAGTTTACCTAGTTCGACACCAGAAATAACTGGTACAACATAATTCAATAAAATAATTATATTTGTATAATTTAATATACAATGTCAAATTCAGATTCATCTTCAGATTCAAATATATTTCAAGAAGTTTTAAGTGGTGCTGAAAATGTCCAAGAAAAATTATTGGGCCCTACATATCCATATTATAAAAATATTAGAACACCATCTGAAATTGGAATGACAAGTAATGGTTCAATTTCTGCTTTGACTAAAGATATTGATGGTCTAATTAATTATGTAACACTTTTAGTTGAAGGCACTGGTAAAGCTTCTGCTACAGGAAATCCTTTGGGGAATAAATTTTTTTTAAAGACTGGTGCAAAATGTAAAAATATTTCTGATAATGAAACAGTAGATAGATATATTTATGTAAACAATGTTCCAGAAGGGAATATACCTTTTATATCTCAAGGTCTAGGTGTTAATTTTTCAGAATTCAAAGGTTTAATTCCTGGGGCTATGGGCAATTTAAATGCACTTAATCCTTATTCATTATTACAATCATTTCTATCTGGTTCTGTACCAGACTGTCAACCTTTAACAATGCAGACAATCGATATTAATAACAATAAATCATCCGAAACCCATTATGTAACCTTAGTAGACATACGCAATATGGATCCATGTAGCTTTCAAAATAAAACAAATCCTATCACAAACAATAAATGTAAAGAGACTTTCCAAAATGTCAATAGTAATATAGATTATACAAATACAGTAAAATTACCAAATGATATTACGAGTCAATTATATTTTTTAGCTTTAGCACTGCTTGTTATTTATATATTATATAAAGTAATGAAAAAACAATAACAATAATTATTTTACACCTTTTATATTTCAAACGCTGTTTATAATATAAAAGAATACTTATATATTATAATAAATGGATTTTGTTTATGTATTACTTTTTGGAAGCGAATGGGAAGATATAATTATATTATTATCAAAAGAAGATGCTATAAATGAATCTATAAAATACCCAAATAATAGAGTTGAAATTTTTAGTAAAAATAACACACCTGGATATACACCTACTTATAATTATTATAAAAATGGAAAACTTATTCAAAACTAGTAATTCTAAAATAGCATTTTACATGCTTGAATATTTACACCTTTTCTCATTGAAAACGCTCATTTTGTATTATTATTATTATTTATATAAATATAAAATTATTATCAATAGCCACGAGCAAGTCGATTATTTCTCTCTATTTATAATTATGTTTTTTTGATTTCACACGCATTCGTTTTTTAGTACGATGTTTTTTTGATTTAGCACCACCAAGCATACGAACAGGTCCGCCAACCATAGTATGTGGTCTAGCAGTTACACCTGAAAAAGGAGCAGCTTTTGAAGCTATATTAGTAAGTGAAATATTATCTTGGAAAGCACCTCCTCGTTTTTTGCTTGTATACATATTTTTTTTACTTTTATTTCTTTTTCCGCCATATGAAAAATTAGAAGATGTAGTTGATGATGATGGAGTCATTGATGTTGATGATGTTGATGGTGTTGAATATGACGCTACAGCTGATGAATTATTTGTTGGTACAACAGAAGGATACAACGGTTGTTGTGATGTATATGAAGTTCCGTTCATACCAGTTGCTTTTTTTGTTTGATTCCACGCATTTGAAGCTGACTGTGAAATTTTGGTGCTCCAATTACTAAATGTTTCTTTTAACGAATCAAACATTCCTCCTCCTTTTCTTCGTAAATTTATTTTTCTATTTCTATAGTTATTTCGCATGTATATATATTATTATGATAATAATAAAATATTATTGTTATTAATTATTTATTTATCTAAATGTTGTATTTAGAATTGCTTCCGCCAATAGAAGCCAATGCTAATTGACTTCTCTCTTGTATTGCTTTGAATTGTGGTGAATTAGTGACGCTTTCTAATTGGTTATGTTGTTTTAACCAATCATAAATTCTACCACTACATCCAGCGCCACCTCTAGAAGATCCTACAAGTACAGCAACACTTGTTCTTCCCGATGTACCTAAACTAGGCATTGGTTGTAAATACGGGCTGTAGTTTGGGTAAAGTTTACTTGTAATTTTATTATCATCAGCAGGTTTTAAACTGCCTAATTTCACAATTTGTTGATTATAATACGTTTTTTCATACGCTGTTAAGTTTGTCAAATCGTATACAGCCATATATTGTGTAAAATCTGTAGTAGGTGGATTATTTGTACAATCCAATTCTGTTCCATAAACAATATCAAAATTATTATTAAAGTGGAACATTGTATTTATATCATTTGTATTATAACCTGGTATGATCATTCCTTGACTTAATAAATAAGCTCTTTGAAATCTACTCATACTACTAGAGTCGCCTGGCATGCCAATCAATCCTTTTCCTAATCCGCAGTCTGGCTGATTCGGAGGATTACAATATGAAAAATTGTTGTTATTAATTAAAGTTTCTAAATTTGATACTTGTTCAGGATAAGTAGGATTATTAGTACATACCTTATATTTTGAGTTATCATAACAAGTTAAAGCACCATTATTATTTGGTTCTACTATAATTGTATTTCCTTTATTGTCTGAAATAAACCAGTGTAATGGTATAGAGCTATTAAATGGAGGTCCAAAAGGTTGGTTTGTTACATTAATGTTTTTAGAAATTTCTATAACATGAGATACTGATTTAGCATTATTTAAAAAATACCCACATACTTCATAACTAGCTAAATTAATTTTATCATTAAGTAGATTCGCATTATAACTAGCGCTACACTTAAAATAAAATGCCATACAACATAATCCATGGTTATTTATACCATCAAGAAAATATAGACCGCTTAATGTAGTTCCGATAATATCACTTGTAAATACCGGTGCGTAAGTTAAAACAGTTTCAAATTCAAGAGTTCGCGATTGATAATATTTGCCATCTTCCGACTGTATAAATAATCCAGTACACATTATTAATATAATATAAAATAATATATTAAATTTTACATTATCATGATATTCAGTTTATACTTTTTTAGATGTAGTACCTATATTTATTTCCACCAAGGGAAGCCAATGCTAGTTGACTTCTCTCTTGAATTGCTTTGAATTGTGGGGAATTAACAGTACTTTCTAATTGGTTATGTTGTTTTAACCAATCATAAATTCTGCCACTACTTCCAGCACCTGCTCTAGAAGATCCTACAAGTACAGCAACACTTGTTCTTCCCGATGTACCTAAAGTAGGCATTGGTTGTAAATATGGTGAAAAATCGCGACTTGGTAAATAGAATCCTGACATTTATAAAATATATATATATTTTATTATTTCTAAATTATAAATTTAATAATTTTGTCTTGGAAGCGCACCCCAACAACAAACCGAGCCATTTTGCAAACTATAATTATAAATAGAACCTTTTTTTTTAGGTGCGGTACACCCACCTGAACGCACTCGACGAATTGTTGTCCTAACTCCACTTGGATAATAATTTTTTGTTGAGATTGGATCATCTAAAGGTAGTCCTACTTTAAAACTCGATTTTCCTACAGCATTTCGTTTTAATATAGATGTATACATAGATCCTGGAATAGGAGCAATATAATTGGTATGTGTTGACACCGCATATCTTTTACCAGTTGAATGTGAAAAACACATACTTGGTGTAGATGGATTCAAAACACCAACGTTTTGTAATGAAGAGTCTAAAACACCTTGTTGTATATATTTATCTAAACCTTTTCTAATATTTGGACTATTTATATCTTGCGATCTTTTAGCTACTCTTAAATATGCTTGTCTTTGATTTGACATCATTTCAGCATAAACTGGTTCTTGTTGCGGATAAAAAAAAGGTGGTGTTGGTCTAATACCTGTTAAAGTACCATAACTATGATATGGTTGTGCACTTGGATATTGATTTGTACTTAACGGTCCATTTATAGGAGCATTTACATAATTATTATAAGATACGGAACCAATGGATGTAGTTACACTATATGGAGTTGTCATTTAATATAACATATGAAAATATATTATAATAAAAAATTATCTACTTTATATAATTTGGATTTCCACAATATACACAATTTTGATATCGCTGTTTCTCTCCTTGTAAATTGGAAGAAGCTACAATTGTGTTCCTTTTTTTACATTTGCTACATTGATAAATTTCTTTTAGGTATGATATGGACCAATGATTGAAATCTGTTTTTTGCATCATATCTTTATTATTCGTTTTGTTCATTTGTACTATGGAGTTATAAAATATATTTTATATTAGACTTTAACTTTTGTTTTCTAAACATTTAGCGAAACACTTTTTTCTATTGTAAATATATAAAATACAAAAATGCCTTTTATTCGTAGTTATAATGGAGCTATGAAATTATTATCCGAAATAGGAAATGGTACTTGTAAAGGAACTTGTAAAACTACATGGATCCGCAATTTGAAATACGCATTAAAAACGAAAACAAATCGCCTAGGATTGAATGAGTCACAACGAAAAAAAATGACTGAAAAATTGAAAAGTGTTTCCGGAAGGAATGCTATAAACGAACATAGTAAAACATTGAAAAAATATAAAAATAGAAAATCACCACCCTATCCGGCCAATGAGAATTGTAATAAAAAAAAAAGAGGTAATGATGGAAATATGTATATATCTAAACCAAATAAAAATAATGTTTGCTCTTGGAAAAAGGTTTGATGAATTATTTTCTTATATAGTCAAATTCAGTATAAATCCAGTTATATTCCAATTTATTTTCAATGTAATAGTTTTGTTTTTTATTACAAATAAAGGACTTAGGGTATTGTCTTCCAATCCAAAAAGAATATTTAATAAAATCGTCATATTCATTCATATTTACTTGAATCATATCAGGGTTATTCAAAGACCGCCCTTCATAATTATATAAATTAGGAAAACCATATATATATTTTGTTGTTATAGGGTTATAATTTTCAACATAACGTAGTTTTAACGTAGTAAACTTTAATAATTCGTATCTATAATCTGTTTTTGGAATTATAGATACAATATCTCCTTTTCTCATAATGAATTGATCATCGTACAAAATAATTTTATTTATCAAATCTTTAGGCAGTTCAGCAAAAATATTTTTCATTTGTATTCTACGATCTATACGATAATCAATTTCATATTTTACGTTTAAACGTTTTACATTTAATATCTTCTAGCAGCTCTCCAAGCACTTTGACTTGCGCTATAATCATTGCCAGCAAAACTAGTATCGTTGTAATTTCTAGCCATTGCTCTTTGTTTTAAATAAGTGGTATAATCCGAACTATCATATACATATTTAACATTGCAAGCAGCAGCAGGAACTCCTGGAGCAATTTGATTTGCCGTGTATGTAGCGCTGGGAATACAAGACTTGGAAATGGATCCAAAATGTTGTCGTAAACCTTTAATTTGAGGTCTACTTTGAAAAGTTTGACATGTACCACCACAAGAATAATTGTCGCGACTCAATAAATCACCAGCGTTATTTACAGCGCGAAATGGAGTAATGATTTGTTTTTTTTTAGAAGCTAATAATTCAGCTTTATAAGCAGTATTCCAAGCATTTCTAAGCGTAAAACGCATCGTTTCAAAATCATTGCTTCCAAAAGAACCCTTTTCATTTGTTTGGACTGATTGAGGCATATATCCTTGAAAAGCACCCCCTAATGATGATCCTTTGACAATACCTAATGGAATATATCGCGGAAATCCACCGCTTATACTATTTGTATATCCAATACTTGTCGACATTATATATAATAGAATACTATAAAAAATGTTTAATAATTTATTAAATTACACTAAATTTTTAAATTTTTATATATATAATATAAATGTTCAATTTACTTTTTTTGATTTCCGCTATTCTTTTTGTAACGATTGATTTTTTTTATTTACAAACAATTAAAAATTATTTTACTAAACAAATCACACAAGTACAAGGTTCGCCTTTAAAAGTTAATTTATTAGGAGCAGCTCTTTGTTATATTTTTTTGATTTTTGGGTTGAATTATTTCATTATTCAATCGAAAAAATCAGTATATGAAGCATTCATTTTCGGAATCATTATTTACGGTGTTTATGAAACTACTAATTATGCGTTATTTAGTAAATGGTCGATACTAACCGTATTTATGGATACAATATGGGGAGGTCTATTGTTTGCTATTGTAACATTTATTGCTAATAAAATAAGAACCTTCTTATAATGTAAAATTTCTAAATTCATTTGTCAAATCATTGTTCATTAATATTGTATTGTTTTGTAATAATTCAGAAAACATCATTAATTTATCATTATAAATATTCAATAAATACTTTGCTTCTTTATATGCTTCATTTACTAATTCTAATGATTCTTTATCCATAATATACTTTGTTTGTTGTGAATATTTATCTCCTATTCCTAAACTTCTACCTAAAAATGGATTACTTTCATCTGCTATATTTTCATTGAAAAATACCTCTAATTTATTTCCCATACCAAAATTACCAATCATTCTTTGTGATAATTTATTTGCTTGTTTCAAATCTTCAACAGCCCCTAATGAGACATGTTCATCTCCGTAAAATAAGTTTTCAGCTGCTTTACCACCCAAAGTAATAATTAAACGTTTTTTTAAAATATCTTTTGTATATAAACCTCCATCTTTGATTTCCGGTTTTTCTGTAAAAATTGTATATCCACCTGCTCCATTGTATGTAGGCTGAATAGATGCTTTTTGAAAATCAAAATATTCATTAAAAATAAGGGTTAATAAAGCATGTCCACTTTCGTGAATAGCTACTCTCTTTTGAGTCGATTCCAATACATCTGCGTTATTTCTGATTAATCCAACAATTAATTTTTCAAAAGCTTCGAAAACATATTTTTCTTTAATAACTGTTTGATTATTACGTGCTGATAAAATAGCAGCTTCATTAATTAAATTTTTTAGTTGAGCACCTGAAAAACCATCTGTCAATTCAGCAATGGCTTTAATATCAAATTGTTTATCAGTTTTTTTACTTTTAATATAGTAATCTAATATTTTTTCTCTTGAAAATTTGTCTGGAGATGGAACACGAATGATTCTGTCAAATCTTCCTGGACGAAGAATTGCTTGATCTAAAACATCTCTCCTATTTGTAGCTGCCATCACAACAATGTCTTCATTATTATTAAAACCGTCCATCTCATATAACAATTGATTTAATGTCTGTTCTCTTTCATCGTTTGCCATATTTATTCCAGCTCCACGCTGTCTAGCAACCGCATCAATTTCATCAATAAATATAATACACGGCCTATTCTTACGAGCTGAATCAAACAATTCTCTAACACGAGCTGCTCCCATACCGACAAATAATTCGACGAACTCTGAACCAGACATAGAAATAAAAGTTGAATTCGTTTCACTAGCAATCGCCTTCGCCAATAATGTTTTACCAGTGCCGGGAGGTCCTTCAAGCAATATCCCTCTAGGCATTTCAGCACCAATTTCTTTATATAACGCTTTGTTTTCAATATAAGAAATAACTTCTTTGCATTCTTCAATAACTTCTGGACTTCCAGCCCAACTTTTGAGAGAAATATTGGGTTTGATGAATTCGCCTTTATCTTTCTCTTGAAATGAGGGAAAATTAAAAGGGGTCATTTGATTATTTCTACCTGGTCTCATTGGCATTCTGTTATTTAAACCTTGAACAGTATTTGCTCTATATAATGAAGATAAGAATGACAACAAAAATAATATTGGTAAACCATAACTAGCAACTGTCAAAATTTCACTTGCTACGTTTTGAAGATTTACAATGTTTTCTGGTGTAAAATTAACAAAGTATAAAGGCACATGTAATTCATTTGCTTTTTCAACTAAATTTGGAACAACTATAGGATTAATATTTGTTAAATGATAATGATTGTATAATATGTCATCTTTTGGTAAATTATCTACACTTACTAATTCTCCGTATTTATTGTCTATGTAAATCTTAGACAACTTGTTATTTAATAAATCTTGAAATACGTCATTATAATTTTCTTTTGAAAAATAAAATTTGGAAGTATGTATTAATTGCGTATCTTTTATAAAATTAGCATTTGCGTCATTTATAGACATTTTAAGTTTATAACCATGAATAGTTAAAACAGACTTCTTTATAGCAACATCATTTGAAATTGTAAATGGTATAAATGACCATGTTATATTTAAAAAACTTAAAACTAATAATAGTCTTAGAAACATTTTTAGCTTATAATATTATTTATTTATTGTGTTTTTAAGCCATTGTATAAAATATAATATTATTACAAATTGCTGTTTTATCAAATTTGTAATAATAATCAACCAAAGTAGACACCATTTCGTTTTTCTTCAAATTCTTGATAATAAGTTTCTCCCAAACTTGCGGTATAATCGTGTTCCATCAAATCTGTTTTTATCTCCGATTGATTATTTACTATTATTTCATCTAACATTTTTCTTATTAGTGTAAAATCTCCTTCATTGTAATTGTCATAATAATTGCTCATATCTGGAGTAAGGTCAGTTTTTATGTTTTCTCGTCTATTTAATATATTGTCAATCATTTTTGATTGTATGTCAAGTAATTTTATTGTTACTTGTATTAAATATTCTTCTCTATTAATCTGAGTGTCATTTATAGTTTCCTTTAGAAGATTGTCATATTGCTTTTCTAAAAAATTTTCTTCATTTGATATTCTACTGCTACTACTAAGGTTTTCTAAATGTTTATTTAATAAACTAATAATATTTGCAAAGTCTATATTTTTAAGGAGAGACCCCATATTATATAATAATGTTATTTTATAATTTTTATATTCAATAATTAAAATAATTTAAATAATACTACAATATAAATAATATTAAATGAAAAATATTTTTAATTCAATTACATTATTATTATTTATTACAAATTGTTATAGTTTCTTATATACAAGTAAATATATTCTAAATAAATTAGAAAAAGATAAAATAGATAAAATAGACAAATACGATAGAAAAAATCAAATGGAAACTATATCAATAAATAATAATTCAAGAGAAATGATAAAAAACACAAACGATGTACAATATCATTTTGGATCGTTTCCTAGATTAGAAACACCTAACGATAAAGGTCAATTAACTTGGTTTCCTATTGGATTTTCATCCGATTTTGATATTAATCCAAAACAAATTACTATTAAAGATATTAATTATATTGTATGGAAAGATAATAATAATTATTATGGAATGAGAGATGTTTGTAGTCATCAAGGGTCATCTTTCATGTTAGGCAAAACATGTAAAAATACGATTTCCTGTCCATATCATGGATATATATTTGATGGATCAAATGGGGAACTTGTTCAAATTCCAAAATTACCACACATTGAATCACACACACATAATATAGATTGTTTCAAGGTTGTTGAAAAAGGTGATATGGTTTATTTAAACACGGTTCCCCTTCAAAATGAAGAAATGAAATCATTAATTGATGAATCTTGTATTTTTACAGAACCTGAATTTTATGATAAAAATCAACGAGTCGTTTTTTTATCCGAAGATTTTGAACATTATGCAAAGTTTGTAAGTGTCAATAGTTTAGATATTTGTCACATTGGATTCGTACATACATTTGGCAATCGAAAAAGTCCGAATCCTTTGCGAAATTCAAAAGTGTTAAAATTGGATGATTTTGAAAATCATTACAAAATAATTTATGAATATATGGCTGGTGAGGATTCATTAGTTAATAAAATATATAAGTTTGATAATATAACGGTAGAAAATGAGTATAGCTTACCTCATTCTACGGTTGCTAGAGTAAAATTTGGTAATATGTCTTCAACTATAATTACGCATGCTTTGCCTATATCCAAGTTCAAAACAAAATTATTTGTAAAGGCTTACCGAAATTATTGGAGTCATTATCATGAAAAAAATGAATTCTATTTACTTCATCCTTTTGAAAGTATCATAAATTATTTTGGAGACAAAATAACATATAATACGATGTATAATACATTGAAACAAGATAAAGCAATTGTAGATAATATTGATAAAACAAGTTATGAAGGAATGCATGGAAAATTTAGTATAGTTTATGATATGTTTTCAAATCATTACAAACATAATTATAAAAAATATTACGAGACACCATAACAACCTTTGGGAAAGGTTGTGCCAAAACCATAACAACCTTTGGGAAAGGTTGTGCCAAAACCATAACAACCTTTGGGAAAGGTTGTGCCAAAACCATAACAACCTTTTTCAAAAAGGTCAATCTGTTATAAAACGAGGAGCAATATTCATTGTATTTAATTCTTGAAATAATAATTTACATGAATATGGAATTTCCACATATGCGAAATCAGTTCTATTATCACATACTCTACAATGATGAATACGCATTTCATCATTATAGGCCGCAACTAAACCACATTTCTTACATACATGTACTGAATATTTATCAGAAGAATCATACATTCTACCCCTTGTAAACCGAGAAGCGCCATGTGAAACCATCGCATCTTTCTCCATCTCTCCAAACCTCAACCCACCATCACGACTCCTGCCTTCAGCAGGTTGTCTTGTTAAATTTACCATAGGCCCAATCGAACGACTATGTGCTTTATCGTTTACCATATGTTTTAATCTTTGATAAAATACAGGTCCCATAAATACACTACATTCAATTTGTTCTCCAGTTAAACCGTTATGTAATAATTCATTACCATGTGATTCGTAACCTAATTTGATCAACTCATTACATATATCTTTCACTTCAAATTGACCGAATGAAGTGCCATCACCGAATAAACCCAATTCTACTAAAACCTTGCCTAGAACAGTTTCTTTTAATTGTCCAATTGTCATACGAGATGGTATAGCATGAGGATTAATAATAATATCAGGTTTCACACCATTAGCAGTAAAAGGCATGTCGGATTCAGGAATTAAATTACCAATTGTACCTTTTTGCCCGTGTCGCGAACTGAATTTATCTCCTATACCTGGTTTTCTGACAATTCTCAATCTAACCTTCGCAAAATTATATCCTTCACCGTTTCTATCTATATAATTTTTATCTATGTAAGTTTCTTCACATGTTCTATGAATACGACTTTGATCTTCATATTTTATTATTTTTGTATGATCATTTCTATTTTCTTTAATAGGGACCACTTTAGCAATAATTATGTCACGATTTTCTACTAACATATTTTCTGGTATTACACCTTTGTTGTTCACTTTGTTATAATTTCCAAATTTCATTCCTTTTGTTTTGCTAGGATCTGGTTTACAACGGATTTCTTCATCACCGTTTATTTTTTGTTTATCTTCATCTTTTTCAGTATGATAAATGGTAGTGACGAATAATCCACGATCCACTGAAGCTTTATTAAACAACAAGGAGTCTTCTTGATTATAACCAGTGTGAGTCATAATAGCAACAATTACGTTCGTACCCGATGGTATTTTATTAAGCTGAATAATATTCATTGTTCTTGTATCTACAAGAGGTCGAGTAGGATAATTCAAGACATAAGCAGTTTTATCCATACGATTCTCATAGTTTGTAACATAGACCCCCATAGCTTGTTTACTTTGCGCACATTGATAGCAATTTCTAGGTGATTGATTGTGTTCGGGAAATGGAATACATGATGCTAAAATTCCAAAAATTGTACTTGGGTGAATCTCACAATGAGTAAATTTATAAGATTTATTGAGTAAATCTTTTGGATATGTAGCAATCATTGACCACGCTTGTTCGTCTGCGTCAATATATTCAATAATAGAATCCTCAAGAACACTGCTTGTTAATAAATGATCCCAATTCATTTCATTGTTTTTTAACTTATTTATAACTGTTTTTGTAACCAGAATATTACCATTTTTAACTCTTAATACGGGTCTCATTAACCGTCCACTGTCATTACACACTCGGATTTCTTTATTTCTATAATCAAATATAATTGAAGTATATATATTAATAATTCCTTTGTATTTTTTATCTTTCAAAGAATTGTATAATTCAATGGGATCATTTGTAATTCCTACCCATGACCCATTAATAAAAACTTTTACTTTGTCAAATAATTCATAACTTGTAATATTATCATTTATATTATTAATACTTGGTAAAACATAATCGTACAATGATAATGGATTCGAATGAATAGTAATATGAGTCATATAACTTAAATTCTTGACAATACCAACGGACTGCCCTTCCGGAGTATTATGGACTGCTAGACCATCTGCTAAAAGAAATCTACCGCGTTTATCATGTAGTTGCCATCCTACATATGGACCAATTCCAACTTCTACTAATTTGAATTTACTAGACATACATGATTTGGTTTTTAAAAATTCTTTATTAATTAGACAAAAACTTACTTTTTTATTAGGAACAAGACTAGGAATTTTAAAGATTTTATTACCAATAGTAATGGAAAGTTCTTTATAAGTTTTATAATTTTTATCAAAATTAGTAAATCCAATCCATTGACTTTTAACTTCTTTTATTCCACACGAAAAACCAAGTGATACGAGAAGTGTATGTAAATCTTCTAATAATTTGTAATTTGAAGGTTCTTCTTCACAAATACATATTTTTCTTTCTTCAATACGAACTGATCCAATTGTATCTATTAATCCAGCTAAAACATTTAGCCGTGTTTCTCTATCGTTGGTAAGATATTCATTTGGAATATGTTTGTTGTTTAGTAGATTATATTTTTGAAGATATTTATTTAGTAAGGTTTCCTCTATTTTATTATTTTTGGAAACTATTGAAAAGGTATTTTTGTTTCTTTTTATTATTTTTGATTTATGTTTTTGAGCCCATTTTTCCAAATAATCAACTATTTCTAACTCGGGTGTTTGATTAAAAGTAAAATCATTACCATTATTTAAACCTACGCCTAACCATATTCCTAGTATATATGGATCTAGGTCTACCTCTTTTTTTGTCCAATTTATTCCTTCAGTCTTGAATAATCGCAATTTTCTTTTTGTACTTTCATCCAATTTCAGATACTCTTCGATTGTTATATCAAGGGTATCATCATCATCGAAACTATTTACAAATTGTTTTGCTTCGTTTCTTGTGTGGAAATCTTTAGATTGAAACTCCATTTTATCACGATTTAAATATTCTACAACATATGAAAATTTACTATCTACACTACTACTACTACTACTACTTCCATTTTTAATTACTTTATGTCCCCGTATTTTGAGTGTAAGAATATGATTGTCTGTTACGCGATGTTTCATAAAATTACCTTTATCTGGAATAACATCGTACATATTCTTGAAACCTTCGCAAGTAGAACGAACGCTTGTTGGATTGCCTAGATCGTCTATTAAAATATCATCAATTTTTATATCACCTGCGCGTTTGAATGTTCCATCCCACATTAAAATCATGGTTTCTGGGTCAAAACACTCCGCTGGACATAAAAATCCCCATGACGTATTATGTAGCTTACGCGGAGGAATTAATTTACCACTTTTATCTGTAGGAGTAGAAACTCTTCTAGCGTGACTTAAACTTGAAACATAAGTCAAACGATTTAAAACTTGCGCAACACCTACTTTATTAGAATTTGTATGTTTAATACCAAAATCACCTGTAGCAAGCGCACGTTTTAAACCATTTTCAATGGTTGTTGATTTGATAATTTTACAAATGTTTGTATAATTAATAATATTTTCATAATCATCTTTTGATTTCCATGAACCAGTATTTATTTCACGTATAATTTGCTTTTCCATATCTTTCACCAGTTTATTAAAATAAGTTCTAAACAAATTGTTTAACAAACTACCAGTTAAATCTATTCTTTTATTTAAATACGAATCACGATCATCTTGTTTTATCATTTCAAAATTAGCTTGTAATAACTTATTTGCCATATAACCTAAGAAATATATTTTTTCTGTACTAGTACGACAATGTGGAAAAATATCATTGTTTAAAATATCGATAGTAAACTCCATTTTTTTTTTAGCACCTGTTTCTCTATCCATATTAATAGGAGTATACATAGCGTAACTTGTAATATATTTTATACATTCATCCTTTGTTAAATATTTATTCGCATCAATAATAGATGCTTGTAGTGCTTGTAATAATTTAGAACTGCTTTCACTTTTTATATCAAGTAAAATTTTTTCACAAATTTCTTGGTCTGAAATAATACCTAGAGCACGAAACACTATAAATAATGGTATCACTTGTTTTACGCGAGATATTTGTACATAAATAGGATTTCCAAAACTATTATTTTTTGAACTAATCATCATATTTAATTGTTTTGGTGATATACATTTTGAATCAGGGACTGATTTCATTTCAGCAATCCATGTATATTTTGTATTATTTTTTGAAATATTATAACAATAAACTTTATTTTCAGCAGCTCTTTCTTGACCTAACACAGTTTTTTCTGATCCATTAATAATAAAATACCCACCCGCATCAAATTTACATTCACCTGTCTGATGATTTTCAAAATGTTTATATTGGTTTAAAACACAAATATTCGATTTTAACATAATAGGCAATTTACCAATATGTATTCCTGGTAATGTTTTATACAATATTTGAGTATTATCTAATTTTTCACCAGTTCTAATAAGATATTTAATATTTACATCAACAGTCATAGATGAAGCATATGTGAAATTGCGAAGTCTAGCTTCTTGTGGAAACATTAGTTTAATAGCACCATTATTCTCATGTATTTGAGGTCTATAAATATTAAAATTTTCAAATGTTATAAAAATTTCTAAAGAGTATTTTTTATTTACAGGATCGAAATCTTGGTCTGAAACAACGTGAACAGTGTTAAACATTTCTATTGTTTTTGTTATTTGGTGTCCAACAAAATTATTATATGATTCTAATTGATGTCTCACTAATCTGTCTAAATGCTTTCCATTAAAATATGATTCAATAATGTTCCAAGGGGTTTCAATATATTGATCATTCTCAACATCGAAATTGTCATTCGTATTTTTAGTATCGGTATTCATTTTAAACAGATTTATATTTGACATCAATATAGGTTTATTAAATATTTCAATTTATTTTTAAATTGTTTTTATAAAAAATGTAAATTAAAAATAATTATATAATAATATATTATTATTAATAAGTTAAAATATAAAACCATCGTCAATAATGTATAATAATTGTAAATATAATGTTAAAAATGATGGAAGTTGAAATAGATAAATCAAAACAAAATTATCAAACACCATTTAATATTAATAATTTTAATCAGTATTTAAAGTCAATTGACAAAAAAACAGGCAAATCTAATTGTGAAAATAATTTTCATAGTAAAACCCAAAAAAACCAACTTATTTATATTACTATTGATGTAGAAATAAATGATGTTGGAGATTTGCTAGAATTAATTTCAAAATACAAAATTGAGGAGAATATCCAATACAATATCAATATGAAATCCCTTCATGATATCAAAGAACATTTAATCGAGTTGAATAACATGATTGGAATGAAACAATTAAAAAAAGATGTAGTTGATCAAATCCTTTATTTTATTCAAGGATTAAATAAGAATACAAAAAAATTAAATGAGATGATCGATATTGAAGTGACTAATTCCGATTATATGCACACTGTAATATATGGCCCCCCTGGTACAGGGAAAACTGAAATTGCGCGAATTTTGGGAAAACTATTTTCAAAACTAGGTATTTTATCAAATGGAACATTTAAAAAAGTTACTCGGAGCGATTTAATTGCGGGATATGTTGGACAAACTTCTCTCAAAACAAGAACTGTAATTAATGAAAGCCTAGGTGGCGTTCTTTTTATTGATGAAGCGTATGCTCTTGGTAATAATGAAAAAAAGGATTCTTTTTCAAAAGAATGTATCGACACTATTTGTGAAGCATTAAGTGACAATAAAGATAATTTAATGGTTATTATAGCTGGATATGAAAATGAATTGAAGGAATGTTTTTTTAATTACAATCAAGGATTAGAGTCGCGATTTACATGGAGATTTAAAACAGATGCGTATACAGGAGAAGATTTATATAATATTTTTATTAAAAAGGTAAACGAATTAGGGTGGAGTATAAACGCGAAATCAAATATTAATCCCGATTGGTTTGTTAAAAATAGTGAAATGTTTACATTTTATGGAAGAGATATTGAAACATTTTTAGCAAAAACGAAAATAGCGCATAGTAAACGAGTTTTTTGTAAATGCGATAGTGAAAAAAAGACTTTAACGCTAGAAGACATGGAAAAAGGATTACAAACTTATTTGTTAAATAATGAAACAAAAAATAAAAAAGAAAGTGATTTATTTAAAAAAGAACTACAATATTCTATATATTGTTAATATTTTCAATGATAGTACTTTAATAATTGTAATCATCATTTTGATTTACTACAAATTTAGAAATAATTTTCGATTAGTTGTTTTTATTATAATACTTTTAATTAGATATTATAATAATATGTCAAATAAAACAATAGAAATAAATCCTGCCGCATTTTCATTAGGTGGGTTTTCAAAAAATAAGACAAAAAAAAATAGGTCTCCTAAAAATATCGTACCATTAATATCACCGAATGTTTTGAAAAATAAGCTTCTTAAACGCATTAAAGAGCACAAAAATATTGAAAATAAAAATAAAAATACTAATAATAATAGTAATTCAAAAGAAGAAAAAAATCCAGATTTTTCTATCAAAGAAGACAATTTTGAAAATAACAAAAGTGATATATTTAAATATACCGATGAGTTCAATGATTCTATTAATTATTTAAAGAATTTATCAAGCCAACAAAAACTAAACGATGAAAAAAAGATTTATGAGAGAAATAAAGAAAAAAGACGTCAAGAATTACAAAGACAAACAATCAAAAATTACTCATCCTTACATGAAGATTTTAATAACAACTCCAATTTTGTCTTTAATGAACTTCCTGATGAATTAAAAGAACCAATAATTCATATTTCAAATGATATTCCTATTCAAATTAAATATAATGTTGACACAATTTTACCATATGGCAATTTAAAGGGAGGATTAAAACCTACTATGCGTGCGTGGAATAAAACTCAAAAAAATATTGGGAATATTGTTCCAAACACACATATAAATATTATAGAAAGAGAGAATAAATTGAATGTTTTAAAGGAAAAAATCAAACAAAAGCAAATACATGAACGAAACGAAGAAAATAAACACAAAAATCAAAGTAATCAAAATATTGTTATTGATCCCATCGAAAACAATAATTTTACTATTAAAATAGAGAGTGACACTAATCGACCTCCACAAAACGACCAAAACAACCAAAACGACCAAAACAACCAAACGAATGTAATATCATTAGAAGACAATAAATCGCAACAAATAAATAATAATAATAATAATAATAATAATAATAATAATAATAATAATAATAACAATAACAATAACAATAATAATATGGTAAAACAAATTCATAAAAAGACAATTCGTAGAAAATATACACTTGGTAAGTCAAAAATAAAGAAAAAGGTTGGTATTTTATTAAAAGATAGGAATACTAGAAAAAAAATTATATTAGCGCAAAAAGAATTAAAGCAACACTCCATTGGTGATGTTAAAAAATATTTACGACAACATAATTTAATTAAAATTGGAAGTAATGCTCCGAATGATGTTTTAAGGAAAATATATGAATCGTCTATATTAGCTGGTGAAATTAATAATAATAATAAAGACACATTACTACATAATTTTATGAAAACGGACGATATTTAATAAAATGTGCGTTTTTTTCTATTGTATATTTATAATGTGCGGGCAAACCAAACTGCAATGTGCTTTAGGAGTTTATTCTGTTGTATACCCTAATGTTAGTGTAAATTATAATGTTAATACAGGAACCGTATTTATAGCTAATGCTAGTGAGACTGAAGTTAAAGATTTAGGAAAAACATTAAGTAAAATTCCTACGCCTTATTCAATACGAAAACTTTCTGTTTTATATACTAAGAATGATAGAAGATTTACGAAAGATTTACCTTCTATAAAAGATACAATAAACGCTACAAATATCGGTACAACCAAAAAGGGTGGGTATGCTAGTTATTTTGACATGCTTCCTCTAGATACTGACCAATTTACAGGTGATTTATCCCTTTCAGCAGGAGATGACAGCGGATCTAATAATTGTTACAAATTTTATAATTTGGAAATAACAGATACCGAAAGTCCTGTTGTTCTGACTACTAAAAGTAATACTAGTAGTGAAAACTATTGCAATAATAATTGTGATCCTTCCAAATATAAGAACGGAAAATGTCAATATCCATACGTTCCATGTTCAAATGCTCCTGGTAGTGATCCAACGTGTTGTGTAAAAATACAATGATTATACCTGTGGAGGTGTAAAATGGGACGCTCCATAGGAATGTCATTTGAAATCGTAAATGATAACTTAGTCAAAGAATTAAATGATGTTACATTTGAATTCTTCAACTGTGTAAATAAATTTAGAATAAATTATATCTAAATATAGTATGGAAACTACAAACAATAAATTAACAACATATCAAAACATTTTTTTTAATAATTTATCTAATTATTTAGACACCAAACTATATTTTTTTGGTAGTGTTCAAAGATTCGATTATTTCCCGAATTCAAGTGATATTGATATCACTATTTTTACTGATAATCATAGTAGTACAGTTTTAAAATTAATTCATTTTTTAGATATTGATAAATCAAAGGTGAAAAAAATTGTCTGGAATTTAAGTGATAAAATAATAATAAATGGTTTTAAAATAAATTATAAAGATCTAGATAATGATATAAATATAGATTTTTCAATTTATGATGAAAAATACAAAGATATTATATTGAACGAACATAATTCAAAAAAAGAAATACCATTGTATGCTACATTTTTATTAGTTATTTTGAAATTTTGCTATTATAAATTAAAGATAGTTTCGAAAAATATTTATGTAAAAACGAAACGATTTATTTTAAATACACTGCTTAAAAATAAAGATGACAACAATTTCGTAATGATATAAAAGTGATGATAGTGATGATAGTTATGATAATAACCTGATTATGTATAATATAATTATATTAAAGCGTAATTAATATATTTAATATAATTACTATATGGCTCTTATAAAAGAGTATTTTGAATTAACAAATAAATACATCAATGAATATGGTGAAAATACGATTTTATTAATGCAAGTGGGTAGTTTTTATGAATGTTATGGGAAAAAACATAAATACGAACAACATGAAAGACATGAAGAAACCACCATATTTGGAAGCAAAATAATCGATTTCTCTCAAATATGTGATTTAAATGTAGTCAATAAAAACACATGTGTTGGTGAAGAAAATGTGGTAATGGCTGGATTCAAAGTTGAATTCATCGAAAAATATTTACGCAAAATTCAAGAAGCGGGATATACAGCTGTAGTATACAAACAAGACGAAGCAATTAAAAATACATCACGATCTTTAGAAGGAATCTATTCTCCTGGAACATATTTTTCAAATGATTCTACTATTCTAACAAATAATTTAACATGTATTTGGATTGAAATGGTGAATAATAAATTTACAAAAGGTAAGATTGTTGTCGTAGGTATGTCAAATATTGACATTTTTACAGGCAAAACAAACATGTTTGAATTTAAAGAAAATTATATTCATAGTCCGACCACTTTCGATGAATTAGAACGATTTATATCCATATATAATCCAAGTGAAGTAATTATCATTTCCAATTTGCTTGATTTTGAAATAAAAGATATTATCAACTTTACCAACATTAAAACAAACACAATCCATATTTTGAGTAACAGTGACGATGTTAGTTTACAAGATAAACCTGAAATGTTAAAGCGTGTTAAAAATTGCGAAAAACAAATTTATCAAAAGGAATTGTTGTGCAGATTCTTTAAAATATATGATTTTGACACATTTTTTCAGAATTTTTATAATAACACTATCGCAACACAATCCTATTGTTTTTTACTGGATTTTATATATCAACATAACCCTTATCTAATTCATAAAATAAACGAACCTTCTTTCGATAATTTTTCCAATAGATTGGTCCTAGCAAATCATTCATTGAAACAATTGAATATTATTGATGACGATAACTATAATGGAAAATATTCGTCTGTTTTAAAAATGTTAAATGGTTGTTTAACTCCTATGGGAAAAAGACATTTTATTCATACATTTTTGAATCCTACTACAGACATGGAATATTTACAAAACGAATATAATATAACAGAACACATGTTAAATAATTTTGATAAATACAATATGGTTTTAAAACAACAATTAAAGGAAATAAAAGATATTTCGAAATGGGAACGCCAAATTTTCATAAAAAAAATAACGCCAAAAACATTCTACAATTTACATAAAAATATTAGTATTATTAAAGGTATATTTAAATTCGTTGAAGATGATCCCATTATTATGGAATATTTGACTCGATTTCAAACTGATTTTATAAAAATGGAAGAAATATGTGATGAAATTAATTCGTTTATTGAAAAAAATTTACATTTGGAAGCAGCGAAAGATATTGATCAATTTGATCAGTTTAACCATAATTTTTTAAATTGTGGAATCAATGATATTCTTGATAAAAAAGCAGAATTGTTGAAGGATTCTGAAAATAAATTGGAATCAGTACGTTTGTTTTTGAATAATTTAATTAGAACTAAAGAAAAAAATGGTGCTACTTCAGCAAGTGAGTACGTTAAAATCCATGAAACCGAAAAAAATAATTATAGTTTACTAACAACAAATCGTAGATGTAAATTATTAGAAGATGCTCTAACATGTGATTCTCAGAAGAATCAATTAGCATTTCAATCTTTTCATACAAATCAAACCAAAACATTTGATTTTATTACCAAGAAAAAATGTTTCGAATACTCGAAGCAAAGTGCTTCCAATATTTACATTATAGATGAACAAATAACGTCAATTTGTAAAACAATTACACGTACAAAAATAGAAATGCGAGACTTAATTTCTCTCGCCTTCAATAAATTCGTACATGAATTTGGGGAACAATTTCAAAAGCATATTGAAAATATTATTCATTTTATAACGTTAATAGATTTAATATATACAAAATCGTTTATTAGTAAAAAATACAATTATTGCAAGCCAAATATTACAAATAATCATAATGGTACAAAAAAATCTTATGTCGAAGCTAAAAATCTACGACACTGTTTAATTGAATATTTACAAACCAATGAATATTATGTGACAAATGATGTAATATTGGGCAATGGTGAAACGGATGGTATACTATTGTATGGAACTAATGCGGTAGGTAAAACAAGTTTGATTCGAGCTCTTGGAATTAGTGTTATTATGGCACAAGCAGGTTTTTATGTTCCATGTAGCGAGTTTAATTTTATACCATATAAATACATTTTTACTAGAATTTTAGGAAATGATAATATATTTAAAGGTTTATCTACGTTTGCTGTAGAAATGTCGGAATTGCGAACAATTTTACGTTTAGCAAATGAAAATAGTCTTATTTTAGGAGATGAATTGTGTTCTGGAACTGAAATTTCATCTGCTATAAGTATTTTTGTTTCTGGAATTCAAAAAATGTCGGCTTTAAAAAGTAGTTATATTTTTGCTACTCATTTACATGAAATTGTGAATTATGAAGAAATTACGGGTATATCTAGTCTAAAAATCAAGCATATGGAAGTTATATATGACAAAGAAAATGATTGTTTAGTATATGATCGTAAATTGAAAGACGGGCCAGGAAATTGTATGTATGGATTAGAAGTATGTAAATCATTGAGTTTACCGACCGATTTTTTAGAAAATGCGTATAATATTCGTATGAAATACAATACAGAATCGGGAAGTATACTTTCTCTCAAACAAAGCCATTTTAACTCCAAAAAAATAATGGGGGTTTGCGAGAAATGCGAAAAAAACGCGGGAACAGAAGTTCATCATTTGCAACATCAATCCGAAGCAGATGATGACGGGTTTATAAACAATAACGGTTATAAAATACATAAGAATAATCCAGCTAATTTGTTGACATTGTGTGAAAAATGCCATCAAGAATTTCATAAGGATAAGGATGACGACAAAACAAAAGTGAAACAAAAAAGACAATATAAAAAAGTGAAAACTACCGCGGGAGTCAAATTACAAGAATTGTAGAAATAACATTTTTATACTTTTTCTAAAAAAATTGATTTATTTTTATAATTCAAAAATTGATTCATATTATCAGTATGAAACAAAACAATAAATTCGCGCTGTTTTTAGCATTATTATTGATTCCGAGTTCAGTATTATCATATATACCTTTATTATCAATCACGAAATCATTAAAAAAAATATCATTGTCAAATGATGATTTATTTGTTGATACAACTAGTAATACTGCTTCACGATTCAGGGACGAAGCAGCGAAGTTACGTAAGGAAGCAAGTGAATTAGAAATAGCATTAAGAGAAGAAGCAAGAAGTAAAGGTGTTCCTGAAGAAATGATAAATAAACTTATACCAATAACAGTATCAAAATTAACTACAAATAAAAAAGAAAAAAACCATAAAGGACTACCAGCAAAGGATATTAGAAATAAACTAGGTTATTTGAATACTGGAGATGCTATTCGTATTACATCTGAATTAGACAGAATAAAAGAAAATAATATAATAACAAAATGGAATTCTAAAAATTTAATAGAACCTTATTTTGACATAAATAACTTCCAATTAAAAGCGAAAACCAATATTGATCCAGTAAATCTTAAACTAGATGACGTTGGTTTTGCTTATCAAAATGTTTTCATAGCAGCAATTGTCATAGGTAGTGTATGTGGTTTAAGTGCGAATTTCATTGGTGGTCAAATTGGATTCTTATTCGGTTATATCTCCGCTTTATTTCCAATTATACTAGTAGGTATTGGAAGTATAGCTCCAGGAATTATCGGTGAAGTCTTATACAAATTCAAATTAACTACAAATGAAGAAACTAAGAAAAGACATGTTAGAAAAAACGCAGGAAAATTTTTAGCAGGATATGTAGCAGGTTTACCTGTTGCTAGATTTGATCAAGGAAAACCAAGTAATACAGTAGAGTTTTTCCAATTAAGACCATTTGGTAGAAGTATAATTGAAGATAATTTAATGTTCGCAAAAAGTAAATTTACACAGAATGATATAGCAAGAATTTCAATAGTTTGTCTCGCAAGCTCCGTTGCTGAATGTATTGAATTTGGTATAGCAAGTGGAACTAATCCTGACGATGTTTCTTTGCTGAATGAACTAATGAATTCGATTGAACCTGCTATTAAACCAGAACAGGCTCAAAATCATATTCGTTGGTCAGCCATTACCGCATGGGAAATTTTGGATCAATACAAGGAAGAATATCAAAGATTAGTTATAGCATTTGAAAAAGGCCAATCATTGGAAGAATGTATTTCCATTATCGAAGGAGAAGGAGATCTATAAAACAGTTTCCGTAACAGCAAATAATTTTATGTTTAGATTGATAGTTCATCAAAATTAGTAAAATCAGTAAAAGCATTTACAGTTTAGGAAAGCTGCCTTGTAACAACAAACCACATTGTCCATCACCATTATTAAAATCATTACCTAACCCTAATTTAATATATCCGCCATCGCCCCATGAAACTCCCCAAGAATTTTTTACTAAATAATAATCTGGACCATATCCTACTAATAGAACTCCATGATCTAATTTGGTTCCACATACACCAGTAAAAATACCGGATTTATATAATTGAAATTCGCGTTGATCTGCTTCAATAGCAATTGAAACTGGTTGTTGAGTAAGTGCTGTCATCATAGCACTATCTGAACTTGGTTCAACATCAACAAAACCAACAATTTTACTATTTTCAACAACTTTACATGTTTTTTGACATACTCCGCCTGTTTTAGTTTCACCAGAAACATAAGGATAATCTACTTCAGAACATAATCCACCATTTTTCTCAATCCAAGCAAAAGCACGATCCATTAATCCACCATTACAACCCATATCACGACCACCATTTTTGAAATTATCACAATCAACTAATTGTTGCTCAGAAAATATTTCAGTATGTCCATTTTTGATGAAAAAAGCGCCTTCGAGAGCACCTGTAGTAGAAAAGCTCCAACAAGAACCGCATTGTCCTTGGTCTTTCACTTCTGTCACTGCGCCTTTTTCAACCCAATTAATTTGTTCTGGTAATGTATACAAGGAAGTATCACTAATTGTTTTTTCAAAAGTAGGCTCATCAACAACCATAATTCCAGAATATCCTAAATATTTGCGGAAATCTTCACCATCCATACCAGAAAATTGGTTATGACCAAGATCATAAGTCAAATTCTTACCATTGATTTCTTCAATAAATTTATCATTCGACAACCATTTTTGATAAACGTTGTCAAAATGTTCATCACTTGTAAATTCGATGTTAAAATTATCTACCCAATCAATAAAACGATTCATGAATGAAGACTTAACAGTTGAAAATAAAAATAAAGCAAACCCACAAAAGACAATTCGATTCATTTTTCTACGGGTTATATATATAAATAGTTATTCTTTTATGTCAAAATGTAGTTTTATTTTTACTTATTACCAAACAATAATTTGTCAACTGTCGTATCAACACAAAATAAACGATGTAAAATGATGCCTAATAAAAATAAAAACAGTAAAATATAAACAAATTTATATTTTGGCATAAATATATGAATGACATATGCTGCTAATATGGTTAATAATACATCTGCGATTGCTATATTAAATATTCTATAAGAGTGTATGCCTTTACCAACTTCTCCTAGAATGTTTTTGTATTTACACAATGACATTTATAAATTATATAAGTTATATAAATATAGGAAATATATAAAAAATTCATACTACTTTTTGTCCCTAAATAATAGTTTTTACACCTTTTCTCATTATTTTATAAACCAATTATCTTGTAAAATATGTTCTAAAAATAATACTCTCTCTTCTTTTGTAAATAAACCAAATAATATATTAAATCTTTTATTATTTGAGAAGTTATAAATAATATTATAATCTTTTTTTTTAGATTTCATTTGAAAATCTCTATATAAAATAGTAGAAAGTTTATACTTATCATGATAAAATATCGCTAATATTTCGTGTTTTATCATATTTGTATCATATTTTTTATTCATTAGTATTTCTTTCATTGTATAATAATTTTTTACATCATCTAGTAATATATTTGATTGAACATTATAAGTATATGGAATAATATTATTTATAATAATATCAAATGGTATTCTTTTCATATAAAAAATAATAATTTTATATTTATATAACAATAAATAATAATATAAAATGGGCACTTTAATTGAGAAAAAGGTGTAATGACACTCGCTCTTAATGACGTCTACTACTACGTTTGTGATGTCTCTTTTTTGAACTAATCATGTGAATACCTTTTTTAACTCCTTTAACTCCTAAATTCAATCCAGAAACAACTGTATCATATAAAGCAGCAAATCCTTTTTCAATAATTGGGGCTGATTTTATAGCAGTTTTTCCAATCTTTTTCAATCCTGATTTGACAACTGGAATTGTTTTGGATGTTGTATTTTTCAATTTCTTAAAAAACCCTCTTTTAGACACATTTTTTTGACGACGATTCATTTTACGCGATTTGGTATTTACCATTTTGTTTATAAACTATATAAATAAAAAAAATGATTTATATAATTAAATATATAAGAATAATATACTTATAATTTATACACAATGATTATACCTATTAAATGTTTTACCTGCGGAATGGTTTTGGCTGATAAATATAGATTTTATACAGAAGAAGTACGAAAAAGAAAACTGGCTAAATCAATGGATATTGAAAAAGTTATTTACTTAACGAAAGAATTTCACGATAAAACTCCTGAAGGTGAAGTTTTAGATGAATTAAATATGACTAAAATGTGTTGCCGTAGACACTTTCTCACCCATGTTGATATTGAATAATTTGTTTCTATTTTACACAAATTTATTTAAATTTATTTATATTATATGTAATATATATATTCAAGTTAAATGAAATACAATTCTAATCAAAGTAAAAAAAATAAACAATCTAGAACACGTCAAATGAAACAATCATTATATAAAATGAAGGGTTGTTCAAAAAAAATGCGTACTAGTAAAAAATACCATGGTTTAGGTGGAAAAGGATCCACACTTGATCTAGGCGGTAATTTTAATTTAGCATATCCGTATAACGGACCTGTAACCCTCAATCCAGCTTTAGCTGTGACACAAACAACACCAATTTATAAAGCTAATGGTGGATACAAATGTCCAGACGGTTTAGAGTCGAACAATTATAAAACGCCTTTTGTAGTAACATCTAATGTAAATGGTGTTAATCCTTTGTATCCAAATAGCGGACCTTTACCCAATGGTTTTAATTTTTTAAACCCTATTACAAATCAACGAGGCGGAGATTGCGGTTGTAGCGGTGGAATGATTCCAATGAATGGTGGACGAGTCATAAAACATCGACTTGGATGTAAATGTAGTATGTGTAGAATGAATAATATGCAGATGAATGGAGGCGGAGGTTGTAGTACGAGCAACAACGGTATTCCATATCCAAATGGATTAGTTGGTAAACCTTTTTTAAATTCAAGTAATTTACCAGGCGCGAATGGTATTCCAGGAGATGCTAATTATTATTCATTAAACAAATATAACGATGATGTCTCTAGACAAATGATAAATATAGGAGCAAACCCACCTTTTCTGGGATTTAAAGGAGGTAGACGCATTCGTCACCATAAAAAAAACAAACAAACCAGAAAACAAACAGGGGGAACTTTTTCTAATTTTTTAGGTCAAGATCTTATTAATTTAGGTAGACAATTTACTTATAGCATTGGAAGTGCTTATAATTCACTAAATGGATATGCCGCTCCAACGAATCCTTTACCATGGAAAGGACAATTACCAAACACATCTTCCTTGTCTACCGTGAAAAATATATGAATCTTGTAAAAAAAACAAAAATACAAATAAAATATTCATTAATTATAAGATAAAATAAATAATGAATAAAAAAGAAAAGAAAATAAATGGGTTTAGTGTGAATAAAAACGGATGGAAATATGTATGTATCAAAGGTCGTCCATATGAACGAGGATATGCTTATGGTTATTTATGTGCAAAAGATTTCAACGAAGTTCAAAATATGCTCCGTTTTTTTATGTTTGAATCATATGGAAAACATTGGGACTATTTCATTGAAAAAATTAATGAAGATTTCAAAGAAATGACAAAAACAGATTTTACCGAATTGTATGAAGAAATGGAAGGAATCGTTAAAGGGTGCAATGATAATGGTTGTAAAACTTCAATTGATGAAATAATAGCGTGGAATTTTTACATGTCAATACCTTATTGGTATCCACATTTCGTGGAAACGAGTGATTTAGATAAGGATAATCATGATGATACAAAACAAACTGGCGTATTATCTGGACCAAGAGAAGGTGGAAGAAGTGTCGGTGCTAAAGATAGGTGTAGTGCGTTTATTGCGGTAGGTAAAGATTGGACAGAAGACGGTAATATTGTAGTTGCGCATAATTCATTTTGTGATTTCATCGACGGTCAATTTTCCAATATTGTCCTTGATATAATACCAGATAAAGGACATCGTATAATCATGCAAACATCTCCATGCTGGAGTTGGAGCGGTACTGATTTTTTTGTGACGTCGCGTGGAATTATTGGAACTGAAACAACGATTGGTGGGTTTCTTCCTTACGAGAAAAAAATACCGATTGGCTATCGTATTCGTAAAGCAATGTCATACGGTAATTCATTGGATGATTATGTAAAAATATTATTAGAAGGTAATTCTGGTGATTATGCGAATTCGTGGTTATTTGGCGATATTCATTCAAATGAAATATTGAGATTAGAATTAGGTTTAAAATATCATAGCGTAGACCGGACGAAAAACGGATACTTTATTGGCTTTAATTCTACATACAGCCCTGAAATAAGAAATTTAGAATGTGTCAATTCTGGTTTTTACGATATTCGTAGACATCAAGGCGCGCGACATGTACGATTAAGTGATTTAATGGACAAGTACAAAGGAAAACTAAATATAAACGTAGCGAAAAAAATCATTGCCGATCATTATGATGTTTATTTGGGTAAAGAAAATAAATGTTCCAGGACGGTTTGCTCTCATTACGATTTGGACGCAAGGGAATACATGTCTGCTAATGGAAGACCTGTTCCATATGCGCCTCATGGAGCTGTAGATGGATTCGTTTGCGATTCAAATATGGCTAGAAAAATGACAATATGCGGACGATTTGGGAATTCATGCGGTACTCCATTCAATGCGAAAGATTTCATAAAAAAACACCGACAATATGAAATGTTTGGTCCTTATTTAAAGGATCGTCCTCATCAAGAATGGTGTGAATTATCTCAACGTCTTTTGAATAAAAAAAGCTATACTAGAAAATCATCCAAAAAAATCAAGGGTGGTAAAAGTAAACGCACATTTTTGAAAAGAAACTCTAAAAAAATTTTTGGATATTCTCAAAAAAATTAAAATTACGTAAAATTTCTTCATTATAAGTCGTGTTATAATATCGTAAAGGTTCTTTTACAATATTTGTCAACAGTTCAATATCATGCTTTAATTCACCTTTTAAATGAATAACATTATTAGCATAATTATCAATATTTTTTGCTCCCAAATAAATCGGTACGCAATTATGATACAGAGGATCCAGTATTTTTTCTGATATGTAATCATTACTTTGATAATTTTCGATACAAATTGAAAACATATATTTTTCATAAGGTAAATTATCTATATTAAATGGACCTTTAATATTGTTATTATTATTTACATGGTTCAAAAAATTATTTGCTCCTCCACCATATATATGAATTGGTAAATTATTGTTTAATATTTCATTTGTCAAATCGTGACGATATTTATGTCCTGGAGCGAATTCCTTTTCACTCAAAACAATACTCATTGTATGTATTTTTTCATTAAATGAAATAGAACGTTGTGGATTGTTGTGCCACATAAAAGCATAATGCTCTATAAATAATTCAGGTAAACCAGAAGATTCTCCAATTAAATATTTTCCAATATGTTTTTTAGCGTAATTGATGAATTCCTCATTTAGATCTAATAATTCACGTGGTTCAAAAGCAAGACCAACAACATTTTCTTTTGGGATAGTTAAATAAGGGGTTGCTTTATTCATAATAATAGCATGTGTATAATCTTCGCCATTTGTGATAAAAAAATCTTTGTCTTCGCCATACGAATCACAATTTTTTGAATTAAAAACCTTTTCAAAATTTGTTTTGCACGCTTCACTACTACAAAAATCACAAAAAATTTTGATTTTATACATGTAAAATAATACAAATACTTGTATTTATATTATTTTTGTTTGTATATTTAATTGTTTTCACTCATTTTTTAGATCCGATAAATTATCTGTGATAGTCATACTATTTAGGTCGTTTTGGTAATAAATATTTCTCGAAAATATTACAATATCAAAAAAATAGAGTCACTACCCTGAAAAAACCTAGAAATCACAGAAAAAGATCAACATTCATCAAGAGATGAAGAATCTACCGTTTTTCTAAGTTTGTGATGTCTTTGAACATCTTTAATAGGATGATATAAATTGGTTGATTTTATATTAATATCTAAAAATTTATCACGGTGAGTAATCGTTTTGATTTCATCCAAAAATCCCATATTGACTTTTAAACCATAATGTTTTGCTATAGTAGGGAAAAATGCTTCCAAAAAAAACATCTTTTTGAATTTTTCAGCATAATCATTTATAGCTTCCAACATTTGTTTTGTAACTCTTACTGCGCACATCATTCCACAATAATATGGTTTATCTATTTTAATATTATGCATAATTTTTCGCCATACCCACTTATCATATTTAGCTTCAGAATATTCTGTATTTGATATTAGATCAATATCCATATAATTTATATTGTTGTCTATTCTTTCTAATGTTTTTTCATGAGGAATAAAAACATCATCTTCAGCAATCCAAAAAAAACGATATTTGTTTCTCTCTTGATACATTTTATAAATAGCTTTATCCCATCCTGTTACATTTTTACGAAGGGTCAATAAACTCAGATTTTGAAAACCAGCATTTTGACATAGAGAATTTGATATTTGTACAAAATTACAATTTGAAAATATTAGTTTATAATAAGAAACATCAAAATTATTGTCATCCACAATAATAAAAACATCATAATTTGTAAATTTATTGTAAAATTGTAATAATCCTGTATTAGGTCTAAACGTAATTACGCATATAGCATCTTTCATCTTAAATTAATGATAGTAATTACTTTTTATATGAATATTTTATATTTATATAAAAATTTTATAATTATTTATATTTATGGAGTTACATAACTAACAGTAACTGCTTTTATTTGATCAGCCATACCACTGATTAAATCATAATCTGCTGGTTTAAATGAGACACTTGTCAATCCAGCTGCATCAACAGGAGCATATAAAGCACTGGCTGCGAAGTTTTGAACTTCACTTGTTGGAAGATGAAAATGTCTACCTGTTGATGTAGAAGTCAACATTACATTTGTAACGAGTGCTCCTTTTGGGATTTTAAATGTTGTTGATGCTATTTCTTTTTGTAAATCACCTTCAAAGGTTGTAATAAAAGTCGTAATTTGGGGTATTGAATACTTAACCTCCGATGGGTTAATCAAGTAATCATCATTAAAAAAAATGATACTAATGATTTTAGAGATATTATCCTCAATTCCTTCTTTACTGGCATAATAGGAAAGATTATGACCATATAACGAATTTGTAGCGTCGTTTAATGCGTTAGCTATCAAACGTTGTCGATCATCATTTAAAGTAGTTAATTTAGTATTTATCTTAGTTTTTATCTTAGTTTTTATGCTATCGAATGAATCACTATCTTTAATTTTAACTAAAATAGCACTAGTAGATGCTGTATCTTGTATTTCTTCAAGAATAGTATCTAAAGTTGCTTTTCGATCCGCAAAAGATGGAGATAACGTCTGTGGGTTTGGAGCCATATTATAATATATAGCTATAAAAAAACGCGCACTATAAAATTATAAAATCCCCTAAAACAAAGGTATAAAAATATAATTATTTATATTTATATAAAATAAACATATGGACAAAATTTCATGGAAAATTATTGACACTTATTTTAATGACAATCCGAATAATTTAGTCGCACATCATTTAGAATCTTACAATGATTTTTTCAACAATGGAATTAACCGCATTTTTCGAGAAAACAACCCAATACGATTCATAGAGAGAGAAGATGAATCCAAAAATTCAACTGAAAGAAACGAATGTTTATTATATTTAGGAGGGAAAGACGGTTCTAAAATATATTTTGGCAAACCCATTATATATGATGATAATTATACTCATTACATGTATCCAAATGACGCACGGTTAAGAAATATGACTTATGGCATCACTATCCATTATGATGTAGATGTTGAGTTTATTTTTTATAAAGGTCTGGAAAGGATAGAACATTCGATTACATTAGATAAAATTTATCTTGGTCGTTTCCCAATCATGTTACAATCAGACTTGTGTATTTTAAAGTCTTTGAATAAAAATGTAAGATTCAATATGGGAGAATGTAAAAATGATTATGGTGGTTATTTTATTATTGATGGAAAAGAAAAGGCAATTATTCCTCAAGAAAAATTCGCAGACAATATGCTTTATATCAAAAAAAATAGTTCTGATGATATATATAGTTTTTCAGCAGAAATCAGATCGGTTTCAGAAGATGCGTCTAAACCAATTCGTACAACCGCTATAAAAATAGTAGCGCCATCACCGACCTTGACAAATAATCAAATTGTTGTTACGGTTCCCAATGTCAGAAAACCGGTCCCTCTTTTTATTTTAATGAGAGCACTAGGTGTAATATCGGATAAAGAAATTATTAAGACATGTATTTTGGACCTAGAAAAAAACAAAAATTATATTGATCTTTTCATACCATCCATTCATGATGCGAATAAAATATTTAATCAAGAAACAGCATTGAAATACATAGCTTCCTTTACAAAGCGAGGTACTGTTTCGAGTGTCATTGAAATATTATCTGATTATTTTTTACCTCATATAGGTGAAATCAATTTTTTAGATAAAGCTTTTTTTGTAGGTTATATGGTTCATAGATTGTTAAAAGTATATACATTACAAGAAAAACCAACTGACCGCGACAATTTTACATTCAAACGTGTTGAATTAACAGGTTCTCTCATTTATGATTTGTTTCGAGAATATTATTTGATACAAAAAAGAAACATTTCCAAAAAAATAGATGAAGAATATTATTATCACAAAGGTGAATATAAAAATGACGAATCTTCTGTTGGAGTTGTTCCTAGTAATGTAAATAGCAGAGAAATAAATAAATATAAAGACGGCGACAATTTTATTGGGCTAATTGAAACAAATTTTAAAAATTTTTTTAAAGATAGAGATGTTGAAGCCGGATTCAGAAAAGCATTCAAGGGTAATTGGGGTTCCGAATCACATACGAAACGTTTGGGTGTTGTTCAAGATTTGAATCGATTAAGTTATTATACATTTATTTCACATTTAAGAAAAATAAATTTACCGTTGGATGCTAGTGCTAAGGTAGTTGGTCCACGTTTATTAAATAGTTCGCAATGGGGTCTTATCGATCCCATTGACACCCCTGACGGTGGAAACATCGGTTTACATAAACATATGGCTATTTCGACTCATATAACAAGTGGTTCCTCTGCGTTTCCAATTATAAAATGGTTAAGAAATAATATGCCTCTTAAATTAATTTTAGAATGTGATACTGAATATTTAGCAAATAGTACAAAAATATTCGTAAATGGTAATTGGATTGGTGTTATTGATAATCCAATAACGACCACAGAAAAACAGGAGTTGGGATTTGTTGAAATGTTCAAATTATTCAGAAGAAACGGGATTATTCCAGTATTTACCAGCATTTCATTTAATTATCAGCAAAATGAAATCTATATTTATACCGACGCAGGTAGATTGACTCGTCCAATATATTACATTGATAAATATGCTGATGACGGTCATACTGTTGTAAATAAAAGTTACGATAGAAAAAACGTTGTCGAGATGATAAAAGATGGAAAAATAACATGGCAAGAACTTGTAGCTGGTTTTAAAAATAAAGATGATGAATCTTTTTCTTTCAAACTGAATAAAGTATATGAAATAAATGAATTATACAATGATCTACAATTACGTAATGATGGTATTGTAAACCAAAAAGATAATAAATCGATATATGATGAATTCATGAAAAATAGATCGGTATTGGATTATTTGGATACATCGGAAGAAGAATCTGCTTTAATTGCTACTTATGATGAAGACATTAAAAAGAATAAATTTTTAACCCACGTAGAAATTGATCCATCGCTTATATTAGGCGTAATGGGTAATTTAATTATTTATCCAGAACATAACCCAGTTACACGTAATTCATTTTCATGTGGTCAAAGTAAACAAGCTGTTTCTATGTATCATACAAATTATCAAATGAGAATTGATAAAATGGGTGTGGTGTTAAATAATGGGCAAATACCTTTAATCAAATCACGATATTTAGAATATATTAACAATGAAGAAATCCCATATGGTGTAAATGCTATTGTTGCTATTATGTGTTATACTGGTTATAATGTTGAAGATGCTATTTTGATAAACGAAGGCGCTGTTAATCGTGGTATTTTTAGAACCACCTATTATTCTATGTATGAAGCGAGAGAAGAAAGTTCAAAGGTTTCGGGTATGATAAACTCAAAATTTGCTAATATTGAGAAAAATAATGTAGTAAAAATTAAACCTGGGTATGATTATAGTTTATTAGACGATTATGGTATGATACGTGAAAACACACCTTTAAATGATAAAATTGTATTAATCGGCAAAATTATTTCGGATTTAGAAAATAAAGATCGATTCGTCGATGATTCTGTTAAACCTAAAAAAGGTCAATTAGGCTTTGTCGATAAATCTTTTATTACTCAAGGAGAAGAAGGTTTTAATATTGCTAAAGTTAGAATTCGTGAAGAGAGAATACCTGCTATTGGCGATAAGATGGCTTCAAGAGCTGGTCAAAAAGGCACTATAGGTCTTATTATTCCAGAAGAAGACATGCCATTCACTGCGGATGGTATTCGCCCAGATCTTATTATTAATCCACACGCTATTCCATCTCGTATGACAATTGGTCAAATTGTTGAAAGTTTATTTGGTAAAATTTGTCTTAATTATGGCGCTTTTGGTGATTGTACTGCTTTTCAGGTAAAAGGTTCAAATTATTCGACTTACGCACCATTGATGCTTAAAGCAGGTTTCAATTCTACAGGAAATCAAATATTATACAATGGCATGAATGGTGAACAAATTCAATCAGATATATATATTGGCCCTACGTATTACATGCGTTTAAAACATATGGTTAAAGATAAAATTAATTATCGTGCTACTGGTCCAATAACGAATTTGACAAGACAATCGGTTCAAGGACGAGCAAATGACGGTGGTTTACGAATTGGTGAAATGGAACGAGATGGAGTATTAGCGCATGGAATGTCGTATTTTTTGAATGAATCTTTTATGGTAAGGGGCGATGAATATTACATAGCTGTTTGTAATAAAACTGGTGCTATAGCTATTTATAATGAAGTAAAAAATTTATTTTTGAGTCCTTTTGCGGATGGTCCTATTAATTTTCATACAAATATGGATGGTTCTTTAAATATTAAAAATATATCCAAATTTGGTCGTTCATTTAGTTTATTGAGAATCCCATATTCTTTTAAATTATTGATTCAAGAACTACAGGCGATGAATATTCAAATGAGAATTATTACTGATGAAAATATTGATCAATTGTTAAATTTATCATTTTCAAACAATATAGGTAAATTACTAAAATCCAACGATAATGATTTAAATAGAAATATTTCAAAAGCCAAAATAGAGATTAAACATATTTTAACAAAATATCAAAATAAATATTCTGATAAAGCTGATAAAGCTGATAAAATTGAAGAGATAAACTATCAAGAGCAAGAGCAAGAGCAAGAGCAACAACAACAAGGTCCAAGAACTCCTTCAGATAGTCCACCTCTATCAGATGATAATAGTCCTCCTTTTGTTCCTGACATGAGTCCTCAAGGTCCAAGAACTCCTTCAGATAGTCCTCCTCCATCAGATGATAATAGTCCTCCTTTTGTTCCTGACATGAGTCCTCAAGGTCCAAGAACTCCTTCAGATAGTCCACCTCTATCAGATGATAATAGTCCTCCTTATGTTCCTGATTTTGTACCGCAAATGTCTTCTTCTAATCAAATTACAAATAAACCTTCTATTTTGGATGTAGAAGAATCAAATGAAGATAAACTTTCAGATACAAACACAGATAAATTAGAAAACGTAAACGAATCGAATCAATCTGAAACAAAAAAAATTACTTTATAAAAAAAATGAATTATTAAATAAATATAAATATAAATTATAGTAGTAAAATATGTCGAGTCAAAGTTTAAGTAGTTTAACATCTTACATTTACAAATCAAGAAAAAATATATTAGAATTAATGGAAAAGCAAGGATATAATATAAATGATTATTCAAATTTTAGTATAAATGAAGTCAATTCTATGAAACAAAATAATCAATTAGATATGTTACTTGAAAAAACCGAAGAAAATACTCTAACTAAAAGGAAAAATAAAATATATATTAGTTATTATTTGACAAAAATGATAAGACCATCTAACATTCAAGAAATGATTGATGATTTATTTAATTTAGAAGAAGTTCTTACAAAAGATGATACACTTTTCATTATTATTAAAGATGAAATAAATGATACGATTATTAGTGAATTAAAACAAATATGGGAAAAAGACGGTATATTTATTGTAATCGAAAATATAAAAAGATTACAATTTAATATTTTAAAGCATAGTCTTGTTCCAGAACATATTATTATTACAAATAATGAAATAGATGATGTTATGAAAAAATTTAATATTTCAAATAAATTCGAATTTCCTGATATTTCTAGGTTTGATCCTGTGGCACGTGTAATTGGATTAAGACCTGGAGATGTATGTAAAATTATCAGATCAAGTAAAACTGCTATTAATACTAATTACTATCGTGTTTGTATTTAGAATTATAATAAATATAATAAATGCGAAATGTTGTATATAAAATATAAAAATATAAAAATATAAAGATACAATTTTTTAATTGTATATATTGTATATATCACAATGGAAATAGAAAAACCTTCTCTTCACGATTTTACTATCTATAGTAAAAGCGGTTGTATCAATTGTAATAAAGTAAAAGATTTGCTGAAAAGTAAACATCAAAAATGGATTGTCATTGATTGTGATGATTATTTGTTTGATTATAAAGAAGATTTTTTGTCTTTTATACAAAAATATTCTCTCAAAGAATGGAAAACATTTCCCATGGTTTTTCATAATGAAAAGTTTATAGGAGGGTATGAAGAAGTTAAAAAATTTTTGGATAAAATAATTGATTTTAGTGATGAATTTTAATTTATATAATTATAATAATGGATACAACAACAAATACTAATAATAAATTGATTAATGCCGAATATTTAGAAAATAAAATCAAAACGTTAGAGGAAAAACTACCTGCTATTTTGGATGATTTTAAAAAATACTATATATTTTACAATAAAACTCCGACGTACAATGAATATCAAACTATATTTGAAAACTTAAAATCGAATTTGGATTCAATTAATTCAGAATTATTTGCTATTTCAAATCAAGTGGAAAATGGTAGTCAATTTATTAGTAATCAATTATTGAAAATAAACAATTTAATTGAATCTGAAAAAAGCAAAAATACAAAATTGAAATCGAAAAAACATCATTTGAATAATAAATATAATGGATCAAAAGAATTGATAAATGAATATAAACAAATTTACAATAATAAATACTTAAGGAATATTTTTCTTTTTGTTGGAATTTTCATAGGTGTTTTATTACTGTATAAATTTTTTTCACAACCATCAACTACAACATCTAGCGCAACATATAAGACGCCAATGGTGAATAAATGAAAGGTATAGGAGATATAATTCATACCCATACAATAAATAATTATTATTTACTTTAATAAATATATAAATATATAAATTAAAATTATATATTTATTATAATATTTTTGATGTTTACTTTTTTATTTAATAAAAAATATCCTCCCATAAATAGTAAATTGAGAGAATACATTAACGAATCAAATAAAAAATTTTTTAATAATCACATACAAAATAATATATTTTCTAATTGTATTAAAAATAAATTTCTCTTAAAAAATTCTTTTGATAATAAATCAGATTTAGAATCAGATATTAATAGTAACAACGTCAGTGACCAAGAAGACGATGATTATTATTTTGGAGATTTAGATGAAAAAGATTATGATTATAATTTGAATAAACATGATAAAAATTTAAAAGAATATAACAAAAATATTCAAAAATATAATGATGATATTGACAATCAAAAACATAAAATAATAATTATTTTACATTCTCTTGGTATTACGATTACTGTTTTTGCTTTTTATTTTATATTTTATAATAAAATATAAGTATTTTGTTTTTGTATACATATTATATATGACTGAAAATAATGAAAATTCTACAAAATCAAATATATTAGATTTAGAAAGTTTGACTAAAAAATATGATACACTTTTAATACAATATAATCAAGTTCAATCAGATTATATTAATTCTTTGAATAACAACAATGATTTAACCAGTATTCAAAACAGTATTTTTTGGGGTTCAGGACAAATAAATAATAGTGATTCTACTATTGATACACTAGAAAAATGTAGTGCTTTATGTAGTAAAACGTCTGGTTGTACAGGGGCAACTTTTAATAAAATCGATTATGGTGACCCAAAGTGTTGGTTACGATCAGGTGACGGTGAAATTATAACAGCGGGTCCCAATAATTACGCAATTATTCCCATAGCAAAAAAATATTTATTAACGTTAAAAGGATTGAACAGACAATTAACAGAAACAAACAATAAAATACTGATTCTTATTCAAAATAATAAATATGATTATGCTGCGGAATTGGATGAGAGAAGTAAATATTATAATTTGCTAAAAAAAAATTATGATTCTCTAGAATCAGAAAGATTGAATATTTTAGATAAAATAAACGCATTTGAAACTTTAGATGATGCTCAAAAAAACAGCACTTTAAAAGTTAATAAAAATTATGGTTATTATATTTTACTATTGCTGTTAGCAATCATTTGTATATTTTTTGTTTCCAAAATAGTTATTTCAACTAAGAATTGAGAGATTCCCTTATGGTTATTTTTACTAATAAAATAGTATATTTCTATATTTTTTGTATTGGTTTATATTAATGAATACAATAAGTAATTTATTACATAATTTAAATTTCAAATTTACAGATTTAACAAAAAACAATGATGGTGATATGGTAAATAATGCTAATGACGGCAATGATGGCAACAATAAACCAAAAGAGACAAATAGTTCTACTGCTTATATGAGACATAAATACAATCCCAAAACTCCAAACCCATCATTATATCAAGGATACAAATTTAATACATATCAAAGTAAGATTATTAATAATACCATAGCTAAAATCAATGGTGTTAATGGTAGTAATGAAAACAAAGAAGGTTTTACGGGGTTAAATTCAAATATAATGAATAACGTAAGAGAAGAATATTATTCCACATTAACAGAATACAACTCGCTATTAAATGAGATTTCTAATTCCGTATCGAACAATGTGAATCGAATTGCTTCAAACAATCCTTATTTGAATAAATATATTCGATTTGTTAATGGGGAAATTTGCTTCGTAAATAGTAGCGGAGTGGTAAAAAAAATAACGGATTCGACTATTTTAAATAGCATTAGTGGTAATAATAATTGCGCTGTTTTCAATAATAACAGTGTCATGAATATTGCTCTTCCATGGTTAGAAATATACAATATACCGGGTCAGAATATACCTACTACCCCTCCGCTTATAACTGGCAGTAAAATGTTATTAAATGAAAGTTGCGGATATGAACGATCTAATGTTTTTGTAAATTCTATGATTGATAAGGTGTCGTCCAAATATATTGGATGTTTTCAAGACAAAAAAGATGAACCATCTATGTCCTTTGTTGGAAGTAATCCAAATGATGACAATACCAAAGCCGAATTTACTTTTAAACAATGTCAACAAATTGCAGTAGATCAAGGAAAACAATTATTTTCTCTACAAAATATTGACTCTACCACTGGATTAGGTTTTTGTGCTGTAAGCAATGATAAAAGTAGTGCTATTAAATATGGAAAAGCTTATAAATATATACAATTATGGTCGTCAAACACAAAATCACAACCGGTTTCATATGCTGTTGTAACTAAAGATGGTACTTTGACAGTATGTGATCAAAACGGTAAGTCTTATTTTACTACTCCAAATGGTACTCAATGTGAACAAATATATAGTACAACTGCTAATTCAGATGTTCCTGGTAATGATTTATCCTTTTTTTCGAATCAAACAATTGACTCATGTAAAGATATTTGTAATAAACAAACTAATTGTAATGGTTTTGTTATGGACACAACAACAAATACAAATTGCTGGATGAAAAGCGGTGAATTGAACAATGCTAGTTCAAACAATCAACGAACTACTTATAAAAAAACAATAAATACAACAGATTGTAATTATTTTCTCTCTCTACAAGATGATGGAAATATGTGTATATACAAAGGAATTCCAAATACAAATAATATTACTAATATTTGGTGTTCTAATACAAATGGACAACAACAAGAGAGAAATATTAATTTTACTCCTGAAAAAAGTAAATATGGTATGACTTTTTTAAAAACCGATCAAATATTAAATAAAGGTGATTGGATAAGTTCATCTGCTGGAAATCTCTTATTAATGATGACAAATGATGGTGATTTAGTGTTATATACATTTCAAAGCAATTGTAGTAAAAATAAGGATAATAATTATTATGGAGGCATTTTAGCGAATTCTTTATATGATATTGGACAAGTAGGTGTAAAATCCAATATAGGTCAATTAGCGTTTATTGATCCTAATTCTCAGTTACATAATTATCCGACATCAAATATACAATTTGCTAAAACATATAGTAGAATTTTAGAAAATACAAATATTTCAGGAAATGATATTGTAGGTGAAAAATTTGGTAATGCTGACAACGTAGAATCATGTATGTCAGTGTGTAATAATAATGAAAATTGTTCTGGATTTGTATATGATACTAGAGGTGAAACGGCGACATGTATTCCAAAAGATAATAAAAATGTAGACTTGTACACAAACAATGACTTGTCGTCGCAAGTAACTGGAGTGAATACGTATGTTCGAGATAAAACATTTATTGAATTACCTCCTGGTATATACAACAAAATAAACAACATTGATTCTTTAGATTATGAAAATTATGTAAAATACAATAATAACAGCGACAACAATGGTGAAATAAATATGAATTATGGATTAACTAATGTAACTAGTGTACAAAAAAATCAATTACAACAATTAGAAGGCAAATTAAAGCAATTATCTAGTCAACTAAATAGTTATACAACTAATTTATCAGATAATAGTAATTTAATTAATGAAGAAACCAAACAAAATATTGATAAATTCAATCAAAAAGTGTCTCTTTTTAGTGATGTAAAAAATAAAATAACAAATTTTGATACAAATAATAATATTGATAATATTTTAAATCAAGCACAATTAAATACTTTACAAAAAAATTACAGTTACATTTTTTGGACTATTTTAGCTATAATTTTAATTTTAATAACTGTCTATATTCGATCCTTTTCTTCTTCGCAACTTTAGAATATAGAAATAATAGGAATGTGGTAAATGCACGTTATTTGATTTATTCTGGTTATTCGAGTTATTCATTTTATATTTTATTATATAATTATCTTTCCATAATTTATATAATATGTCTACAAGTACAAATAATGAACAATTATTAAATGATATACAAAATCTACAAAATATAGAACAAAATTTATTTAATAGTATAGACACAAACCCCAATTTAACACCTGATGAACAAGAAAAAATTATAAATAAAATTAATTCAATTTCACAAATGAGAATTAATTTATATAAAACTTTAGGTAAAATAAATAATTTCTATCAAGATGCTTTAAATAATTCACAAATTACATTACAACAACAAAAAACGGCTATTCATTTAGTTGAAAATCAATTAAACAATTCTAAACACAAATTGAATTTTTTAGAGACTGAAAATAATAACAAAATTCGTTTAATAGAAATAAACGATTATTATGAACAGAAATATGCTGAGCACAGTAGTTTAATGAAATATATTATTTTAATGTTGATCCCTATAATAATAGTTTCTCTCTTTTACAATGCTGGATTGTTGAGTAATCGTATTTTTTATTTTTTGATTATATTTATTTCAATTATAGGTTCAATATTTATCATTTATAGATTGCTCTCTATATGGAGTCACGATAATATGAACTATCAGGAATATGATTGGACATTTAATAAGAAATCAGCGCCTTCTGTTAATGATTCAGCCTCCAATAAAAACGACCCTTGGACTTCACCTAATTTAAATATAGGTACTTGTATTGGTAATTCATGTTGTTCACCCGGAACAATTTATGACGAAACAATTCATAAATGTGTTTCAGGAGAGAACTCAACACATCTTACTGATGACAATAAAACCGAACAATTTGTAAATAACGTATTTACAAAGTTTTCAAGGATATACACCAAACCAGATGTTGTTTTAGGTAATAATATACTTCCAAGCAACTATTGAATTATACAAATACAATAGTAATGATGTACAATTATACTATAATTATATTATTGTTATATTATAATTATAAAAATATGACGACGACTTCAAATTTTAATATAAATAATTTTAACGATTTAATAAATCAAGCAAATAAAATTATTAGTTGTGGTCCATCTTGTAGTCAAGAAAATAAAGCGCAACTATTGAAACAAAAATATTTAGATGCGCAGGATAATGTTATAAATGCGCCACATCAGCTTTCAGACGCAACTAAAAATTATATTATTTACACACAAGGGGATGCTGGATATGATGAATATTTAGATGAAGAACTGGAAAAAAAAGCAGATGTCGTTATTTCCATGTATAAAGATAATTTTACAAATGATGTAAATAATATTCAAGCAAATTTAAAAACTTACAAAGGATTAGAAATCAATTATAATAATATTATCGATTTATATAAAAAATATAAATACGAAAATGGTGTTTTAGAAAATAAATACAAGGATAAAAAATCGGATATTTTGACAAATGATAGAAAAACTTATTATAAAGATCAGAGCATTGACAAATTAAACGGATATTATTATTTTTTATTGTTTATCTACGTTATAATTGTAATAATATATTTTTTATCTATTATCCTTGTAAATTCAAAAGTAAAGTTTAGTGTACGTCTTCTTTTTTTACTATTGATGGTGCTATATCCATTTATACTGAATTATATATTAGTGTGAAATTAACTTACTTAGATATAATATTACATAATAATGTATTATATATAATTTATGAAAAATATCATAAAATTTATTCAAAAATACGTACCTACTAATGGTTCATTGCCATTGGGTAGATGGAATATAGATTATTGTAATAAAAAAATGAATGCGAAAATTGATTTATCCAATGAAGATCATTGTGGTCCTTGTGGTCAATACGCGCTGTCAAAAACCACGCCTACAAGTAAAAAAACTATACTTATTGAACCACGAAATAAAACAATTACATAAACATCTCATGTAAAAAAATAGTGTAGAATGTCTAGAATGTATTGTTTTCGTTTCAACTATCAAAAGGTATTATTACAATATATTACAAAATTAATGGTTAAAACTATTTTAATCACTGGTTCTTCTGGGTTAGTTGGAAACGCATTTAAGAAAATATCTCGACACTATGAGAAACATTATAAATTCATTTTTTCTACTTCGTTGTTATGTGATTTAGTTAATTACGAAGAGTCTCTATCATATTTTAACAAAATAAAACCAAATTATGTCATTCATTTAGCCGCAAATGTTGGTGGTTTATATAAAAATATGAATAACAAGGTAGAAATGCTAGAAAAGAACTTATTGATGAATTGTAATGTATTAAAGTGTTGTTATGCTGTAAAAGTTGAAAAATGTGTATGTATGCTTTCAACATGTATTTTTCCAGATGATACTGCATACCCTATTGATGAATCTATGTTGCATAATGGTCCACCTCATACTTCAAATGAATCTTACGCATACGCTAAAAGAATTATGGAGGTTCAGTGTCGCGCTTACAACGAGCAATACAAAACTAATTATTCATGTATTATCCCAACAAATATATATGGCCCACATGATAATTTTTCTTTAGAAGATGGTCACGTAATTCCTTCTCTTGTTCATAAATGTTATTTAGCGAAAGAACAAGGAATCCCATTTGAAGTTCGTGGAACAGGAAAACCATTACGACAATTTATTTATTCAGAGGATTTAGCAGTTCTTATTATGGAACTTATTGACACCATAACATGTGAGAATATAATTATATCACCAAATGAAGAATATTCTATTGCTGACATGGCTTTATTAATTGCTAAAGAATTTAATTATGAAAATATGATGGTATTTAATGATACTTTTTCAGATGGTCAATACAAGAAAACTGCTGATAATAAAAAATTACTTTCTTATATTAGTAATAAATCTGATAAATCTTCCGATTTTGTATTTACTGATATTCAAAATGGTATAAAAAATACAGTTGATTTTTTTAAAAAGAATGTGAACCAATGTCGCAAATAATTTTTTTAGTTTTTATTACACCTTTTTACAATTCAAATGCCTATAATAAAAAATTGAATATAATATAAATATAAATTATAAAACAAAATATAATAATATAAAAAATGACATCAGGACAAATGAACCAAATAATAGAAGATTTAAAAAATAAATACATCCAAATAGCATTAAGAAAAAAATATTATGATGATGATGATGATGATATAAAAATGGAACAAACAATAGAAGATTTAAAAAATAAAGACATCCAAATAGAATTAAGAAAAAAATATTATGATGATATGCCTTCAGAAAGAAAAGATTTATGGAAAAAAGGACCATTTGAATCAACTTTATGTTATTGTAACCGGTTTACTTCTAAAAAAAATAAAGTATTAGAACGTCATATAAAAAAACAAAACCATCAAGAATTTTGTGTAAAAATTAAAAATGAAGAAAAAATAATTAAGGAAAAAAATCCAGGATATTTATTTCATGATGGTGAGTTCTTATATAAAAATCAATTCATCAAATATTACTATTTTACAACAATTGATATATTAAATAATAAACAATAGGAATTTGAAATGTAAAAGGTGTAAAACACCCATTTTTTTATCTTCGCAATGTTTTACGTTTTTGATAGTCTCTATAGCTTTTACGTATATGATCCTCTAAATCATGACGACACCATTCTCCACAAAAGTTGTATTTTTTCCATAATATATATTTTGAATATTGTTCTTCTGCGTAATTAAAGCAATTATTGCAATCTTTATCTTTCTCATTTCGCCAAATATAATAGCGTTTTAATTCGTCCATTACTACACGCATCAATGGTCTATGTTGTACATTAAACTCATTTATCAAATCTTGTAAATGTTTCGGTAATAAAAGTAAATTCATTTGTTATATTATGCTTGATTTTGCTTGATTGTGCTTCATTATGTTAACAATATTGAATGAAACAACTATTCAATTTTTTAAAATAATTTTATATTTTTCCTACTATACTATTGATTTTACATTTTTTTATATAATTTTTGCTAAACTATATAAAAATATAATTATGATCAAATATATGTTAAAAAAACATATAGTATTATTTGAAAGCAAAGACTATGGATGGATTGCTTATTCTACAACTGGAAGTGATGCTAAAAGAATATTAAGTGTAAACAACAAATATCAGGTGTTTTACATTTTTGAATGCGATTTACTGAAACAATATCCATATATTATGAAATTAAAAGCACCCCTAAATAAAAATTACGATTGTAAAAGAATAAACAAATATAAAGAAGAAAATTTTGGAGAAAATGATAAATATATTATCATTGGCTCCAAATCGGATGAACAGGATGAAGGAATTTATTTTAATGTAAAGCATAATTAGAGCAATGAGTAAATATAGTAATAGTAATATTACTAATCAGATTTTACAAATCATCTATTAAAGTATTATTAATAGACTCATCTGGATACAATATTTGAACGCCATACCACCCTGTTTGCTTATGCTGACCAAATTTTTTATCCATATACATATATAATTCTTCGCCTTTTGGCATTTTCTTATTCCCTTGTTCTTGTGTAAACCAGAATTTAAAATGGTTTGCTAATTCTTGTTTTCTAATACGATCTTTATTATCACCAGTCTTCAATATATTTTCTTTTATAAAAGCAGCAATATGGTCTTGTCCATTTCTATATTTATTTGAAGCATTCAAAATATATTCACAATCAGGTACATTACCATTTGTTTCAAATGCTAGTCTTACCAACATACTTGCGAATATTGGCGCAAAAGCTGGTAATTTCTCTTTCAGTGTTTTATCTTTTGGATAAACATAAGGTGTTTCATCTGTGTGTTGTTCATCATCATCTATAAATTTAGATACAAAATCACATTTTCTAATTCTTCTCCATGTGCCATCATCATTACTTTCAATATCAAATAAATTATTGGTACATACAACTAATTTAAATTGTGGTTCAAAAGTTTCACTCTCACAATATAGAGCTCTACCTTGAATTGGATCACCGCCAGTTAGTTCTTTCATGATTCCTTCGTTTAATTTCACACCTTTTGAAGGCTCTTGCATTACAGCGTATCGAATGCCTTTTAATTGTATTACTTCAGATGACGTTCCTCCTATAGCATTACGTTTTTCCGTAACCAAGGTTATAGGAACAGTTCCTTTATAATCTCCTAGTGTTAATGACATTAAATCTGCTAAAATAGATTTTCCATTACTTCCACTTCCATGATATACATTAAAAGTTTGATTCATGTTTGTACCTATTAAACAAGAAGCTAAATGATTCCACATATATTTATTTAATTCAGCAATTGGAAATAATTTATTGAAAAACTCATTGATTTGTTCAATTACATCTCTGTTATATTCATAATCATAATGAACATAATTGATTCTTGTTGTTTTTGTAATATAATCTTGAGGGCAACCATCTCGGAATACTTTGTTTTTAAAATCAATTACACCATTATTAAAACATAATAGATATTTGTTTGTATCCATATTTTTAATGAACTCTTTGTCGTAAAATAATTCCATAGCTTCTCGCATAATATTATTTTTATCATTTGTTCTTTTTAATTTTTGCATAATATCCGACATAGACTTCATTTTCTTTTTAATGTGTTCAGCTCGTGGGTCGCTTTGATCATAATGATGATACTCATTTTCTAAATTAGTTCTTTTTACAGAATATAAATTATGAACATCTTTTGAAATTGCTAATCTCAAACTTAAACCTCTGTCTATTTCCCATCTATGATTTTTGAAAATATACCATATACCTTTTTTATCATAACTTACACAAACATACTTATCTTTGTATTTTTGATATACAACTTGTGCTATATCAAATTCAGTTTGAGATTCCGTTGTTTCTTCAATGTAAAAATCCAAGGTACTTTCTAAGACTTTTTCGTATTCTTCAAAAGAATCTTGCCTTGCCCAATACATAATAGATTTGCGTGTAACACCTGTTCTACTTGTATTAAAATATTTACACCAATCACTATAAAGTGAAGGAATCGCGCAATAATCAAAATCAGACGCTTTACTTCTTAACATTACCCACGACAAAAACAAACGTTCATCTGTATGTTTTAAAGCAAAAGCAACTTGTCTATTCAAAACATGTGATCCTGGTTCATAATATTTCTCTGGTAATATCTGAGTATACAAATGAGTTTCTTTAATTTCATACTCATTAGGTTTTAATCGTTTTAACATTAAATCAACTGCTTTTTCAAGAGTTTCTTTATTTTTAATGTCGTTCAATGAAATAGCATCAAAATCATCATCACAATGATCATTACCATTGTCATCAATGATCAAATTTAATTTTGTTTTACTAGCTGGTTTTTTAATTTTGTTTTTCGATTCTAAACGTTGGTTATAAGCATCTATTATTTTTGGATTTATTTCAAAAACTGGAATGTTTGTATTTTGTGCTGATAATTTATAGAAATTATTTTTCATATCAAAATCTTCTACTTTCATTTCATCCATCATAAATTCTCCATCATTTTTATCAAATGTTGTAATAAAATGATTTGTTAATTCATAAGCATCATTACCTGCTTTTCTCGAACCAAATAATTGCCAATTTGTCTTGCCAGTTGATATTCCTTCATCGAAAACACTATTCCAAGAGTTAATAATTGGCAATTCCCATATTTCGGGAATTTTTTTAATAATTTTATCACGTATCATCATTTGCATAATATGATCAACTTGAATACAAATCATAAGATGAATTCCATCTTTTGTTAATGATTTATCTGTTAATCTATTAACATTTGGTTTTTCAAAAGTAAATATATCAAAAGGTTTATTTTCTTCAAATAAGAAATATTCTTTCAGTTCTTCTAAATATAAAAGAATAAGATCTAATATATCTTCTTTTGTATGTTTTCTTGTATCAATTTCATAATTGTAACGTAAGTCAATGTCAATTAAAATAGGACAATTAGAAGTTAATTGTTTTTCGGTCAAATATTCTTTTTTCTTTTTAATAAAAACATGATCATAATAATGATGATAAAATTCTGACAACTTGTCTTTTGGTATTATATAGCTTCCACCATAAATATTTAAATTTTTGTCGGGTATTCTTGTATGTGTATGTGTATGTGTATTAGTATTATTGTTATTTTCTTTTTGTTCACATTCTTCCAAATTTTTTACACTATGTTTAGCTAAGAATTCATTTAAGTCTTTACATTGATAAGTTGTCATTTTTGTTTCATTCATTTATTTTTAATATAATATAATAATATAATTCTATTTCATTTTTTTATAATTTTAAAAATTAAACTTTCAGTTTTATGGAACATAGAATATGAACTAATAGAATATGAAATATGGAGAAATAAATGAATTTATTTATCCTAATAAAAAGTCATATAAAAGTAATGCATCAATATATTTAATGAAAAAAATTATATCAAAAGATTCTATAAATCGTTTAATACGAGATATAAAACAAATTAATAAAAATCCTTTGACAGATAATGGTATTTATTACGTTCATGATGAAACTGATATGTTAAAAGGTTATGCTCTAATTATGGGACCGTCTGATACACCCTATTTTGGCGGATATTATTTATTTGAAATAAAATATCCTTGTGATTATCCTCATTCACCGCCAGTAGCGACTTTTTGTACAAATGGAAATAATATACGTTTTAACCCTAATTTATATAAATGCGGCAAAGTTTGTATATCATTGTTAAATACATGGACTGGTGAACAATGGACCTCATGTCAAACAATATCTACTGTATTATTGACACTGTGTACACTTTTATGTAAAAATCCACTATTGAATGAACCGGGGGTCACCGTCAATCATAAAGATTTCAATGATTATACAAAAATAATTGAATATTCAAATGTAGATATTGCTATTTGTGATATCTTAAATAAAAAAACGGGGTTGTATTTGGATTTTTTTGATAATTTTTATTCAATTATGAAAGATAATTTTATTAAAAACAAAGGTGATATTATCACTTTTATAGATGAAAAAATAAAAGAAAATAAGAATATTTCTGTCAACATAATAAACGGTGGTTTTTATCATATGAGTGTAAATATTGATTATAAAAAATTAAAAAATAAAGTAAATGGAATAAAGGTTTCAAACGAAGAAGTTTCAAAATAATTTCAATATGATAAATAAAAATACTAAATTATATTAAATTATATTAAAAAACAAAATTGAAATAAATAATATAAAAATAAAATAATGTATTATTATAATTTATCATGTTTTTCTGTAGCAATTGTCAAAATATGTATTATATTCGAATTAATGAGAGCGACCCAAATAAATTAGTATATTATTGTCGTCATTGTGGAAATGAAGACACAAATATAAGTTCTGATAATATTTGTGTTTCAAAATTACAAATCAAAAAAAATGAACAATCGTTTAATCATATAATTAATAAATACACAAAATTCGACCCTACCCTACCAAGAATAAATACGATTTTATGTCCAAATCACGAGTGTGAAACCAATACAAAAAGCAGTGAGCGTGAAATTATTTATATTAGGTATGATGATACAAATATGAAATATGTATATGTTTGTTCGACATGTGACACAGTTTGGAAAACTGCTTCTGATACTTGAGTTTTGTAAATGGTTATTTGTAAATAACATTTGTGTAAAAATAATTATTTTTTTTTAAATAAAATTGAATTAAATTATATTTAAAAGTATCTATATTTATATAATTTATAAGCATGAGTGATATTGAAGACGACAATTATTCTGTTTCTAGTTCGGACTCAAATTTAAGTAATAATGATGAAAACGAAAATGAAAAAAGCACATTTTTAGCAAAAAAAGATAAACTATTAATAAACCAAGAGTTTATAAAAAATATACAATATGATGATGATGATGTTGGCGATGATGATAGTGATGATGATGAAATAGTTGATGATGACGAGAACGATATTATGAGTAATGATTCTGATAATGAATTAGCAGAAGTTAATAATGATAAAAATAATATTGAAACCAATCTAAAAGAAAAGAAAAAACTTATCGTGTTTAACGAATCAGATGATGATTATATTGATGATAATGATGACGCAGACAGCGACGATGATGATGATGATGATGATGATGATGATGATAAAAAAAATAACGATGAAAATTTGTTAATAAAATCTTTAAAAAAAAATATAGGTTTTCATCCAGAGGTTAATAATGACTTTGAGAATGATTCAGATAATGAAAGCCAGTATGAAGATGAAAATTATTTACAAAAATTTAGTAATGAAATTAATAAGAATTATATTATGGAATTTCATCCCGAATGTATCAATCATAACTATGATGAAATTGCTGCTATTTCAAAAGTTACAAGAGATGAATTTAATATTATTATTGATCCTTTTCATAAAACGATTCCATACTTGACAAAATATGAAAAAACTCGGGTTTTAGGTCAACGAGCTAAACAAATAGAATGTGGTGCTAAACCTCTTGTAAAAGTACCTGAAAATGTTATTGATAGTTATATCATTGCTGAGTTAGAATTACAACAAAAAAAAATACCATTTATTATTCGACGACCTATACCAGGAGGTGGTGTTGAATATTGGAATTTGAAAGATTTGGAGAATATTTCGTTTTAGAATAATAACATCATTTATAGCATTTGTCATTGTAAATTATATAAAGTCTATAAAAATATAAATAGTTTATTGAATATAGATATAAATAATCATGAATTGTGATAATGATTTGATAGTATGTATAGAAAACTCAAATAAAAAGCAATCAAAAAAACAAGTTAATCAATTATATGAAAAAATATTCAATACTATAATTCAAAAAATTAAAAGCAATAAGGAATTATCTAAGGAAGATTTTGATTTCATAGAATCATTGTCATGTGATTATAAAATGATAGTAATACATGAATACAATAAGAAACAAAAAGAAAATGCACAAATGATTGAAACAGTCAAAAATTCAGGTTTGCGATAGTGTTGTATGATAACAAACAACTATTGGATATTTTTATATATTTTTTTATGTAGCGAACAATATATAATATTAATATAAAAATGGTTTAAAATTAAATTTACAAGTAAATTTACAATATATGACAATTGCTATAGGAATCGATCTTGGAACGACTTATTCATGTGTTGGTGTTTGGCAGAATGATCACGTTGAAATTATCGCAAATGATCAAGGAAATAGAACTACACCTTCTTATGTTTCATTTACGGCTGAAGAGCGTCTGATAGGAGACGCTGCTAAATCGTGTGTTGCTCAAAATCCATCCAATACTGTCTTCGACGCTAAAAGATTAATCGGTCAAAATTTTAATGATAATCATGTTCAATCAGACATGAAACATTTTACATATGAAGTTATTAATAAGGATAATAAACCATATATTTCAGTTGACTACAAAGGTGAAAAAAAAGTATTTGCTCCTGAAGAGATTAGTTCGATGGTTCTTTCTAAAATGAAGGAAATTGCTGAATCATATCTAGGTACACAAGTAACTGACGCGGTTATAACTGTCCCTGCTTATTTCAATGACTCACAAAGACAAGCTACAAAGGACGCTGATACAATTGCTGGATTAAATGTGCTTCGTATTATTAACGAACCAACCGCTGCTGCAATTGCTTATGGTTTAGATAAGAAAAGTTCTACAGAAAAGAACGTTTTAATTTTTGATTGTGGAGGTAAATGTTCTGCTTCCTGTGGTGTAAACCCACCTATTTTGGCTTGTTAATGAATCACCCAAAATAGAATCTGGTTAATTGCTGGAAACTCCTTAAGCTTTTCCTACCACAACATAATATGAAAATATAAGTGTGAAGGTTTGAAAAAGGTAAAAGATTGGACAATCAGCAGCCAAGCTTCTACGTGTGATTGATTGAAACGCATAAGAAGAAGGTTCAACGACTAGGTGTAAAACACACCCACGAATGCCAGAGTTTAATTCATATTTGTTAGTTTGTGTTTGTTTATGTTTATTCAAAAAGGTAATAAAAATTGCGTTCAAATATATATTATGTCAATTGTAGTAACAGAAAATCCAATTCGTAATCAGATATTAAATTCTATAATAGAAATTAAAAATAAAAAAGATCAAACAATCATTCCAATTAAATCAAGGTTTTTACAATTTGAATCAAGTAAGTATTCATCAATAAAAAATGAAATTTGGCATGTTTATATAAACGACGAAAGAGTAAAAAAAACATCTGATCTCATATTTTATTATAAGTGTTTAACTTGCGAAAAAATAAATACGTGTGCTTCTACACAAATTTTAAGAAAAATACGACAAGGAAAAAGCAGATGTTTTCAATGTAATCTACCTCAAGTAAGACATACAAAGGAAAAAGAAAATGTTTCAATTAAATCATACCAAGAATTATATGAAATCTCAAAACAAGAATTTGAATGTTATCCAGACCAATACAAAAATTCGTATATGTTGTCACATTTGTCAAAAAATGATTATGAACGAATAAAATCAAACATAATCAGTTTCGGGAATGGTAAATATGCGAATTTAGAAGAATATGAATATTGGCCTATTTACAAAGTAAATAATCAAATGAAATTTTCGTATGTCTTATATGATCGAATTAATGATACAATATTCAAAGCGCATCAACCTATTATGAAATGCGATAATTGTGAAAAAACATGGCGTTGTAAAACATTGGAAACTTTTAAAAATTGTTACAAGATTTTATGCTCTGATTGTAAATTGTGTAATCGCACATTTAAAATAAGGCCTATAAAAAACATGAACAATGAAATTATTATGTATCAATCAAAATTGGAATTAAAATTTATTGATTGGTGTGGAAGTAATAATTTGGTTGTTAAAAATGGCCCGAATATTGATTATGTATACAACAACAAAAAACATAAATATCGTGTTGATTTTGAGATTGAATATTGTAGTGGCGCTATTCTAATTGAAATAAAGGATTTTCATATATGGCATAAAAATCAAGTAGAGAGTGGATTATGGAATGAAAAAATGGTTGCTGTTGATAAATATATAATGGAACAACAAAAATACAAAAAATATTATTTTATAACTCCAAACAATTGGAAACAAAAATTGAAGGAGTTGGAGTTGGAGTTGGAGTTGGAAAAACAAACACATAAACGTAAACAAATATAATTAAATAAGATATAGTCTGACCTCACATGAAAGTGTGAGAAATAATGAATTAAATATCATTATACAAACAATGAATGTGGGAACATTCGATGTATCCATTTTAACAATTGAAGACGCTATTTTTGAAGTAAAAGCCACTGCTGGTGATACTCATTTAGGTGGTGAAGATTTCGATTCTAAAATGGTAGAACATTTTGCTGAGGAATTCAAACGCAAACATAAAAAGGATTTGACTGATAGTAAGAAGTCTCTGCGTCGTCTAAGAACAGCGTGTGAAAATGCTAAAAGAACATTATCTTCTTCTACAGTCGCAACAATTGAATTAGACAGTTTATACGACGGAGTGGATTTTAATAGCACAATTACACGTGCTAAATTCGAAAATTTGTGTGAGGCTTTGTTTAAAAAGACAATGGATCCGGTCGAACAAGTTTTACGTGATTCCAAATTAGCAAAAAAAGATATTGATGAAATTGTCTTGGTTGGAGGCAGTACAAGAATACCAAAGATCCAACAGTTATTAAGTGAATATTTTAATGGAAAGGAGTTGTGTAAATCGATCAATCCAGATGAATGTGTAGCATATGGCGCCGCTGTTCAAGCCGCTATTTTATCTGGCTCCAAGGATGAAAAGATTTCTGAATTATTATTACTAGATGTATGTCCGCTAAGTCTTGGGTTGGAAACAGCCGGAGGTGTCATGACAAAAATCATCAATCGAAATACTACAGTACCAGCAAAGAAATCACAAATTTTTTCGACTTATGCGGATAATCAACCAGGTGTTTTAATTCAAGTATTTGAAGGTGAACGTACTCTTACTAAAGACAATACTTTATTGGGTAAATTTCAATTAGACGGAATTCCACCTATGCCAAGGGGTACACCTCAAATTGAAGTGGTTTTTGATATTGATTCAAATGGTATTTTGAACGTGTCTGCTTCTGAAAAATCAACTGGAAAGTCTAATAAGATTGCTATTACTAATGATAAAGGTCGATTAAGCAAAGAAGAAATTGAACGAATGGTCGAAGAAGCCGAAAGATACAAAAATGAAGATGAAGAGATGAAGGAAAAGATAGAGGCTAAGAATAATTTGGAATCTATTTTATATCAATCAAAAAGTAAAATTAACAGCGATGATAACAAAAATATGAGTGATTCAGATAAGAAGGTATTAAACGACAAAATTCGCGAAATTGAAGATTGGTCATATGATTCATCAGCCTATACAAAACAGGATTATGAAGCTAAGCAAAAAGAATTGCAAGATCTTTTTGTTAAAATCGGTGAAAACTCTAGTAAATCATCTGAAGATCAAAAAACACAAGATGATAATTTTGAGCCAAAGATTGAAGAAATTGATTAAATGTTTTTACACACACATTATGCGAGCTTATGGTTTGAGTTGCTTGTTCAGACTCTTTTAGGTTACTTATAATCATGTTATTTTAAAATACATATCATGATTTTTCGAAATTCTCAGTCTTTATTAAATTATTGCAAAAAAGTGTTCCAAAAAGTATTTTGGATTTTCGATTTTGGACATTTATTTTTGTCCATTTTTGAAAAAGGTAGAATAACTTTGTGAAAAACGTGATTTGTGACTGAAATGTAATTTTAAGGTCTGATCACAAAAAAAATATTTTTGTTTTTGTGATGATAAAATTTTTTTTTTTTCAAAGGTTATATATTTAGGCATTTTTTCTGTTCATAATATAATTGAACAAAATGAACAAAAAAAGTGCCGAAAATTTTGAATGTACCCAATGTGACTTTAAATGCTGTAAACAAAGCAATTTTGACCGGCATTTATCCACAAGTAAACATTTGTTCAAGACAAATTTGAACAATTTTGAACACATTTCGTGCCATAAACCGATTTTACAATGTGACATATGTGGAAAAAATTATAAAGGACGAAACGGTTTATGGTATCATAAACAAAAATGTAAAGAAACAACCTCTAAAAACTTAACAAATGATAATAATGACAACGATAGTGGTGTCATTAGTGATAAAAAACTAATACTTATGTTGATCGAACAAAATAAAGAACTTATGGAAATTGTGAAAAATGGAACAAACAATACTATTCATAACAATAATATAAATTCTAACAATAAAGCATTTAACCTTAATTTATTTTTGAACGAAACATGTAAAGATGCTATGAATATTAGTGATTTTATAGAGTCGGTTAAATTACAAGTATCCGATTTGGAAAACGTTGGAAGTGTTGGTTATATTGAAGGGATTTCCAATATAATTATTAAAAATCTACAGGCGTTAGAGGTGGATAAACGACCTGTTCATTGTGCTGATCAAAAGAGAGAAGTTATGTATGTTAAAGAAGATAATATTTGGGAGAAAGAAGATGAGACCAATAAGAAATTACGAAAGGCTATTCGAATGATTGCGCATAAGAATATTTGTATGTTTAAGGAATTCAGAGAGAAATATCCTGATTGTCAGGATTATGATTCTAAGAAAAATGATCAATACAATAAAATAGTCTATGAATCCATGGGAGGAAAAGGGGATAATGAATACGATAAAGAGACGAAGATTATTAAGAAAATAGCCAAGGTTGTTGGGATTGAAAAAGACTGAAAATGATGTTTTTTTCTTTCTTTAAGTTATTTAGAATTAATCATTTTATATAAAATTATTTTTCTCTCTTAAATATATAACTATGCCAAAGAGAGAACCTGAACAAGTATTAGAAGTTGGTTCTAGTAGCAATGCTCACGATGCTTTAGCAAAAAATGTCGATACTCTACGTCGACTAATACCATCATCTAGTATTACTTTAGACAACTCGAGAGAATTTTTCACTATTACAGGAAATGTAACCGAAAAATCAAATCAAAATAACCTTGGATATGATGATATAAAAATAACATTACCAATGCAAACCCCTTCACTTCATTTTAAGGGATTGGATACATTTATTACAGATAGTGGAGTATTGATGCCTTTACCTTCACATAATGTTAATGTAATAGGTTTTATGAATCAACAATTAGAACAAAATATAATCACATCGAAAGAAATAGCAGTAAAAAATGGTTATGATAATTACACGTTTTCTCTACCATCCGCTGCTTTATTAGATGGATATATGGATGTACATGGATATAGAACAGTAGGTCTACCTAAAAGTTTCCAAAAGATTACTTTAGGTTTCACTAAATAGAATTAAAAACTAAATTAATATTACATAATTATATTATTTAATATTAAAATGGGTATTGAATTTTTGAACGGTTTAACTATTAATTTAGATAAAATACCTTATTATCATGGAATTGAAAACAATATATTTTATCAACAATTAGATTTAGACATTTGTGAGTTAATACTAGAAACTGAAAACCCTTGTATTAGAAATGAAGCCAAAGCAAAATTTAAAGAAAATATTATTAATAATCTTGATGAAAATGATATGTTAGAAACAGAATTATATCAAGAAAATGGTTTTGGAAGGTTTTATTACAAAGATGAAATAACAATTTCAAGTAATATATTTTATAAGGTTACTAGTTTAAAATTATTAGGATGGAAGTTAGTTGATATAGAAAAATCATACTTATCCATTTTACTAGGAATATTTAAAAATATTAATATTGAAACCCCAATAATTGAATCAATTATTGAAAATTTTGATGAATTTACATCAAATTTTGCAAAATGTAACAAAAAATACAAAAATATTCACTATAGATATAAAAAAAATATAATATATAACTCAATTAAATCAAATCGTAACAAATATTATAATGAATGGAAAAATTTTATAAAAGATAGTGAAGGTAATTATAAATCAATATGGAATAATTTTTTAAAAAAAGATAAAATATTAAATAAAAATATTAAAAATAGACACCCTAACATAGATTCTTTATATAAGGAAGTAAATTTTATTAAAAATGAAGTTTATAAAAATAATCCGGTTATTAAAAATTTAATTAAAAAAGGATATTTTAAAAATAATAACTCAAACTTTTATATTTCACAAAAATGTAATAAAAGTATTTTATTAGTAAAATTTATTCAAATAATTGAAAATCATATATTGTATATTATTTATAAGTTTCTTGTTAATGAAGAAATTATAAAAGAAGATAAGAATGTAATTTTTGAATTTGACGGGCTATATTTTAAAAATGATGATAAAAATATTGACTACGATGATTTATTAAATCGTTTGAATAATCATATTACAAATGAGGTTGGATTTAAAATTACAACAAAAATGAAATCAATTAATGAAGATGAGTTCATTTTACATGATGTAATTGAAAAATATAATAATTTGAATAAAGAAGAAAATTATGATAATGATGATGATGATAGTGATGGTAATAATGATGATGATGATGATGATGATACTAGTAGCAGTGACGATAATGATGATGATGATAGTGATGGTAATAATGATGATGATGATGATGATACTAGTAGCAGTGACGATAATGATGATGATGATGATGATACTAGTAGCAGTGACGATAATGATGATGATGATACTAGTAGCAGTGACGATAATGATGATGATTAATTATTACACCTTTTACATTTGAACCACTTTATGGATTTGATACTGTTAGTTGAAGAGGTTTACCAGGAATTTTTATACCAATAACTATATAAAAAAATTGAAAATAATTTAAAATTATTATATTTTTGAATAATAAAATAATTATTAATGGTAAATAATATAGTAATAGATATGAAACGAACAGTTACTAAATTTATTCCCAGTTTGAAAAAAAATATTGTCTACAAAATTGGTTCTGATAGTTCGAAGAATTCTCAAATTATAGATGAATCAGACAATGATGATTTGTGGTTTCATATTAAAAACGAATCTTCTTGTCATGTTATAGCATGTTTGAAAAATATTCAATATACATTTCGAGACGATGAACTTCCTAATTTTTACGATGTCAAATTTGATGATTTAGATAAAAAACAAAAATTACAAATTGTAAAACAAGGTGCTTTGTTATGTAAACAATATTCTAGATTTAACTCATTACAAAATGTTGATGTTATTTATACAAAAATACAAAATGTACAAAAAACAAATATAGTTGGTAAGGTTATGGTATTTTGTAATAAAACAATAACTATATAATTTGTATTATCATTTTACATAAGAAAACATATAGAAATATATTTAGTAATTATTGTAAAAATATAATGGTTTTTTACAATAATAATACTAGTAACAACAATAGTATATTTTTACGAATATCCAAATTTTTCATAATTAAAAAACAAATAAATCAAATACTAATAATTATTAGTATTACTTCTACTTTCAGTATATTATTAAACTTAACAATTTACTATAAATTGAATAAACTTATTTCTAGATTTGATGATAAAGAATACAACAAAAAATAAAATAAAAAAATAATAATTGGTCAATGTAAATGTGTATAAAAAATAAAATATATAGTTTTTTTTCTAAAAGTTTTGCTGATAAAAAACAAATTGTTAATTATTATGATTTAGATGATTTTACTATTGAATATGACAGTAGCGGTCCAAATGAAGAACCCGTTGAGAGAAAATGGTACTATTTTTTTTACAAAACACCAAGATTCATAAAACAAAAAATAAGAACTATTACGTTAAGTGAAAACTAAAATACATATTTATTATAAACAAATTATTACTCTTCTTCGTCATCTTCATTGTAATAACCTTCCCCGTCATAATTATAATATTCATCACATAAAATAGATGTATCTATTTCTTGTATATTTTCTATATCTATATCTTTTTTTACTTCAATCACAGCATATCTACTTGAAAAGGAAGATGATATTTTAAACCTTTTTTTATATTTTTCCACCTCAATAACTTTATAAGAGATAATTGTTTTATTTATGGATCGCAAATATTCATTTTCCACTTTGGTTGTTATTCTATAAATAGAATCATTTGCGTATCCAGACATTTGTTTTATATCATTCATAGCATATTGAAATGCTACTTTTTTTACATAATCGAGATCATCAGCTGTGATGATCACTTCATAACTTTGCTCTTTGCGATAATCCTCGTATTTAACTACAGCATACATTTCTTATATAATATACATCTATTTGTTATTATTTCTTTTCAATTTTTATATATATTCATTAAGAAATAAGAAAGATATGACTATTTGTATTCAATAGTCTAATAACTATCATTATCTATAACATTATCTAAATTCATATTATTATTATTATCTTCTACGCCATCTGTTATTGTTGACACCATATCAGTGTCAGTTTCAATAAATATTTCATCTAACAAATGTTTATTTTCTTTCGCATCTTGATAGCCATCATCATATAATTCCATTAAATTAGCAGTTTTTGTATTTTTAATCAAATTATAGATTATATTCAAAGATGAATAAACCTTTGAAAATGATTTGACAATAGCTCTATTATTTATATTATTATTTATATTATTATTATTATTTTTCCACATATTGGGTGTAATGTGTAAAACATTTTCAGTAAAATTTACATACGGATAATTACTAAACCCGCCATCAAAAGTATACATATTATGATATCGATTTGTCAACCCACCAGTAATTAATGGTATATGAGCACTTGCTATACAACAATTGATGGCATCTTCCAAATTAGTAAAGTCGGAAAATATATTTGTTTTGGGTCTAAAATTTTTTATTGTTGTAACACCTATAAAAAGTCGCTGTAAATCAAAATTTTCAGAATTATAATTGGATAGTAAATTGTATTTCAAAACATATTCAAAATCATTGATATTTTTGAATTGGGTTATTTTATAATCAAATAAATTATAAACAAATTTTTTGGTGTCATTTCTATAAGTCATAAATAAAGCATTCCATGCGCCAGATGAAGCTCCTGAAAATATATAGTTTTCCATATCATAATTTTCTTTTATGAAAGATAAAACCCCTAACTCATAAAAACCTTTTATACCACCAGGAGATATCGATATTATTTTTTTATTTTTTATAAAATTATTTCCTTCTAAAAACAATTCAATGTCTTTATCACAATAAATCAATTTATTTTTATTAGAAATGATACATTGTGTTTCATCTAAAAAAATGTCGTCGTTTATCAAAGAGTTAATGTGTCGACTATATTTGTTTTGATTAAGAATATTTCCCACAATTCTTCCTGAAAATATAAGGTCGAAATATAAAAATAAACAAAATGACATAATATTTAATAAACCCCAAAAACTCAAAAATGTGATTTTCATTTACACTTCTTATTTATATTTATTTATTTATATTTATTTATATTTATTTTATAAAAAAATATAAAATAGAAACAACAACTAAAATATAGAATATAATCATTATGAAAAATAAAAAAATAGCATTGTGTTTTATAATTAATTACGAACATACTTTATATAAAGAAGAAATATGGAAAGAGTGGATTGAATACAACAAAGATATTATAAATATATATTTTTTCTACAAAGATATTAGACAAATTAAATCTAAATGGATATTTGATCATGCTATACCGTCAACAAATATATGTAGTACGAGTTATTATCACGTTGTTCCAGCATATTTAAAAATTTTAAACTATGCGTTATTGAATGATCGACATAACAAATGGTTTTGTTTTTTAACAGATTCATGTTGTCCTATTATTAGTCCATCAAAATTTAGATTGTTATTCGAAGAAAATTATAATAAAAGTATTATTCGCCATTCTAGAGCACAATGGAACATTCAATTTCATCGAAGAGCAAATTTGGCTTTAATTCCAAAAGAATTACATTTGGTAAATGACCCTTGGTTTGTTTTAACGAGAGAAAATGCTATAGATTGTATTAATTATGCTATAAATGAATATAAATTATTTAATTTAATTTGCCAAGGAGGATTAGCAAATGAAAGTATTTTTGCGATAGTTTTAAAGCATTATAATAAACTTGACAATGTTATTCCAGAAACAACACACATTACTGATTGGATTAATAAATCAAGTCCAACAAGCCCTCATATGTTCAAAGATGGAAGTTCAGAAGAAATACAATTTATCAAAGAATCTTTAGAAAAAAATAAGTATGCTATGTTTATTAGAAAGATTCATCCAACATTTCCTAATGAGATTTTACATAATTTCTTATTCAAAAACTCCCATTAAATCATAAATAATTATCTAATTCGTAAATATTTATTTCAGTATCTATTTGACTATTCATTTAACCATTCACTTTGAAGAATAGATAATGTAATATTTTGATGTTTTCTCTCTTCATAATATGTTCCATTAAAACTACAAAGGTCATTACTCGTTCTACAATTACAAGCATATTTGTATTCTATTATTCCGGATATAATATCCATTTTTCCAAATTTTGTACATTTTCCTAGGTCATAGAATTTCTCATCATATTTATATGGTTTGAAATATACGCAATTTTTACATATTGGAACTTTTGAATTTATAATAAATTGTTTTTTTTCCATAGAAAACACTGTTGTAATTGTAAATAATAATAATATAAAAATCATTTTTCTATATATTATTATCCAAAAAAAATTTTATATAGTTTGATTACAATATTAATTTTCAGTGAGATTTGTCCTATTTTCCCATTTAAAATGCTCATCATAATTTTACTAAATAACTTAAAAATTTACTTAAATATTGAATATTGAATAATAATATATTAAACATGGGAATTTATAATAATGGTAGTATGTTTGGAATAAGAATATATAATTTTAATGATGATGATTTTGCGAATATATTATTTGAAGAAAAATATGATGAAATAATGAGTTATGGACAAATGAGGGAAGCATATTTATTCTATACTGGGTTGAATAACAAAAATGAATTGCGGTTTCAATATTATACTGAATGTAGTAGCACATATGGTGAAGGAATTTATTTACATTGGTGTCCAATGTCGTTGAAACTATTTTTAGAAAAAATCGGCGTTTGACATGCGAAAAGATGTAAAAGCGTAAGAAAAATTATTTATAATGAAAATGAAAATGAAAATAAGTATGAAAATTATTTACTAATAAGTAATTTCATATATTTAGGGATAATTGTTGGAATATATTTGGTATTTTTTTTATAATAAAATAAAATATTAATATTTATGTAATATATATTACAATGGTTAAAACTAGAAGTATGACTCGCACAAAAAAACAAGTTTATCGCGCTCGTGTTAAAAATTCACCTTGTCGTGGTAAAAATTTTACTACGTGTAGACGTAGAATTGGATGTAAATTAACTAAATCTAATAAAAGAAAATCTTATTGCCGCAGATTACAAAATCGATCTGCTTAAATTAGTGTTTCATAAATAATTATTTTATATTATTTATTATAATAAAAAATAATGACAACTGTAGATCCAAATCCGAATTTATATACTTATGCTGAAACAGAGTATTCTGAATATCTTAGTGGAGATTATAATCATGAAGCCTTTTTAGAATTTCAAAATTGGTTAAAAACGAATGATCCTAGTTATAATTATAACTTGAATGTTTTTTTACAAAATCATGTTAGTCCATTTAGTATAGAATATTATTTGATAAAAAATCCCCCTTATACAATCGTTACAAATGATTCAACAAATATAACAAATTTTTGTGTAAAAAACACGACTAGTAAAAGTGCTAATAATAGTAGTTTTATACAGGATTCATCTTGTTGTTTATATTTTGGATTTGAAGTTTCTGTAACGTCTGGTTCATCTGGAACGATTGAATTGACATTTGATAATTCAATATTAGATGCTACGTTTATATGTGTTGGTGGTGGTGGCGGTGGAGCTGGTGGTGGAGGTGGAAATTATAATTCTGGAGGAAGTGGTGGAGGTGGGGGTGGTTTAATTATTATTTCCATCGATTTAAGTTCAAACTTTACTTATTCAATGACAGTTGGTTCGGGCGGAGAAGGAGGTATTGCCAACGCAAATGGTAATAATGGAAATAAATCAATTATACAATATGAATATAATGATGACAACTATATAATATGTAGTTGTACTGCTGGTGGTGGTGGAGTATATATTGACAACATGAGTAATTATATTAATGGTCAACAAAGTGTTGTAGGGATCGGAGGGTATTGTAATACATTATTGAATAATTCAACAAATAATACATTTGGGTTTGGTGGTATGGGTGGATTAGGCGGAATATATGAATCCGGAGGTGGCGGCGGAGGTTATGGAGATATTTATGAGTATGGATCAACTGGCCAAGGAATTTACGGAACTTATTTTGTAGGACAATTTTATTTTAACAGTAATGCAAGTAATAGTTGTACAACTAATGGAATGATTGCATTGCCAATACCTATAGAGCTTACCAAAGCATCAAACCCCACAGTTACACCTTGTATACCTAAAAACTTTAGTGGTGGTGGAATTGGAGGAAATAATGGTATAAATGAATCAGGTAATACAGGATATGGTTCAGGTGGTAAAGGAGGAAAACCAAATATGGGTGGGTCTAATGGTGAAAATGGTATTATATATTGTTATTTTACATATCCGCAAACAAGAAGTGAATATGAAAGTTTAACGAAAGCTTATGAAAAATGGTTTGCGCCAATTAATTTTGCTTGGACAAATTTAATGGAAGTATATTATTTATGGAAAAGATTTTTTTACATTTGTTATACAAAAAATTATGATATTGCTGACACTTTAAATAACATTGGTAATATAGATTATTCTGGAAATTATATTGCGTTTAAAACATCAGGTGCGTATTTAGAACAACAACTTTCACAATTTGAATATGAATTTGTAAATTATTTAAATTCATTGTTGGAAAATGATACTTATTTAAAAGAAAGAATAAGTTATTGGAAATACTATGATGAAAGTTACTATGATGCATGTGGTGAATTATTAACTATGGATATTTATAATACATATTATTATCATAAAACATATACTGTTGAACAATATTATAAGAACGTGTTTGCTTACATAAGTAAAATTGTAAAGGGAGATATAAATACATTTCTAGAGCAAAATTTTAGTTATTATGGCGATGTAAAAAAAACTATACAGCAAAATAGTAACCACTCATAAATGAGCATTTAACATTTCCATCGATTACCACATGAGATACACTGTACAAAAGTTGTCATAGGTTCATCAGCCGATCTTACTTGTTGTTGATAATATGTACATTTATTTGATTTACATTTACGGCATGTAAATGTATCAGTTGCTGCTTCCAAATTACTTTCGAACTTATTCATATCTCTTTTACTTTTTGCTTCAATCAATTGTTGCCATTTATCTGGAGACATTTCTTGATGACTCATAAATGCTATAGAATGGGCTTTAATAGTTCCTGATTGTAGTTGTTCTAGTAATTTGGGATTTTTAATATTGATGAATATAGTTCGTAATCTATCAATATAAATTTGAACAAAATATGGATTATCCCATTTTTTAACAATTTTTCTATTTTTGGCTTCATTTAAAGCAAAATTGAATATACCCTTTTCCAAATTTATAGCATGTTTATCATTTTGAATTATTTCATTTAATTTACTTCGTATATTTTCACGAAATTTATCCGAATTTTCAACTTTACGTAAAGTCATAGTAATTATTTATATATATAATTATTTATCTAAATAATTTCAATTTTATTATTTATCGTCTTCACTTGAATAATCGTAGTCGTCATTACTCAATTCTGAACCAATATCTTCTAATTCGTTTTCGTATTCACAATCATCTTTATTATCATCAGAGTCGTCATTGTCATCGTCTTCATCGTCTTCATCGTCTTCATCAGAACCTTCATAATTCTCTTCATCCGTGTCACTACTATCTACAACGAATCCGTCTTTTAAATAACCACTCTTTGTCTTCTTTTCCTTTGGAACATTTTGTAATTCATCAATTTCGTTTTCATCTTCTAACACCGTTAGAGCGAGGTCTTCGAACCCTCCAAATAACTTTTCATATATTTTTCCCCATAATTCTATGGTTAAATTTATATAATTATTTTCACCATCGCTAGTATTGGTTTGATTTTTGGCTATAATAGCACAATTACCAAAGAACAGTTTATTATCGACAGGTGGTGGAAAATCATATTTGTTTTCACTATTTGCTCTTCCATCATCTTTAGCAAAAACTTCAATTAAATATTTATTTCCTTCTATTTTGACATTCCATTGCGTTTGTTTATTAAAACCATCTGATTTTTTAAAACCACATTTTTTAAATAATTCATCTTCTTTAAAATCTTTTATTAATAGACTTTTTAATTCACCTGTTTTTTCTACAATAATTATATTTAATGGTTGTTGGGACATTATATTGTATAATGTTTGGTGTATAGGTTTAAATAGTTTTATATTACAAATAAATAATTATCAAATGTATACTAGTCATTTGAAACGAAACATATAAGTTTGTGAACTTTTATATAATGAGTTTTATCTACAGTAAAGTAATATAACATTATAATAAAATATATGTTTGGGTGGACAATTAAAATTAGTTTTATTTCATTATTAATAATTATTTTATTACACCATATAATAGAATATTTTAAATCAATGCTAACAGTACCAAAAATAAAAGATTTAGTAAATAATTCTTTAGAAGAAAAATATAAAAATATGTTGGATATTATTAATAATAATAATAATAATAATAATAATAATTTAGAAAATAACAATACATCAATAAATAAAGAACAAACTGATATGAAATTTGAATTAAAAAAATTTATTAAAACACAACTAGAAAATGACAACAATAGTGATTCTACCACAAATATATCTATTTTATAAATTAAACTCTTTATAATATATATATAAATGAGTAAATTGTTGACAACAATACGAAAATTTTTTGATGTTAATAATGATAATAAACTGGAATATTATGAGTTACACCCTCTCTTTATTTTATTATCATTTATTATTTTATATTATATAATTATTGTAAATTCATCTGTATTAATTGTATTTAAAGAGAGTAAACTGTTTATTTTATTTTTTGTTTCAATGTTAGTTTTTTCTATTTTATATTTAATTAATCATAATAATGTGCATCTAGAAAAAAAACCGTCACTCAGAGATAAAGTATATTATACAATTAATTTTGCTAATATTTTTGTTACAGGATTCGCGATTATTTATTTGGTTATGTTGTTTTTTTTTTAATTTGATTTATAAAAATAATATAAAGATTACAATATAAATTATATAAAGATTTATAAATAGCAAAAATGTTTACTTATGAAGAAAAACAATCGTTAATTTCTAATTTTCCTAGTATTAAACTTTCTTATGAAAATATAATCCATAACAAAGTTAATAAATCTGCTTTAAAATATGATGTATGCGCAGCAATTCCTTGTGGTAAAAAATGTTTTGTTTGGTTTACTATTTTTAAAAATAAAAATGTATGTTGCCTTATGGAATTAATGGAAAATAAAAAAATTTATGATATCAAAATAGTAGACTGCGTTTTCAATAATGAATTATCATCTGGTAAATATGGTACAATATTATATGGTAGTCATTTTAATTATTTACGAAATGATTTTTTTACTATAGAAAACATTTATTATTGTAAAGGAGATGATATAATTAATTTGAATACACACAACAAATTTATTTGTATATCAAAATTATTTATAAATAATAATATTAAACAACTTGTTTCTTATAACAAAAAAAGTATGATTTTTGGTTTACCATTACTTTCAAATTCTTTGAAAGAGCTAAAGAAAAGTATTAATGAAATAAAATACAAGATTTATAAAATTCAAATTTACAAATTTAATAAAACAAATACATTCGATTCCTTTTTATTCAAAAATATGGATTCGTTTTTACAAGAAGACTATCAAGAGTCTATAAATAGTGATATATCTATACTTATGCCAAAACAATCATTATCATTTGAAATGCGAAAAGATATGAAAATTAATGAATCTGATATTAAAAAAAGTGTTCCACTTTTAAACCATAAAAGGGTTGATAATATTAAAACACAAAAAAGTACGAAAAATCACAATGTATTTAAAGTAAAACCTGACCTACAAAATGATATATATCATTTGTATTGTTTAAATAAAAACGAAGAAATTTATTATAAAATAGCGTATATTCCAGATTATAAAACAAGTGTATTGATGAATAAATTATTTAGAAATATTAAAGAAAATGAAAATTTAGATTTGTTAGAAGAAAGTGATGATGAAGATGAATTTGAAAATAATAGAGAAGACAGATTCGTAGATTTAAATAAATCATTAAATATGGTTTGTGGGTTTAATTATAAATTCAGGAAATGGTTTCCTATAAGTTTAGCAAATAATTCGACAAGTATAGTCCAATATTCTAATTTACCTGTGTAATAATAAAAAAAAATAATATAGTAATATATGTCAGGAGCAGGTTCATATAATTCTAATTTTGGTTATGGTAAATTAGACCCATATGGTGAAAATGTTAATCCAGCGTTTGTTAATAAATGGAGTTCTAATAATCCAGCTAATTTTGGATCCAATCAAATTCCAGGATTACCCGGTTTATCTGGAGCAAAAAATAATATAGACGCTGCAGCGGGGATTGTCCGCGGTATCGGAATATTTAATGGTGGAAACGCAAAACACTTAAAAAGAAAAATAAAAAATATCACTAAAAGATATAAGAGAAAAATGGGTATGAAAGGTGGAAAAAAAATGATGCGTTCTATAAAATCCAAGATTAAGGTGAAATATGGTTCTGCTGCTGCTTCAAGAAGTAGAAGTAGAAGACAGTCTATGTCAAGATCTAGATCAGCATCAAGAATGTCTGCTGGTACTAGACGTAGATACAAACATAAGAAGTTACATCGAGGTGGTTATTCACAATACCAAAATAATTTACCAATGACACCTACTTATTCGGTTGGTGGAATATTGTCGGCTAGTCAACTAGGATTAGCCAACCCACCACCTATTCAAGTATTGCCAAATTGTACAAATTGTACTGACAATTATAATCATTACACTGGAAAAGGTTTCCCATCACCAGGTCATTAAAAAATATAAAATTAAAAAATCTGTTAAAAACTTTTTATATGTATTATGTATTATGACGGTTAGTGCTTTATTTTCATATTATAAATTATTATTGTTTTTATTATATGTAGCATCATCATATCAATCCCATATTACAATTCGTATTATACATTCTTCTATTCTTCATTTTGTTCCATCTATCAAATTACATCATATTGTTTTACTAAGTGATAAACCCAAAAATTACGTTTATACATTAGATTTTACACCAATCAATCAAACATATCCATCAACATTATTGAAAATGATTCTTGCGCAAAATGTTCCGGCCGAAGTTCGATTAAGATATATAGATTCCAATATAGAAAATAACGAAACTATTATACAAGAATGGGATAGTATGAATAAAGTTGATCACACTGATTCAACTAAATTAAGTAAATCTATACACAATAAAATATCTAATAAACAATTACAAAATATAATCAACGTTGCATTCAAATGGGAACCTTATATGAATTTATATAAACATAATTGTCAACATTTCAGTCATTATGTGAAAAATATAGTGTAATTATCTTTACACATTTATTACTTTTTGATAGTTATTAAACATTTCCCAAAAGCAAAATCATTTTTGTTTTTAATATCTATAGTTTCTTCTTCATTTTCTAATAAACACGAATCATTTGTATTATTTTTGGATTGTCTTTTTAAAGCATTTGTTTTTAATTTACTTGTTTTAGTTGTATTATTTACATCAAAAACAGTAGTCCATTCTGATTCACCAAAACTATGGAACTTGTCACTCGTTGTATACATTATTTTATATTTTTCCTTCATATAAAATGATCGTCTTTTCTTCCATTGATTTTTAAATGGTTCATGAGAATCAATGATATCAACAATTATTGGTTGACCATGTTTTTCTCTCAAAATTCTACCAACAGATTGTTGAATATCAGTTTTTGGGGTTGACATGATTAATGTAGTGAGCGATTTTATATCGAGACCCTCCGATGCCATGCTATATGTAGCTATAATTACTTGTTTCGTCTCACTTTCTTTCAACGCTGCTTCTTTCATTCCTCCCACATAAAATCCTACTGTTGCTATATTGCGATGCTTAATAGCATCGTGTAAATATTTAATTAAATTTCTATTATGAGCTAAAATTAAAATTTGCTGTTTTGAATTATCAGTGAAAAGATTGACTACTACTTTAATTATGAACTCACTGCGGCGATTGTATTCACACAATTTTGATATCATTGAACTATACCCAACATTTCCTCTAAAATCGGTTATTACATGATTAAAATCATCATCATCAACATGATATTCAATTGCTTTTACGATAACATCATGTTGTTCATCTCGATCCCCTTTGTAAATAACATCTCCTAAGAACATTTTGAATACACGAGTTGTGCCATCTTTTCTATTCATTGTCGCGGACAACCCTAACATATATTTCGTTATAATTTTAAACAGCGCATTGGAAAACGTTTGACTCGAAATATGATGTACTTCATCGATGATTGTTAATCCGAAACTTTCAAATACCGAAGCAGGATATTCTTTCATCGATAAACTCTGTAACATACCAATAACAATATCCTTGTCGTCAATATCAATCACCTGTCCTTGAATTCTTCCAACGCGCGCTTTTGGAAGGAATTGTTGAATCCGTTCTATCCATTGATTCAAGAGAAATTCTTTGTGAACAATTACCAATGTTTTTTTTTTCAATTGGGATAAAATATACAATGATATACTAGTTTTTCCAAAACCACATGGCAGTTCTAGCAAACCACCTCCGCCTCCGTGACCTTTTGTAACGCAGTCAATATATTTATTCACAACGGGTATTTGATAATCCCTTAGCGCACCATTGAATTCTAGATTAATATCCACGCCTTGTGGTAATTTATATTGTTTTGGAGGACCGAATTTGTCAATTCCATAATAATGAGGAACATATATTTTTTTATCCGATTCTCTGTAAGCAGGATATGAAACTGTGTTATTATTAACACCAATATTTCCAGTATATGGTTTAATTGTAAGCTCATTTTTAATTTCTCTTTGTTTTTCAACACTAATTTCATGTTTGTAAATTGTATAACCTTTTTGACCCAAATATGAATTTATCTTATCAACATTTTTCACGTTATTCATGTTATTCATGTTATTCATAATATGTATTTTTGTTAAGATACTATATAATTATATTTAGTAGAATATATTTATATCATTTTTATTTGCTTGACCAAAAATATAAAATAATTAAAATCTATTTATATCTTATAAATATATAATGGCTAGTTTTTCAAAATTACTAAAAAAAGAGCACATGAGTGAATTGATATTATCAATAGTTTTTATTGTTTATTTGGTATTAGGTTATAAAACACCACAGCCAATAGCAAATGTAGTAGATACAATGATTGGAAAGATTGTTATTTTTATTACCGTTGTTTATATGTTTTTACATACAAATCCAATTTTAGCGGTTCTTGCTTTATTTGTAGCATTTGATTTAATTAGACGTTCATCTATGGTGTCTAATGTTGGATTACTAAAATATGTACCATGTGAAGAAAGCAAATCATCTCAATTTACAGCATTTAATCAATTTCCATATACTTTAGAACAAGAAGTTGTTAAAAAAATGGCGCCAATTGTGAGATCAGGCAGTGTTTTAACAAAGGCTAGTTATAAACCTAATTTAGATAATACTTACGACGCTTCACCAATTACAAGCAGTAATTAGATTATATCGATAATTCTAACATCGATAATCAACATTTTGTTTTTCTATATCAGAGTATCCAGGGATCTGTTCTCCTATTTTTGGATAAATACAATACCAATTTGAATTTGGTTGTAATTTTTTACTATATATATCAATACAATAATCATAAACACTATGACCAATTCTTTCTAATTGTTGTACGCTTTCTCTATAATTATTTAATAATATGGGTGCGAATTTCTTATTCACAGCATATCCAGATGTTGTTTGAGCATCTATAATTTTGGTAATAAAATGATGTTCGCATTGTTGTTCAACCATAGTATTTGACGACAACATCAGTACATCAAAATCTTTAACATTATTAAAAAAGTTATTCATGAGTTGATTGATTGTATTTTGAGATTGAGTAAATATGAAATCGTCCTCAAATATAATACATGTGTCTTTACCAGATTCAATAAATTGTTCTAACGCTATACAATGAGATTTACCGCAACCTAACCCACCGAAATCAGGACAATAAACAGCATTGATTCGGTTTATTTTACTAGGATCAATATTGGTTTTTTTAAATTCTTCTGTAATATGTGTTAATCTATCAGTTCGATGTTCTAAATTGATAAAATAAATTATATCAAAATTATTCAACCCATTTGTATGTTGTTCTATCATTTTATATTATATAATAATATAAATTATAATTTTATATTATTTTTATGAAAGTGAAATTATTTTGTAAAATAATTATATCCAAAACTTAATAGTGTAAAAATAATTACACATAAAATACAAATAATTATTATTTTCATAGTTTTATTAAAAATAGGTGCGAAATCGTTATTTATTTTAGATGAATTATTGTAAGATACTTGGGTTTCTTCTTCAGATGAACCTGTTGGTTGACATGAAATATAAATACCATCATTTAATTGAATATTATTTGGACCAACTTTATTAAAAAATAATTGTCCCCCTGTTAAACCCAACGGATATATTTGTATAATTTTTTGTAAAATAGATAAAGTTGATTCATTTAATGGTATAGCATAATTTATTCCATAAACAATGATCTGACCTTTCAATCCAGACGTTCCTGTGTAAGCAAAAAAAGGTTGCTTGGGAACTATGTTATTTAAATTTAAATTTGAAATATTTAAATTACAAGTTTCTCCTTCATTTGGAGCATTAGTTGATACAGTTTGAATAATGTCTGATAAAATAAGAGTAGCGTCTGAAGTATTTGTGGAACTAATAATTGGAATACAAATATATAAAAAATCACCTCCCATATCAGGAACATGCTCAATTATGATCTCAGAAGCTACTTTATTACCATTAAAAGAGTGTAATGAATTATTGTAAATAGTTATTTCAGAAACATGATATTTTTGATTGTTATAAGTAACTTGTGCTGATGTTCCTTTATCATAGGTTAAAGAAATATATACGCCTTTATTAGTAGCAACGGAATTACTTTGATTATATTTATAATTATATGAACATTTTAAATCACAATTACCATAAATATTCTCAGGAGTGATATTAATTGTTTGATCTGTAGTTGTCATTAATATAATAAGTATATAAATAAAATATTAATTTATTTATATAATAATGAAATTAACTAAAGGTAAAATATCTAAAATATTAAATAAAAAAAAACAAAGTAGGAAAAAACATAATAAAGTGATTAAAAAAAATAAAAATCGCAATATCAATACATTTAGAAGAAAACAATATTTGAATTTAGCAAATAAAACATTGAAAAAATCAAAAGGTGGTAATAAAAATCAGCAAGAAAATATGGGTGATGTACAAGAAATATCAGAAAAAGAACCAACTGTTGAACAAGAAAACATGGGTGATGTACAAGAAATATCAGAAAAAGAACCAACTGTTGAACAAGAAAACATGGGTGATGTACAAGAAATATCAGAAAAAGAACCAACTGTTGAACAAGAAAACATGGGTGATAATGTACAAGAAATACCAGAAAAAGATCTAGTTGACTCCATATCCCCGAATACTACTACTGTTGAACAAGAAAACATGGGTGATAATGTACAAGAAATACCAGAAAAAGATCTAGTTGACTCCATATCCCCGAATACTACTACTGTTCAACAAGAAAACATGAGATCAAATATTGATTCAGAACCATCGGTATATCCTTCTGTAACAAACGATTATTTAAAATCAAAAGAACAATCTGAGGAAGAAAATCCATTGGTTTCAACATCCAATGAAGCAAACCAAGAAGAAGGAGAAGGAGAGAAAAATGAAAATGATTCGCAATTAGTATCAGAAGAAAATCCATTGGTTTCAACATCCAATGAA